AACAGCCATTCTTTCTTTTTTTGATTCAGCTAACTCAAACTCATCAAAAACTTCATATATATTTTTCATTAAAATTCCTCAATGACATCCATTAAATTCTTTAGTTTATGTTCTATAAAATAGTTCAACAACTTTTGGCGAGATGCCGGTTTTGTATCATTATAAGTATTTATAATTTTCTCTTTAATCTCAACAGGTATCTTTGTTAAATCAATTAACGTAGAATTTCTTGCAAAATTTATTTTATCTGTTTCATTGTAATTTTCAACACTCTCTGTAAGATACTTATCCAACATTCCTTTAGTTACAGGCTTTTGGCGAAGGTCACGAACAAAACAATCTGAAGGCGAAAACATATTTGGTATACCATCACCTTTATCACCACGGATAATTTTCTCTTTAAGTTCTAATATTGGATCCACAGACTTTATGTATTTCTTTAAAGACGGATTGTATTGCTTAACATTAGAACCATATTGTTGCAGTTGTAAAAAATCTCCATCGCTTGATAGAATTAAAATCTTTTGGTCTCTAGCATAAATTGGAACTAAAGTACCAATGATATCATCTGCTTCAGCACCTTCAACATCAATTACTTTATATGGGAATGTTTCTCTGAGTTCTTGTTTGAGTTTAGCAAGTATATCAAAGATTAAGTGCCAATCTAAATCGGACTTTTCTCTTGACTTCTTACGGCCTGCTTTATAAAATGGAAAAAATTCTTTACGCCAATATTTTCTATTATCACAACAAAGTACCACTTCTCCATATTCAGCTTTGAAATTTTTAACATGGGTACGAATGATATTCAATACCATATGCCGAATGAGTGATTCTTCCAATTTGGCATTTTTCTGTGCTGAAATTTGTGCCATAAGTCCGGCAAGTAATACCTGGTTTAAGTCTACGAGTAACATAACAAACTTTCAATAGTTTCAAAATTCTATTATATCACACTTCCATCATTTTGTCAAATATATTATTGATAAATTTTTCAGATTTATTTGTTTTTTTGGCAATAATACCATACCAGTTTTGTGGTATTAATTCCGAAATATATTCCAATGGGTCAAGTAGTATTGCTTCAAATTTATCTTGATTAATAAATTTACCATCTTCATCTTCTTTAAAAAGTATAATATGGTATTTTTTTCCTAATGTAGTTTCTTCAGTAGGCGCATGTGTATCATTATAAACATTTGTTACAATTTCAATCATATCTTGATTATCACCAGACATAAATTGAATCATATCAAATTTTTCATTTTTTAATCCTTCGAGGAATCCAAGCATAATAGTCCTTGTATGTGTGATTTTCTCACTCGTACCATTATCCAAGTATTGTAGTAATCATCTGATTCTAAAGCACCTTTAATGAATTGCTCTTTAGCTTCAAGATAACCACATTCTCCTTTGGAACGGCAAAGATGAAGTATTTCACGTTTAAAATTGTCGTGTCCTAATTGTAACACATCTTTAGTTAAACTGTCACTACTTCCATAGTAAGTTTGCCAATTACTTAAAACTTTATACCTTTTTTTCTTACCTTTGACTTGTTTGGTTTTGGCAGAATAAAAAAATTTCTTGCCTATGTATTGTCTACCATTCGTCAGATTAGTTATCTGATACACGAACCCGTAATTATCACCAATCAAGTCTTCCGTAAAATCTTTATCATTATATTGCCAATTTAGTCCCATTCCTCATCTTCCGGTTCATCGTCATCCTCTATATATTCTTCTTCCAACTCTTGGATGATTTCTCCACAAAATGGACAATGTTCTGGTAATTCTTGGGACACCATTTCTTCCATAAAATGTATACTGTAAGTTGATTCACAACTTAAACAATCTCCTGATAATGTTTTTTCGGTCATCATTTTCCTTTAATGAGCCCAAACATCACCCCAATCTCCTGATAACGAACCTTTAGCATAATCGGTTGCTCTGTTCTCAAAGAAATTCGTGTGTGTTGGTGCGTTAATCATTTCCTCAACCCATGGCAAAGGATTCTTCTTCACTTTAAACACACCTTTGAGTCCTAAAGAAATCAAACGTCTGTCTGCTATATAACGAATATACTTCTTAACATCTTCTGAAGTTAAATCTTCCATGGCACCCATCTCAAAAGCCAAGTCAATAAATTTATCTTCCAATTCAACCATCTTTTCAGCAATAGTATAAATTCTGGATTTTAAATCATCACTCCAGATTTCACGATTTTCTTCTATATATGTTCGGAATAATTTAATCATATTTTCAGCGTGTTGTGTTTCATCTACAATCGACCATGTTACAATTTGTCCCATACCTTTCATCTTACCATGGCGTGGGAAATTCAACAACATGATGAATGACGAAAACAACTGCATGCCTTCTGTAAATGCGGAGAACACAGCAATATGTGTAGCTGTATTTTCTTTTGTAGTATTTTTCGCTGAGATATCTAAAATGTAATCATGTTTTTCTTTCATCTCGGCATATTCCATAAATTCAGAATATGTTGTCTCTGGTAAACCTAAAGTTTCAATCAGGTGTGAATAAGCAGCAACGTGTAATGCTTCACGAGCAGCAAATCCCATTAACATCATACGAATTTCTGGTTGACTAAAGTAAGGCAAATAATTTTTAACGTAACCACCTGCTACATCAATATCACCTTGTGTAAAGAAACGAAAAATATGTGTTAGGAATTGTTTTTCACTATCAGTTAATTTTTTCTTCCAATCTTTTACATCTTCAGCCATAGGAACTTCAGTATGTAACCAATGTGACTGTTCATGTTTTAACCATGCATCATAAGCCCAAGGATAATTAAAAGGCTTAAAATAAGTTCTTTCTGAGGTAATATCTAAATCTGTTTTCTTAATCATTCTTATCCTTCACAAGCAATACAGTCGTTACCTTGAGCTACTTGTGTCATATCTAGCTCTTTAATAACTTGTCGTTCTATTTTCTTAGAAACTTTATCGGCCTTACCAATCTTTTCAGAACGGCAATAATATAAAGTTTTAAGTCCTTTTTTCCATGCCATAAAATGAATAGCATGAACATATTTAATATGTGCATCTGGTCTAAAAAATAAATTCAAAGATTGTGCTTGGTCAATATATTGTTGTCTATCTGCAGCCAACTCAATAACCCAACGTTGGTCAATCTCCATTGAAGTTTTAAACACTTCTTTATCATTCTCTGACATCCAATCTAAATGCTGTACTGAACCATCATTAGCAATAATAGATGACCAAACTTCATTATACCAATCTGCTGGTTTTTCATTTGACGCTTCAATAATCAACTCGTCTAACCAACGATTCTTATTTAAGAAAGAACCCGAAAGAGTATCTTGCCTATAAGCGTTGGCACGATAAGGTTCAATACTAGGAGAAGTATTGCCCATGATAATGGAAGAAGAAGCATTGGGAGCAATAGCCATAAGATGACTAAACCTACGACCAGTACCAATTGCATCAGGAGCTTCACCACGCTCCAATCCAAGTTGAAGATTTGCTTCATCTAATCCTTTCCTAATAGAACTGAAAATTCTATTATTAGCTACTTTAGCCATGACACCTTCAAAAGCAATACCATTGCGCTGTAGATAAGCATGGAACCCAAGAGCACCAATACCAATAGAACGTTCTCTTTCGGCACTATACTTTGCACGAGCGATACTAGAAGGAGCATTATCAATGAAATACTGAAGGACATTATCAAGCATTTCGGCAACGTCTTTAAGAAATAGTGTTTCAGATTTCCATTCATCATATGTCTCCAAATTTAATGATGATAAACAACATACGGCTGTGCGCTCTTCATTTGTTGGTAAAATAATTTCAGAACAAAGATTCGATTGATGTACTTTTAATCCTTTATCTTTTAACCATTGTGGTAAATGTTCATTACTTGTATCAATGAAATGTAGATATGGTTCTCCTGTGTGCATCCGCAACTCCAGAATCATTTGCCACAACATCTTAGCAGATACAGTCTCTCTTATTTCTTTTGATTTTGGGTCGACCAAATTCCATGAATCGTTAGCTTCAGGATCCAACATACAGTTTTCAATAATCTGCATGAAGTCATTTGTGATATTAATACCATGATGTAAATTTAAACACCTTTGATTTTGGTCACCAGTCGGCTTACGCATTTCAAGGAACCCAATAATATCAGGATGAGAAATATCGAGATAGGCAGCATAAGAACCACGCCTAGTGCGACCTTGACGATAAGCCAAAGAACTCGCATCATAAATTTTAAGGTGTGGCATAACCCCTGTAGACTTGTCATCAGCAGAGCGAATACCAAAGCCAATACCGACACCACCACCCAACATGGAGAGCCAATTTGTTTCTGACAGATTTTCAACTAATCCCTCTGCAGTATCTTCAATATAGTTAAGGAAACATGATATAGGCAAACCACGCTTACTGCGACCAAAAGAAAGAATGGGAGTGCTATAAGAGAGCCAATGTTTACTAGAATACTCGTATAACCTTTGTGCGTGCTCTTGATTGGAACTGAATGATTTTGATACGAAAGCAAATCTGTGTTGTGGACTTTCTTCATCTTCTTTCATGTAACTTTCTTTAAGTCTTTTAATTCCTAATTCGTCAAACAAACTATCTCTTTGTAAATCTATGTTAATGCCTAGGTATTCCATGTATTCGCCTTATTGTTATCGTTATTAACTTTCAAATCTTTTTCCAGTTCACAAACTCCATTTTCGCTCTCAAATTCACGAAGGTATTCTTACTTATAATGTCTTGGATTTCATCAGGAGAGAAACCATCCAACACCATTTCATTAATGTCTTTAGAATCAATGAACTCTGGCCAAATGACCACATTGAAGTGATTATCGATAGCTAAATTTATTTTTTCAACTATCTGTTTATTTCTTGGCTCATTATCAAATATCAAAGTTACTTTAGATTTATCAAATACTTTAGTAATTGATTCTAAGTTAGCATCAGCAGTCGCAACAGCATTATTTAAGAACATTGAGTCAATAGGACCTTCCACTACATATATCATTTCATCCTGGTTGATCCTATCAAGTCCGTAGACTTTTTGGTTATCATCATGTAACTTGATTGTGATATATCTTAATTTACTTTCACCTAATGCACGGCCTTGGACTGCGACCAAATTCTTCTTTTCGTCAAAGAACGGAATGACGAGTCGCTGGTCATTCTTTTGCAAGCCGCTCTTTTCAACGCCAAGAGTTTGTATGAAGGCTGCAAAGTCAGACGCATAGTATAGTTTTCCCAAAAAGGTCTCTGGTATCCGTCTTTGTTGAACATAGCTTTTAGCAAAATGCGACTCTGGTAACGATTGTATTGATTCAAGTTGAATTTTTTCTTGAAAAACCGGTTTCTCTTTTGCTTCTGCGAAATCCGGCGTAGGAGTGTTAGCGTACTGTGTACCATTCTTATACCTTTCTAATTGATAATCTTTTACTAATGATTCATCTACTTGTTTTAAGAAATTGTAAAATGTGGTTGACACACCACAATTATGACACATATAAAAGTAGTCATCTTTTTTGCGGTATACGAATCCCCTACATTTAGATTTATTTTTCTGTGAGTCGCCACAGAGCGGACATCTGAAATTATAAAGGTCTGTCTTTTTTTGAGTAAACCTTTGTAATTTTGGTGAAACTCGGAGCAGGAAAGTCCTGTCAATATAAACACTCATAATATACCAATTCTTAAAAAATTCAAAAAATTATTTAATTGCTTTTAACAGTATATCAAAATTTGAGTGAGAAATCAACCATGTGATAACAATGATACCACCGGCAATTGTCCACTTCCATTGGTTCAATCTATCGTATTGATTCCTAGAAGATTCTACATGCTCATTCATTGTTTTTTTCAATCCTCTAATTTCTTCCATGATACACTTTTCGGATTGGTCAACTTTATCCAATACCGTATCAATTCTTTCGTGTATTTCGGATATGTCTGCGTCTTTTTCTTTTCTGTTATTGTTCATATCGTCATACACTTTTGATATATGGCGGTCATGCTGGTCCACCAGTTTTTCTATTAATGAATCGAGTTTATTACAGATTGCTGATAAAGTCAATACTTGCGTTTTTAAAACACCAACATCAACTTTGATTTCTGATATTTCATCGGACATTTTATTTCTTTTTCTTTTCCGGTACTTTTGTACCTTCTAATTTTTTATGCACCTTAACAGTTTTACATACTTGTGTAACTTTACCTTTTACTGTTTTATCATGGCAAACTTTTTTCAATTCAGCTTCAGCAAATGTATTTAAAGAGAAAGTTAGAGCAACAACAGTAATTAATGTTTTCATGATTTGTCCTTTAAAGTGCAGGGAAATTTGTTGGAACAGGACCCAATGGTTTTGGTGATGATACGGGTGCAGGTGAACCGAAACTAGGTGCTGGTGTTGATACTACTGGTGTTGCAATTGGTGGCGTAGGTGGAGTTATGTTAGCTGCTGCGCCTGCCATTTTCTCTTGTGTACGACCAAAAGCGGCAATACCTAATACGGCACCCATAGCTAAATGAAATAAACCAGCACCTTGCAATGTTAAAGGTTGCCATTGGTTTGTAACTTGACCATGATTAAATGCTTGTAGAATACTCCAAAGAACAGGAAATATAACCATATCCATCATACAAACAATCATATACATCCAACCCATGGCTGGACGCCATTTCTTTTGCATCCAATCTTCGTCTTTTTTAACTTCTTCTGTCATATTATGCTCCTAAAACGTGTTTAGCGTGTTCATAATGTTTTTTACGGTCTGCCAAACCAAGAGTACCGCCATTGATACGCTTAGTCATTGTTTCGATATCACCAGAATCGGCATATTGATTTAAATTATTTGATTCCCAAAACCAGCAAGCTGATTGTGCGGCACCTTCAAATGTTTGTACATAATCAGAAACTTCTTCTGGTGTAATACCAATTGAATCGGCAAATGCTGTATAATTATCTTTACCGGTAAGTTGAATTAAACCACGACCACAATATCTCCATCCGTCACCAGAAGATTCATCACCATTACCCATACGACTAGAATAAGCACGATTAGCAATGGCTTCTGGTTTATGTGCATATTGTTCAGCAATATTAGCAGGAAATCTTGAAGGCCAAACTCTTGTTAATGAAGCTGCCGTGTAATTTAAATTCTCATGTAGAGCTGTAAAATTAGCAGACTCATGTGCACATTGAGCAATAAAAGCAGCGATGCGGTTTGGAGTATTAATTTCATAATCTGGCAACAATTTTGATAAAGCATCATACCAATGGTCAATATAAGGATTACCAGGAATTAATTGTGCTAATTGTTCTTTTGTAATTTCCATTTTATTACACCTTTCATATCATTTGAGCTATTGAAATTGCACTCATTAAAATTTGATAAGCTTCTTGATTTTGTGTTAAATCGTCAGCTGCAGCATTAATATGACCCATAATGTTCAAGTCATTAATTAATTCTTTATACTCATTACCTGATAATTGACCAGTTTCATATTGTTGTTTATATTGTTGTGCATAAAATGCAACATCTTGTAATTGACTCATTTTGGTTTATTTCCAGTAACTTGTTGTATTCTCTCTGCGGAATGCTCTATTATATTTAGTTTTGCCTTGCAGTATACATCTGATATTGGTTGTGGTTTTTCATATAATTCTGATACTATTTTAAATAAATCTTCATTCAATTTAATATTACCTTTATTATTACCACTTAAATATTGACTAAAATTCTTTAATTCTGATGTGGTAAGATATAATGATTTAACTGTTTGAGAATTACAACTTTTTTCTGTTTGAGCAATAGTTCTAACTTTAGTAATTAAAGCATATTCATTACTATCAAAATGTGATAAAGTATAAATGTCCCATACAGCACATCCTGTTAATTGTAATGTGAATAAAAGTATTAATAACTTTTTCATGGATTCAATTCTCTTTGTTGTTGTACCCAATCTTGTAAAGCTTTTAACTGTTCAGAAACTTTGTGATATTCACCATAGTTTTGTATGATTACTTTTTCGGCTTCAGAGAGAGCAATTCCGGAGGAGACACCATCAATTCCGGTGGAGGTTTCGGGAACGATACCCTTTGCTGAGGCGTCATGCAACCTGACAAAAGACTCAGGAACATCACACATAGAATCATCTTTAGTATTGACTTGTTTGAGTGTTTCATTTGTAGTTTCTTTCACCTTTTCAATTTTTGTAATATAAACTTCTACAATCTTTGTTGATATTTCTTCTTGTTTACTTTTTAATTTTTTTATTTCTTCTTCAGCTTCATTGAGTGCATTATATCCACCAGCAATATAGAAACCACCACACACAAGAATAGTTGCTATAACTTTAATTGGAATTCTATAGATAATAGGTATAAAATATCTAGTAAAAAATTCCAATAAAAAAAGAGAAACACCGAATCCGATGATTGCCCATGGTAACCACTTTGGAACAAAACCTAATAACCAATAGAAAGATAACATTTTATTGTGGAGGCTTACGGCGCCCCATTGGAATAATTATAGGATTTGGTTTTTTTCTAGGTAATTTAACACCAGGTTCTCCACCTAAACCACCTGTACCTGCAATTTTACCTACAACATTAGTAGGACCTGCAACAGCCATTCCATCTTCTTTTATTTGGCCTTTACCTTTATGTGTAATGATATGTAAATCACCAACAGAAGGTGATGATTTAATGTGATATTCAATACCTTTAAACCCAGCAACATGAAGTTTTTTTGCATGATTCAATGCAGCGTTACGACTAAAATGCATTGAATGATTTGAAGTATCTAAACTCTCTACTTCTTCTCTAAATTGTTTAAATGTTTTCATATTCTTAGTAATATTTCTAAAATATCCGGTTCTACCAATATATCTTTTGAGTGAATTGTTTTACCTCTAATACCTGTTATTATGTCAGGCATAATATTCAAATATACTAAAAATGTTTTTAATATATCGTAGTCTCTTTCATCAATTCTGTAAAACAATATTCTGGCTGTAGGTTCTGGTCCAAAAACATTATTTAATAGGATTAGATGATTGAGTATTAATCGTTCTTTTAATAATTTTGTAACTTTGTATCTACGAAACAATCTTTTTAAATACTTGGTTCTTTTAATATCACTTTCAAATTCCGACATAATGCAATTAGGAGATGAATAACATTTCATCGCATAGATTGTAAAATTATCATCATTCAAATCATCAAACATTTATAATCAATCATGTTGAACCTGGTGGTTTCCCACCAGATTTAATTATTAAACGCCAGAAACGACTTGTCCGAAACTTGTATTACCTGAAGATGTGTTAGCAGCAGAACTGTTGGCAAGAGCAACTAAAGTCTCTTTTAAGAAACGAACTGTACCATCAGAATTAGTTTTCTTGATAATGCGATTCCAACCAGTATTTAAACTACCAGTATTTGCTTGTGTAGTATTTGCGTTAGCGGTACGACTAGCAGTAATTAAAATAGTATCAGCAAATGTGTTAGCTGCTACGTTTGAATTAAAGCTGATAGCGTTAGCAAAATAAAGTGTAGAACCAGAATTGAGAGTAACCATTACGTTATTGGCTAATCTAACAATACTATTTGCTGTATCAACAGATACTACTGTATTGTTTGACTTTAGGAAAGCGATATCATTTTGGTCAACAATACCAGCATCATAAAGTTTAGATACAGAACCAGTAGCCGCAGTATTAACATCAACTGAATATACAAAAGAACCAACAATACCTAAAGTGTTGATGGTGTTAGCAGCTGCTGTTACTACAATAGTGTTACCTGCGGTAGTTGAGTTGGCGGTTGTTAAAACTGTTACTTTCCTTACTTGTCTTTGTTCTGGAAGTAGAGGTTTGCTGTTGGCAGCATCGTTATTTCCCCATGATGGCATTTTTTTCTCCTTAGTAGCCTCGGTTTATAGTATTATTTATCTTTAAAATTATTGTGGTTGCTTCTTACCATAGTTCCTATCAAAATCATCAGGACCTGGACGTTTTTTCAACATTGGATCAATTTCGACTGTATCTCTATTCTGACCAGTCATTGTTTTACCACCTGACATAATGATTGCGGCTTTTGGTTTATCTTCACCAAAACTGTCTTTCTTAGGTGTTGTTTGAATCTTAAGTTTTTTACCATAAGTTTGAACAGATTTATCTTCTTTCTCAAAATCTGTCATGTCCTCTTTCATATTGTGTTTCTTATACAAAGATTTAATCATACGAGCAGATTTGGACATTTCAGTTTTTCTACACATTGAACAACCACAATTTTCTTCTTTTACAGGTTGATTTTGTGTTGGCTTATGACCCATCAAACGAGAAATTGAAGTTGATACATTCTTTGCTGAAACTTCTTTACCTTTTTTCTTTTTGCCAACTTGAGCGCCATGGAAGTCAGCTCTACGTTTTTGATAAAGAGATTTTACTGTGTCATAATTTAACTCATCTAATTCTTCAACTTCTTCTTTCATTTGTACAACAGAATGTAATTTATCTTGTTTGCCATCTCTACGTTGCAATCTACTTCCTTGAGCGTGTTTCTTTGCAGCATCTAAATTTCTATGAGTGAAATCCATATAATGAGTTACTTCATTGGTATCAGGATCATGGTAAGTTGCACGAAATTTATACGGATATCGTTTTGCTTCATCCAGTTCAACTTCTTCTTTATTCAAATTCGCTCTAATTTTATCCATCATCGCCTGCATTTGTTCACCATGAGGTTTATTTTCAATACTTTTCATAAACTCGGCATGTTTTTTATCTCTATTGGCTAAATATTTACGGAATTTATCGGCACCAGACATTCTCTTAGATTGTGCTTCATCCAATGATTCTTTTGTTACTTTTTCATCTTTGCTAATAAGATAGTTACCAACAGTATCTGCATAATCTGTCGCCAATGTAATTTTTGATTGAACCCAAGCAGGCAATTGTTTCTCATAATCTTTACCAACATAAGTACGAATCATTGTAATAGCTCGTTCAAGTTGTTCTAATTGACCCAATACCATACTACCTTCATCATCAAGCATTTTACCCATAGCAATAGCAATATGGTTTTCTCTGATATGAGCAATCGTATTGTAGTCTTTCATAGTTAATACACCTTTGTTACGAATTTGTATTAGCTTTTCAACCACACGGTGTAAGTCCATATCGGTTTTGATATCTTCTCTTGCTAATTCTAAAACACGAATTAGTAATGGAATATCAAGAATCACACGGTCTTTTTTGTCAGTAGCTTCACTAACAGATTTCCAACCGCCACCCATTGCTTTATATTTTTTGGATGCCCAACCGTTGGCGTAAGCTGAAGGATACACAGCAAATTTAGATTTTGCAGCTGCTTTAGCACGAGCCCATTTTTCAGGACTAGTTGGTACATTTTTTTCTTCTATTTGTTCAACTTCTTCGGGAACACAATCCGGTACCATTCGATTACCTTTTTTCTTCATACCAACTTGTTTATATCTATCCCAACAGGCTTCGTTTGTTTCATCTTCATTCATTTCTTTTTCTCTTTCAGCATTACTTTTTCTTAACGGATGGTTTGGATTTTTATAAGGAGTTTTTCTAAATCCTTTAGAATCATAATTACCAGATTTTTTCTTTGATATAGCCGTTGCTGCAGCTATAGTGGCTGCGGCAGATTCATCTATATCAATTTCTTCTGTTCTAACATTGATTGGTTTTCCGTGTCTTTCTGGATCCGGATCCTCCCTACGTTTACGTTGTGCGGCAGAGGCTCGAGCTTCTTTACCTATCGCTTGCGCTTTGGCTTGTGGTAAACATTTTGGTTTACCTTCACCAGGTTCTCTAGCACAATCACCTTTGATGTTACCTTTGGTGTCCATGCGAACCCATTTTTGTTTAAACCATTTACGTAAATCTTCATTCAAATCATCTTCAGCGATACCGTATTTTACTGACCATGGGTCGGTAGGATCAATCCCAAACTTGCCTTTGGCAGGCTCAGGATTTTTTCTGACGATATCTTTGAATTTTTTTACCATTTATTTTTGCTCTCAGACGTAGCGCCTGCTTTGCCCATCATAGTTTCATTTTTTACTTTTTTAAGAGCTTGTTTTGCCAAATCTCTTGCACGGGACATTGGAGTATGTACAGCACCAGATTTATCTTTAACAGTAGGTTCTTTAACTGTTTTGTAAGGCTTATCAAATGGAACATCATTAGATTCATTTCTTATAATATCTTTATGATTTTTTAACCAAGATTTATATTCATTTGATTTTGCATGAGCAACTTTTGTATTTCTGTCTACAAATTTAGGATTAATACCTCTTGATGAAAGAAACTTTTCCAAATATCTATCTTCTTCTAAAGATTCAACCTCTTCAGCTTTTAATTCTACTTTAGCTGATGTATTGTCATTATCCATCTTAGCGGCTTTTGAAACTTTTTTGCTACGACCAGCTAATGTATCAATAGTTTGATTACTTGGGTTAATTGCTTCATTAGTTTCTTTTTTGCCAGTTAAAAAGTTTTTAAAGTTTTTTAAATCACTCTTTACTGTTCCAACAACACCTTTTTTTACAGGCTCTAAATTTTGTTTACCACGCATTACATCATCCATCTTTTTTGGTGCAGCTTCATCTAATTCAACTTCTTCACATTTAAATGAATTTGGTGTACCATATTTTACATCAAGATTATCAATTTTCTGATTCTTTTCTGTATCTTTAGCTTTGATTGATTTTCTAGCAGCAGTTTCTTCTGGTTCAGATTTATTTTTGTTCATTTCATAATCATCAACTTCTTCTTTCATTGAAGAAAGATGTTTATCCAAACTAGCAAAGTTATTATCACTACTTCCATGAGCTTTAGATGATTTTGAACCAGCAGGATAATGATGCCATTCTCCATAACGATTAATAGAAATTTCACCTTTGGTTTTGTGTTTCATTCCTGCACCATAAGTAGTTTTCTTATATTCCATACCATGTTTTTTGGCAATAGAATCAAGACTTTCATCTTCGTTCAATTCAACTTCTTCTTTTTGTGCACCATAATAAGCACCAAGAGCCATTTTTTTACGTTCTGCTGTAGATTTGCCAGCAAACTTAGGATTTTTTGAATGAACAAAGTCGTGAATGTAATCACCAGCAGAAGCGTCTTTAGAAAGAACTTCATTAATCATTTCATCTAATTGTTCTTCACTAATATCTTCTTTAGCCAATACTTTCTTACGAATGAAACCAGCAACACGATTACCTGCTTCTTGTGAACCATATTTTTTTGCAGCTTTAGAAGCAATTTTCTTGAACATTAAACCTGGTTTACCTTCGTCACGTTCAGCAATAGTAGAAATTAATTTGTTTGCAAATTCCATTCCTTCAGTTTTAACTTTTTTCTTGCCACGGAGAATAGCAAAGTCTTGTCCGTCAATTTTACCATTATGGTTAGCATCAATTTTAGATTGATTACCTTTTAGTTCTTCTTGCACTTCTTCTTCACCAATAGATTTCAATTCTTTCTTAGTTGGCGCTTTGATGCCTTTTAATTGAGACTTGCTTGGTCCTTTTTCAAAAGGATTCTTATGTTGGTCTGTGTGAGCTTTTGCGGAGTTACCGTAACGACCACCGAGAACTTTAGTACCAGTTGCAGTAGGAATCTTCAAGGAAGCTTCATCCATTTCCATGGCTTCTTTAGTTAATTTATCACCAACGTACATACGAACAGTACCATTCGTTTTCTTAGCATGTGCTTCAGCATCTTTTTCGTTGTCAAATTTGGTTACGGTATGTTTTGGCCAAATAGTATGTGAATGATATTCTATATTATGAGTTTTACTCCATTTTTTATGTAAATCGCCATAAGAAGCTTCATCCAATTTTTCAGTTAAAACTTGATTAACAGCATCAAGCATTGATTGAGTTACTTTATTTTTTGCAAACATTTTTTATTCTCCGTTATGTTTAATTGCAATTCCACTTGCGTAGCGATTTATTAATTCTTGAATTTGGGTCTCTGGCTGTTTTAGCTGAGGTTAATCTTTTTTTCATACCAGACATCCTAGCACAAAAACTCTTTCTTCTATTGGCAGCTTTACTTCCTGGTTTTAACTTAGATGGTTTTGTTGTAACTGCCATACTTAATTTAGAACCCGGATGTTCTGCTCTATATGAAGCAATACCTTTACGATTTAATCCACCTTCTGGATCTTTTCCAGCTGACCTTTGCCATGCTGCAGATTCTTCTAAAAATTGTTTAAATGTTAGCATTTTTTCTCTTTAATCCAAGTATCAGGTATTTTACCATGTTTCTGTTTAAATTCATCATGTAATTTTTTACCAGTAATTCCATGTTTTTTTGAAATGGTTTGCATTAATTTATCTATTGAATCGTAACTATGATTATTTAATTTAACTAAACCTTTTTCTAATTCTTCAACGTGACTTTCTTTTATTTTTTTTTTATCTCTAATAATTACATTGTTTTTTCTATCAGCATATGTTTCCATAGGTTCTTTATTTGTAGCACCACCTAATGTACCACCAACACCCATTGCTACTTCACCTGGACTATCAATTGCTTCTTTTCTAAACTTCTTAAATCCTTTTTTCTTTGGTTCATAATCACTACTTAAAGGATTTACCGAACCACCAGATGGGAATGCTGTACTTGCTGGATTGGCATTACTATAATCTTGTGATTCACTATATGTTTGATTACCTAATCCAGCACCACCAGTTAAACCTGAACCATTTGTTCTTGTATTCCATTCTGAACCTAAACCACTAGGATTACCAAGTTTTGCTTCTCTACCTGACCTATCACCAAACTTCTTTATTTTTTTGGTTTCTTTGTCTTGGTTGAAGTTCTTTTCTTTGGAGCTGGCGCTGATTTCAACTTTTGGGTTACTACTGGAGACACTACTATTTCCGGTGCTTTCGTAGGTTCTGAAGGTGTAACCTCCACGTTTTTTGTTTCCGTCCCACTTAATGTTATCTCCGTTAGGGTCGGTTGGGCGATTGTCTGCGGGAACGGCCATGCTTGCTGTGAGGCTTGGCGTGGTTTTAACTTTAAGAAATCTATTAGTCGTTTTATCATTTTGTTTGTCCTCAAATAACCTATTTATTGTATAATTAATGTCTAACTTATTGTTTTTAATCAACCACTCATCAGCAGATTCATTGATAACCGTTTTAGATAAAAAATCTCTCGATAATTCATAAACCTCATGAATATCAAATTCTTTATCATTTAAATCACCAGTATTATCAAAATTAATAAAGTTACTGTACATTTCTTGGTATTGTTTAGTAACTAGTTGTGATTTCAACCATTTATCATGACGGACAGATTCAGCCATCATCCTAGATAATAATGAATTTCTTTCCTTAGAAGCTTCATCGGTAGTATTAACAAATATCATCATGGTTTCGTAACCAAGTTCTTCTAGTTCTTCTTTAATATAAGTAATTTTTTCGTTATCATCTGCAGGTCCATTAATAATCAATGGACCACGGTTACGAATTGCTTCTCTACGATAATCGGTAGTTTTCTCTGATAATTTTTGTTTATCCGCCAAATAATCTCTGGCTTGAATAAGATTTAATTCGACAATCTTAGATGATGGTATGCCTTCACGAATGATAACATCTTTACCAGAACCAGGTCCACCAGTTACAAAGATTGCTTTAAATCTACCGTGGTCAGCTGATTCATGTAATCCCATACCTTTACGAGTATCGTGCATTAATTCTTTTGCATGAGTATCTGATACATGAGCAGGAACACCCTTACGGAATTCATGGAAATTCTTGTTCTTTGCGTGTTCTCTCATTTTAGTGCCAGACATACCTTCTGTACCTTCAGCATCAGGATCCCTCTGTCCTGCTGAATGAACAGTTATCTTGTGGAACTTATAATGTCCATGTTTACCTGATATACCATTATATTTGTGTAATGAATCTCGAAATTCTTTTACACGGTCGGAACCAACCACAACATGAAGATGGGTTACACCTTTTTTGTATAATTTGGAAGCTTGATGAAAAATGGAAGGATGTTCTTTTGAAGATGCTTCGACATTAGTACCAGGTGAATATCTTTTGAGGTGTTTGACCTTTTGTTCACCACTCAATGGATTTTTTTTAGAATCTTGTGAATGAGATACGATAACATGATGTGAACCACCAACCTTATGTGCAATTTCTTTTACTTTATCAATGACCTTTAAGTGACCTGTGGTTGGAGGATTCATCCGACCAAAGGTCATCACTGCGTGTTTTTCACCTTGTTTTGCTTCTTCAATAATCTCTAAAAAAGATTTCATGTTTTATTTTCTTACTTTCAATAGATTTTGTTTAGCAAACTCAGCACGATTTACTAATTTAGTAGGTTCTTCTTTACCTTTGTGTGTATGATTAACAACAAAGCCTTCAGGTTTTGATGGTTTGCCATTGATATGGTGATGGTACCGACCTTCATGAGTTTCTAATGAACTAACTAAAGCATTTTTAGCCTGATGTAAATGGTGATGCATTGTCAATAAATTTTGATAATGTGTTTTATTTTTCTCAACATGAGCAATTTCATCTGCACCTTGTTTACGTTTTGCTGCTTTAGATTTATCAGTCGTTACCTTGGCAGCCATTTTTTCATGTTGTGAATGTATGTGTTCTTTAAATCCTTTAACACTAGGAACTTCGTCTGTTTTTACTGTGTGATTAATATATGTTGCTAGATGACCATGTTCACCTTTATGGTTTGCATGAATTGCATCATACATTTTATGTCCATGTGTATCATGTATATCTTTTGCGGCGGCCATATGTTTTTGAAATGTTTTTTCGTTTTCTTCTGAATGCTTTACTTTACTTGTGTCATGCTCAGCACCATGCAAGTGGACATCTGGATGTTCTTTGAATTTACTTAAATCTGGATGAGGAGAAACTGACATATTATGTATATCAGAACCATGATACTGTTGATGTACAACTACACCAACTTTCGATTTTTTAACTTTTTCTTCTTCTTTTTTATCTTTAGGTGTATAAGTGATTGTGTTTGGAGTAAACGATACTGCTTCAGCAACATAACTTTCATTTATAGTTTTTGTTTCTGCATGATGCATCATATCACCTTGGTAAATACCAGTTTTTGGTGTTACTTTTGGTAAATGTTTTAACGCATGTTTTAGAGTTTTTACTAAACCAGGTGCATGACCGTGATTCTTCTCGATATCTGCTTCTGTATGATTAATCTTAGGATTTTTATTGAAAGCAGCTTTAGTCGCAACAAAGAATTTGCCGGTTTTAGGATGATGACCAAATACAATCGATGGTGAACCATCATATTTCATGGTTAAATTTGAACTTTGATGTCCTGCTTTTATATGAGCATGGGCTTTTTGTAAAGCTCCGTAAGCGTGTTCAAATCCTTCATGTCCATGGAATAAAGGTCTATCTTCCGCATGGTGAATATGTTTTAACTGACTTTTTTCTTCAGTTTCTTCGATTAAAAATGACTTAAATGATAACATTGTTTTCCCTTCAGATTTGCAACACACTTTGGTTGCTAGTTTACTTATTTATACAACATTTACATTTGTTAAGCCAAAATGTCAAAATATTGGCTCCGATACATAGTGTCAAAATTATTCGGTTTTTAACACATTTTCAATGTCATCTACTGTATTTTTAATTAAATGATGGGCGGTAACATAATCATATGCGGCGGTAACATCAGGTTTCTGCCAATTTTTAAGTATTTCTACTAATTCTTTTTCGGTGTCATAAACTGTACCAAAACGCCGTTTTGGTCCAAAACGATTTAATAATTTAGCACCAGCAATATTACGAGAAATCCATGGAGTTTTATTCAACATAGACTCTAATAATACCAAACCAAAACCTTCAGCATCGGAATTCATAATATAACAGTCGGCATCAGCAATAGCGTTTTTAATATCTTTAGGATCTTCAACCATTAATGGAATAACATTCTCAGAAGCATGAGGCATAATATTGAAACGATTGTCGTAACCTGTTGTAACCAAAACAGAATCTTCTAAATTGGCTGCACGAAAGGCATCAGCCAATTCAATCATCTTTTTGTTAGGCCAATATCCACCACAAGACAAAAACATTCTTTTATTTTTTGGTATATTATATTTTTCTTTAAAAATACCTTTGGTACCTGTACATTCTATAGGATTAATTCCATGAGTAACTTTGTGTGATTTAGAATCAACACCCCATTTTTTAACGTGTTCCCAATCTTCTTGTGTTGAACAACCAATATATGAAACATCTTTAATTGCCTGTAAACAAACAGGACTTTCTGATGGTTTAATTAACATATAAAGAATTGGTGTTTTAATATTATTAGCGTTTAATAAAATTTGATTTTGAACAGAAACGTCACCACCATGAACTACCATTAAATCGTATGGCTCAAAAACCATATGACCTTTATTGGTTACTTTAACACCATTTAAATCTCCTTTATGTTCTGCTGTAATTACAGTAACATCATGTCCTCTAGCAAGACATTCTTCGGCCATTTGTTGGACATAATATTCAGAACCACCAGGAAATGGAGCATAACGGTGTACAATAAAACATATTTTTTTCATATTATTTTCTTTCTATATCTTCTTCAATGCATTCTTCGCCATATTGTATTTCAATAATTCTCAAATCAATATCGCCCGTATTTGTTAGTTTGTGCCACGAATGTTTTGGAATGCTGACATGATGTTGTTTAGTTAAAAATACATTATTACTAGAAGAACGAGTTTCAATCAAAACATTCCCTGTTCCTTCAACGACATGCCAATATTCATTTCGTTTTTCATGTTTTTGCATACTTAAAGATTTACCTGGTTTAACAACTAATTCTTTAACTTTATTTCCGGGTACATCAAATAATACTGTATAGTAGCCCCATTCTCTATCGGTTCTCAAATTTCACCCCTCAATGCTCTAGCAATACCATCATAGATATTGATTTTTGGTTTATAGAATGATAACATTTTTGTAGGATCACCAACACGATATAAAACGCCCTTAGGTGCATCTACAATATGATTTACTTCAGGACTATAACCGGCAATACCACAAACAATTTCTTGTAATTCATTAAAAGTTGTTGCCACACCAGAACAAAGATTTACTGGACCTTTGATATCTTGTTTAATTGCTTCATCAACGGCATCAACAATATCTTGCATATGAATAAAATCACGAACTTGCGTGCCGTCACCCCAAATATCAAATGGGTCTTTTCTAGATTTAGCACGATGAATATATGACGGGAAAGGATAATCTAAATCTTGGTCTGTACCATAACCACTAAATGGTCTGAATACGTTTACTTTAATGCCTTCTGTTTCTAAAAATTGTAAACAATATTCGCCTGTTAGTTTAGCCCAACCATAAGTTAAGTCTGGCATTTTTAAGTCATTCAAATTAATGTTTGATTCATTAAGATTATTTTTAGGATTTGGATTAAACCCATTTAATCCTGTTTGATATGAAATTGGATAAGCAGCAGATGATGAGAAGTAAACAACACGACCTGGTTTTGTTCTAAGAGCCCATTGAATCATATCTGAATCAATCGCTAAGTCTGTTGCAACTGAAAGTGGATTACCCTCAATCGTTTGACGACCACCAACGATAGCAGCCAAGTGAATAATTAAATCAAACTTATCTGTATTTGTTTTAAAGAAGTCTCTACAATCATTACCTTCTTTAATATCAATACCTGTAATATCATGGTCGGCATATTTTCTCATAAAATATTTACCAACAAAACCCATATGACCTGTAATTAAAATTTTCATCTTATCTCTCCGCAACATTAACAATATCAATAATTCTACTTACATATGTATGCTTGTCTTTAACCATGTGCATTTGACACCAAATCTTATCTTTAGTTTTAGGATCACTTTGCATTTCTTTAGCAATATGAAATAACTCAGCAGTATTATCTGAGTAAGCAACATCACCACCAAAGAAATCGTGTACTGCTTTTGAATTTGTTATAACTAATTGACCATAACTACAATTCTTAATTGTTCTACAAGGTACATACTTGTTTACTAAATGATTCTTAGGTCGAACATCAATAGGTAAAAAAGATTCGATTGAGGCTCGTTTTAATTCTAGTGGTGTAAGTGGGTTTCTCTGTGAATCATTCCAAATAAAAAGAACACCGTTTTTTTGACATTCTTCGGCAAATGGAGTAATATAATTAATATTACCATCTTCTGGATTGCCCCAACCACTTGTGATTGTTCCACCAAAGAAAGCATATTTTGGTTCTTTGAATGGAGTAAATCTATCTTCAAAATTTATTTCAGTTGGTAATAAATCTGTTCCCCAAAATGAATAGAAGAAATCATAGTTATCACCTTTTTGATAATAACCTGAACCTCCACCAAGTTCTTCACATTCTTCTTTTTTAAATTCATATGCATAGTTCTTATCTTCTACGCCATTGATTCCCCAACTACAAGATAATCTATAATCAACCAATCTACCTACTTTACCAAGATACATATCAACACTAGGATTACCATCAACAACACCTTTGTTACCAACATAGTGTACAAAATAAGTAGATGATTTTCTTAATGGCAACTTATTACTATTGATACTCAAACCATTAGGAAATACCAACCATTGTTCTGTAATAATAATAGCATTATCAAAAAAATCATCAGGCATATTATCGTTGTTGTCCAACCAAAATACTTTCAATCCTAAAAATTTGGCGGCATTATAAAATGCTCCATGAACAAATTGATGTGTGTGTCCTGTATAAGGTTTGGCACCCCAAATAATAATTTTTTTATGTTTTTTCATTTCAATCTGGTACATAGGCCACCATAATATCATTAGGAGGAAATTGTCTACCAAAACTAAAACCACCATCCAAATATTCAATCACATAATTTGGATTAATTTTCATTAGTTTTTCAATATAATGTTCTTTCTTTAAAAAGTCCCATCCGATTGTATCAAACAATCTAACATCATCAGCAATAATTACATGATTCTTAATTGGTGATTCAGCAATAGCATCAAGTTCATGTAACAAAGGACAGGCTCCATACTTATCACTACCTGGTGTTTGCAAAGCCCAACTTCTATGTGCGTCTAACCAAAATGTTGAAGGTTTTTCTAATGTCATTATAATATTTTCTCTAATGACATCAGGTGAATCTCCTTGCCATATTTTTACAGTAGGTTCATCTTTAAATTTTTCAACAGCTGCTTTAAATAAGTTTGGTTCAATTTCAATACTATGAATATGTTCAAAATTATATTCTAATGCTGCTTTTACAGTATCACCTTCATATGTTCCACTTTCAATAAAGGCATATGTCTTTGAATATCGTTGTAAATGTTCTATCGTTAATTGTGGCATATTATTCCTTAATCAAGTACCAAGCATTATTACTAACTCTGATTACTTTATCAAATTTATCAGCTAAAAAGTTTTTAAGTGATTTTTCAACATCTGGTAAGACAATATCATGCCCAGCAAAAATACCACCAGTTTTAACTAATGGATAAAAATTCCAAAAATCTGCATATGAAGCTTCCTCAGAATGGTCGCCATCAATGAAAACAAAATCTAAAGATTCTTTTTTGAGTGTTTTTGCAAACTCAGTACTAGATTCATAACGCAATTCAACTCTATCACCAAACTGCGACAATTTATGTGATGCATATTCTTTCATTAGTTGTTGTCGTTCTTCACTATAATCAGCACCATTCCAATCAATAAAAGTAGGGTAATTGTCTACACCATAAAGCTTTTTAATATTACGTATTTTTTTTAAAAAAGCCTCAGTTGTTGAACCTAAACAAACACCTATTTCAACACCAATTAGTTCGCCTTTTAATTGTGAAATAGGTTCGACAAGTCCTAAACCAGATGGTTCGGATTGATTAGCCCAATCTATTTGTTTTTGTACCCATTGTTTGGCTGGCAAATTATGCCAAGGATCTTGGCTAGTTTGAACACTAATTGGTGGTGTATACAAACCTGTCGTTGTGTTGAATGTCAAAACTTCGCTCATATTTCTTCCTTATATAATCATTAATCATTGGTACTCTATTGTATTGATGTAGTATAGCATACTTATCACCTTTACTATTATACATCACTCCGTCTTTCCAAACTGGTTCTGGACTCAATAGATTTGGTCTGAACTTATCAATTTTATTTGGGTCTACTGTTGTACCACATTGACAAGCCCAACCATCATCATGGTTAGCATACAATGTAATATCTTTATATGGTTTGAGTGAGAGGAGTAGATTCAAAGCTGCTTGGTCAGGTCCACCACCACCTTCAACGAATTGAGGGGCGCCATTACAAAGTAAATAAACATTATAACATAAATCTATATATTCTTCATAGGTACCTGCTGTTACCCCAGCATTATAAATTGGTGTATTCGCCATGTATTGTGCGGCTGTATCACCAAAAGATTGGTACATATTATGAATACCCCATGTTTCATCTTTATATTTTAAACTTTCAGCTGAAGCACAAAGTTTTTTATCGCCAATATTTTGTTCCAACCAATCTGATGGATTAGATTGAAATACAACATCTGCAACGTCAGTAGAAATAATATAACGAGGTTTAATCTTGATATGTTTGAGATATTGCCACATATGTAAAAATCTTATATTGACAATATTAAATTTACCATTATTTTCAAAAGGTAAAACGACAAAGCCTAAACTTTGTAATTTTTCTATAACACTTTTATCAATGTTATATGTGACCATCATTTTTGTTCCAGTAAAACCAGACTCAATCAATGATTCAGCCCAAGGAGCAACTTTATGGTCGTATTTGTATCCTGTAATAAAACCTATTACTAGGTCAGAGTCTTTGTTCGCCATGGGAATATTCCATTATATCGTTCATTCATTATTTCATTACCATTGATAAAAAATTCTTCACTTACAGAACCTTTACCTCCATCAACACGATAACTTACCGTGTATTCATTTGTACAATCCCATTTAGGAAAATGTTGAGTTACTGCTTGTAAAAATACTCTATCTTGGCCCCAACCTCCATGCCATGCACTAGCCAATTTTACAGCAATATCTGTCTTAAGGCAATATGAGTTTGTATCTATATGATAAATGCCGTGATAAGTTTGCCATTTACCTAAGGATTCACAATCATCAAAACAAGCAAAGTCACCATTCTTTTTATGAATTTTTCTTAAAGAATAACACCAATCAAGATTTCGTGTTTCAATTGTTTCAATACATTTGGCAACATGGCTTTGATATAACCAATTATCTTGGTCTAAGTACATTACATAATCTGTGTCTACTAAATGTGTAAAAGAAGCATAGACTCTATGTCCATAGAATCCTTTTGCACCAACATTGATTGGTAAATTACAAACATTTATATTTTTAAATTTTGGATGGTCTTTAAAAGACTGTACATGATTTCTTACAGCATATGTAAAATCAGGACCGTCACAGACAACATAACATTTCGTATCATATGTTTGGTCTAATACAGATTTCAAAGCATGATGAAATTCAGCAGAACCCGTTGTGGGTATAATCACAGTAGCACTCATATTAAGCTTTCGTCAGTTTCAATATTCTTTCAATTTGTTTTTCTATAATAGGTTTTCTATTAGGCCAATATATATATTCTTTATCCCCAGTCGTATGTAATTTTGTAAGGAAAGGAATAATAATCTTTTCTACTTCTTGTAATCTTGTTTTATAATCGTCTGCTGTTTCAGCTGTTTTATTAATAACTGAATTATATTCTTCTTCAGATACCGCAGAGAATCCAAAATCATCTTCAGATTCATATTGTTTAGCTAGTTTATCAAAATCTATTAGTGGCATTATACGGATATTCCTATAGCATCATTAACTTTGTTGGTACCGCTCTTACCTCTTAATTGTAACCAATATTGGTCGGCTTGTTTTTTAATTTCTTCATATTCTTTATTCCAATTTTTAACAGCAAGATATTTAAATTTTACTGTATCTCCGCCTTTTTTATTAATTGTCGGCATAGCATAAGCTATTTCATATTTATCTAAAACTTGGTCATAAAACATTTTATAAAAATTTAATTTTAAATGTGAAACGGGTTTTGAACCTGTAGCTAATATTCTTTCACATATAAATGCCAAATTTTGTACAGTTATTCCAACTTGTTCTGGTTTTATTTTATCGGTTGCTAATATTTTTTTAAAAAGTTCTGTCATAATAACCAAATCTTGGTTTTTAATACCAGCATCAGACAAAAGAGTTTCTTTTTTGTAACTTTTAAGTTTTGGACCTATAGTTTTTATTGTTTTAATTATAACATTTAATATTTGTGTTTTCGAATATGTTTTTGATTCAAACGCATTTATATTTTTTTGTCCAAATTTTTCAAGGCTAGTAATTAACTCTTTTTTAGTTTGTTCTGCAATCCCTTCAACTAAAAATTTCGAAAGTGTTTCAATTGGAAACATAGCTCCAGCTCCACTAGATTTTTTCAATTCTAAAGCAGATTCAGCAACTTGCATTGGATATTTTTCTTTAGCTTTTGTTGTTGAATCTTTAATTCCAGAATACCATTGCATCAATTCTTGTTCAGAATGAAATACTTGGTCTAGTTTAATTGTATTTGTTTCTACTGTAGGTGAAGATATGTGAGATTTAACACTAATCTTTATTGCATTTTTTGTATCAATTTCATGATTACCTGTTAATTTTTTAATACTCACATAGTAATCAAGTAATGGAAAGTTTGCAGCTTTAGGAATAAGGATTTTTGGTTGTATAGAACCTCTTATATCTTCTTTTGGTAAGAACAAAACATCTTGTATAAGATATTTATTTTTAGCTCTCAACAAAACAGCCATTTTTACAGCACTTAAAACTTCAAAAAATTCAGCAGATGCTGGTGATAAACTGAGATTGACTTTAATAGAAGTTGAAGTATTGTCTAATACCCTAGCAAACAAGTTATCGAATTCATTTACTACATCTTTTGGTAAATCGAGTCCTTTTCTTGCTTTTCCACTTCCATCTTTTGTTACTTGAGTTGATTTTGAATGTAAATAATATTTGGTTCTTTTAACCATTTGTTCTGGTGTTAACCATTTATTTGTTATTTCTATTGGATATAATTCATCGCCCTTTTCTTTTTCATTCTTTTTGAAATATTCAGACTTTCTTTTTGATACGTCAGGTACAGCAGTTTTGAGTGATATTGATGTTAAAGAACTAATCTCAGAAGGTTTTAATTTTATTGTTAATTTACCAAACTTATCAGCTGAACTGGTATTTCCAGGATCACTAGACAAAGGCTTATATAAAAGAATATATTTTTTATCTTTGATGGTAACTTCAGTAGGTGTAATAGTTTTTGAACCACTCTTTGAACTTGATGGTTGCCAAGATAAATTATTACTTTTAACTTTTGCTAATTTGGTTAATTCTTGCTCAAATTTTGGTTGGTCTTTAAGTCTGTCTGGAGTATAAACAATTAATCTTATTGCACCTTTATCACTAGTTGTTTCAGCAGTAAAATTATACTTTTTTTCTCCTAACAATTCTAAAAGAATTTTTGGATTCCATTGTTTTAGAGTAGAAGTTGCGTCAGCCATTTTTTACCTAATGATTTGAATGTCTTTACCTGAAGTCCATACTTCAAGCTCTGTTCTTAGTCTACCCTCTGATTTGAGAGTTTCATATCTATTTATAGCTTTATTTCTCCACCATTCAACAATGTTTACCAATTCGTGTTTATTATAGTTCTCGCCTTTTACCAATTGGTCTGTACGACAATTCATATAGTCAACCATGTTACTAAAACCATAGTCTGACACATAATATCTTTTTTTCTCTGTCAACTTTTTAGCGTTATCAATCGTTAAGCTGAATGCCAATCCTTCATCAGTACCTTTAAGTGCTGCTTTAGTTAAAGCTATTATCTTGGTAAAGCTCCTAAGTTTTCTACTTGTAGTTGATTCATCTCCACCTAATAAATCTCCAACTTTACTTTCCACAAAGTTCTTTAATGATTCATATCGTTCACCGTGCATCATTGGAACCATATCAGAATCGGTTAATCCTTTGAATTTGATATAAGGTTTCATACCATCATATTGTGATACTTGTTTAGTAGAACCATATAAACTGGTAGTTTCAAATAAACAAAGGTTCATATCATATTTTTTATTACAGATTTCTCTCACAGTATGTGAAGTGCAGATAGCTGCTAATAGTTTACCACCAAGATAGTTAAAACCAAAAGGTTGACTTGGTACAATTACAAAGCCCATGATACTCGCAGCATTAAACCTTTTGGCACAGTCTGGATTTTGAATCCAAACCTGTCCAATCATTTCATTACGAGGTTTCATATAGATAACTGGTGAACCTAAACGAATGAATCCTAGAATCTTTTGTGTGTTTTTTTCTCTGACTGCCAATTGGATGTTTCTTCCAACTGGTGCCTTATTAACATGAGAAGATGTAATGGCAAGTAATGTTTCCCATGTATTATTGGGAATTTCAATAACTTCAATATCCATATCTTTTGGATGCATCGAGAAATCAGAAAATAAATCATCTTCTGGAGGAAATAAAGACTGTGGTATTTCATTAACAGACTTTAACTTCTCATCTCTCATGTATTGTTCTATGCTACCAAAGTCACTAAAATAATCGTGAAATGCTTTAGCGCAAACTAAAGCATCTTCTCTTTCTAATATCATACTTTAAATCCTTCAAATTTATTGCTATCACGATTGCCAAAAGTGTTTAATGGTTTGTCATTGTGTCCTGCGTCAGCAATACCAATTTGTGCTGATTGTTCAATGTCATATAATTTCATTTTAGCTCTATCAACACCAATTGTAAATCTTTTATAATAAGATGGGTCATTATATCTATTCTTTAATTGTTTGACCATAATTTGACCAAGTGCTTCTAAATCTTCACTTGTAATCAAAGCAAACATTAAGTCTGCGGTGGCTGGGAGTCCAAATGATTCGGAGGTATCTTCAAGACCAGGATCGCTTGATGTAAATCCTGAGCGAGTAGTCTGTGTGGCACTAACAACAGGTACATTATACTCAACTGCAAGACCTCTAAGTTCTTCTGCAATCGATTTGACGTAGGTATAGGAGTTAATATTTGCGCCTGCTTTAATACGAGAAGAACAACAGATATTAAGATAATCCACAAAGATAATGTCAGGTACAAAAGACTTTTTAAGATTGAGTTCATTGAGCAATGTTTTAAAGTGTATAGTTGAAGCCGAAGCCGTTGGATATTCTTTAATGATTAATTTACCGGTACATTTATCACGAACACGAGCAACTTTTTTGTCATAGATATCTTTAGGTAAACCCATCAAATCATCAAGAGTAACATTAAGAAGATTAGCATCAATACGTTCTGCTATTTTTTCTTCTGCCATTTCCATAGTGATATACAATACGTTTTTGCCTTGTACCATACATCCTGAAGCCACATGACACATAAAGAGAGATTTACCAACTCCCGTGCCAGCAAGAGCAATATTAAGCGTTTTCGCTGGGAGTCCACCTTTTGTGATTTTGTTAAAACAGTCCAAATCAAAGGGAATTCTTTCTTCTTTACGGTGGTAAAAATCGTATCTTTCATCTGAGTCCTCTAAGTAATCATGTCCTACGGTTGTATCGAAACTTATTGCTAAAGCATCCGATAATATTTTGGGAATTGAACCTTTGTCCCGGTTTTTATCTTTCCCATCGAGAATAGAAATAGACCCCAATACTGCATTGTATATGGCCTTCTCTTGACACCACTTTTCGGTTTTGTCAACAAGCCATTGAATCTCGGTTTTTGGGTCGCTATCCTTTGACATTTCTTTGAGATAATCTTCACACTTCTGAACTTCTTCATCTGTAAGATTGTTCTTTTCCTTGACGGCAATACTAAGTGCTGCAATCTCCGGCGAGTTATTATAAGTTTGCGTGAATTGTGTAATTTCATTGAATATTGTCCTCTCTGTTCTATCAGAGAAATAATCTTCGTTTAAAAATGGTAAAACTTTTCTTAAATAATCTTCATTGTAAATCAGACTGGTTAATATCGCTTGTTCCAGTTTCATCAATAATTTCCTCATCTATATTACTACTCATAATCTCCACTAGTAAATCACCAATGTAGTTCTTAAATGCCAAATCTTTTTCCAATTTTTTTGGCTTGTTAATAGTAGATTCTAACACATCATAGGCGAAAAGTAAATGCATTTCGCCATTCTTTTCCTCAAATTTAACTTTACCATATTTAAATATGGTATCAGTATAAGGTCCAGTCATTAAACGAATATGTACAGCTTGAGCATCATTTTTAGGGTATATGAAACAATAATCAAAGCCTTCAAGCATTTGCCATTTCCTCCATTAAACCACCTTCACCATCACTTAAAATATCACCAGAAGCGACACGATAAGTTTTTTCAATATAATCTTGGAATGATTTCATTTTAAGAATTGATAACCAAAATTCTTTATTGTTGGTATCAGCAATACGATATTTCTTATCTTCAATTACACCATCTTCATCGACCTTACTATACCACCCGGTTGACGGCTTGGTAACGTGTCCTGAATCGAGAGCAACGTCAAGTAGACCACTCCATCGGCTAATGCCACCAGTAAAACTAACAGTAATAGGGATTTTAGATTTTTCTTTAACATATCTTGATTTTTCCACGTTAATTATAAAATTGTAACCGCTGACTTCGCCAGCTTCTTTTTCTTGTTGACGACCGATAATAAAAATATTATCAGCAGAATAATACGAACCAGTACCACCACCTACAACATCTTTAGAGTATAATTCCATAGTTTTGTATGTATGATTAACTACAATCATTGGAATATCTTTGAGATTTAAATGTGGCGTAATCATTCTAAACAACGATTTATTTTGTTTTGCTCTTGACATATCAGCAACAGATTTTCCATCCATCGCATCATCAACTTCTTTCTTTGATGCCAAATTACCAATTGAATCAATCACAATAATGAGTTTATCTCCACGTTTGATTTCACTCAATTGTTTCATTATATCAAACTTTAATTCTTCAATATCGGTAAGAGGAGAATGAAGAACCCTATCAGGATTAATTCCAAAGGAAGTAAAATAAGATTGTGGAGTACCAAATTCTGAATCATAGAAAAGTAACGCTGCATCTTCATATTTGTCCAAGTAAGATTTTGCCATCAAAAGTGAAAAAGCGGTCTTAAAATGTTTTGATGGACCTGCCCACATAGTAAGACCTGGAGTTAAACCTCCATCCAATTTACCGCTAAGTGCTACATTAATCATTGGTACAGAAGTGGGAATCATATCTTTTTCTGTAAACAATTTTGATTTTGATAAAATAGATGATTCTTGAATCGTACTATTTTTTTTGATTTTATCTAATAAACTCATAATATTCCTTTAACTAAAAAAATCGTCAAGTGTGCTCATCTTCTCGGTCTTCCATTTAATACAATCAAGAATAACTTTGATGGGCTCTAAAAAACATTTGTCGAACTGTGTATCATAATCAATAAACTCATGTAATCCAAATTCTTTAGGTAATCTTCCTGGAAAAGATATGACTGTATCTTTAAAAGGATTTGGCATCTTTAAATAACTATACTTCAACTTCTCACCTTCTTGAACCAAAGGATACTTTTTGGTTAACTCCATTTTATTAAGATAATGATTATACAATATAGCACCCTTAACATGAATTGGTGTACCTAATTTGTATAACGATAGAGCATCCTGATATTTAGCTAAGCCATTACAGCCTCTTGGTGACGATATTTCTTCTGGTGGAAGATTCTTAAATTCTTCTTTGAATTCAGAAATAAAGTTGTGCATATCATTTTCTGTACCGTTAATCATAATCTTAATTGCTTGTTTCATCTTTTCTCGAATTACAAATGGAGTAGATGATTTTACCATCTCAAGACCCATGACTTTCATATCAGGTTCTTTATATTGTACACCTTCATTATTATATACGTTCAGAATATATCGTTTCTTGGCAGTCCAGATTCCTTTGTTAGACAAACCTTCACGTTTCATCTGCATCTTCTGTGTAGGTGCTTTAAGATACTCAGCAAGTTCCTTATAGCAATTATCAATATATGGTTGCAGTTTATCATTACAGACTTTATCCATGAACTTGATAACATCCTCTGTATCAGGTATTCGTGAGTTGTAGACACGATTAACCAATTCTCCAAGACGAAGATAAATTGAATCAGTATCGCTCGCAATAACGTAATCCACATCTTTTGTTTCTAGTACCTTATTCATGTAATTGTTTAACTTTGCTTCTATCCAACGAATACTTAATTGACCAGCTGTTGTGACACCAAGTGCCATGCGTAAATCATAAAAACGAAAATACTGAGAACCAAGAGCACCGTAAGCTGAGTTAAGGGAGACTTTTTTTGCCAACTGAATATTATTATACTTAGCAATTCGTTTTTCAATTTCATATTTCTTACTCTCATCAGTTTCATTTTCATACTCTTGCTTCGCCTTCAACATCATCTTCTTAAACTTACTTCTATCGGTATACATTTCTTCCATCATTGTAGGTAAGAAACCTTTAGTGTCTGTACGAAAGAATTGTCCGTTTGGTGTTAACGTTGCAGTTACTAAACCATCTGTGTTAATTTCTTTCTTTAACAACCTATCTACAGTTACACCTTCTGATAAAATTTTACGCATTTCATCCGAATAGTCTTGTGGTTCAATAAGTGTTTCTGGACTAATATTGTATTGCATCATTAAGTGAGGATACAAACTGTTTAAGTCAAATGAGGCAACCCAATCATGTAATCCAACTTGAACTTCTTTAACATAAGCACCTTCAAACATTCCATCTTTTTCTTTTACAATCCTAGGTGGCACAATGATATTCTTTTCCAACAAATAAGAATACGTCATTGCGTCCCACATACGGGTCTGTGCAAATACATCTTCAAAGTTTGATTTTGTGTCGTATGCCAAAGTTACTGCCAATTCTAACAACTTTAACTTATCTTCTAAACGTAAAATAAGTTGTACGTCTTTAATGTTATACTCAATAAACTTTTGAAAGTTTAATCGATATAATGCGTGTAAATTATCATATTCATCATATGAAATTTTACCTTCACCAAGCTCAACTTGAGCAATAGCATCCAAACGATATGACTCTTGTGATTTACCACCAGGAGCATACCATTTGTATAACTCTATATAGTCAAGAGATGCGACTCCTAACAACTCATACGCAATTAATTGTCGGCCATTTATTGTTGTTTTACGTTCACCAATAAAATTCCATGGAGATAATTTTTTAGAATCGGGTTCTCCAAGAATTTTACGAAAACGATTAATCAAATATGGTATATCAAAGAACTTTGTATTCCAACCAGTAACGATATCTGGACATTTTTTAGTCCAAAGTTCCATGAATTTCCTACATAAAGTATATTCATCTTTGCATTTTACATAGATTTCGTCACCTGGTGTTTCATAAACACCACAACCAAACACATATGTTTTATCATTGAGATAGGTGATAGCAATAGCAGTAATTGGTTCATTGGCTTCATACGGGTCAGGAAAACCATTTTCAGAACCAACTTCAATATCGATTACACCAATTAAAACCTTCTCAAAATCATAATCAACCATACCTCTGTGTTCATCAGCAATAAAGGCATACTCATACCTAGTTTGGCCATGGATAACTGGTGATGTTGGAATACCATCAAATTGTTTAATAAATTCTCTAGCCGTCCGAATATCAGTAAAGATTTTCTGGTCGAGATATTCACCTTCAAGATTGGTATAATTAGTTATTCGTTTAGAAGGTAGAAAAAGTGAAGGAGAATAATCAATCCTCTCTTTCACTCTTTTACCATTTTTTATACCCCGATAAAGGATATAATTACTAAAACTTTGTACGCTTGTATAAAAATTCAAATTAACCTACGATAAGTTGTTTATTAGGAAGAACGATACCGGCACCAAAAATTTGATTATAATTATCTATAAATTCTTGTGCTGGAACATAGGAGTATACTACATTTTTCTTAGCAAAGGCAATAGATTGACCTGTTTTTGGCTCAGCGTGCATAGGAAATGGTGCAAATCCAACATTTGGCTGACCATCTTTACCACGAACTATTGCAACTCCAACGACATTTACTAATACAAATTCTGTTTCAGATTCAATTTCAACTTCTCCGAGAACTTCTTCACCTGTAATTAACTTCAAAATTTTAATATCCATTTGATTTCCTTTATAAATTTAACTGGCTTTAACTGGCATAAATAAGTATGTATTGAAACATATATTGATGTATCATTGATTATACTATAATTTAACTCAATTGTCAATATAAAAATGGACTTTTTTAAATTAGTTGCTGAAGTAGGATTTCCAATAGCCGCAGCAATTTCTGCTGGTTATTTTGTGTTTTTGACTTTAAAATTCATTCTTGCTGGGGTTACATCCTCTGTCAAATCGTTGAGTGGTATTATTACCGCATTAGACAATCGTGTTAAAACAATGAACCATGATGTTATCAGAATTGATACTCTGATGTCAAGCGCTATGGGTGTAAAACCAGATATCGACCGTATTGCACGAGCCGATGGAAAAAATGATGCGAGAAAGGATTAAAAATGCCGTTATATAAAAGTATGGATGATTTAGAAGATGCAGCTATCAATTTTGAAGATGCAGCCAATTTTGCCATTTCTTACCTAATTGATGCAAAAGAAACTGATTTAATAAAAGAAATTAGAACTTGTCAAGCAAAATTAACAAAATTAGCTAGACAAAAATATCAAACAGAAAAATACATACCTGTATGATGGATATAGCAGAGTTAATTAACAAATATGGTTTTCCTATTGTTGCCGCTGGAGGCATGGGTTATCTTATATTTTATGTATGGAAATGGGCTACACAGGAGATTAAACCTGTTCTTTCAGAAGCCAGTAATGTTTTAATTGCTTTAATTGACCGTGTACGAATGTTGGATAATGATTTAATTAGGTTAAACCAAAAAATCAACATTGTGTTGATGATGCGAGACATTAAAGATGAAAAAACTAATAATGATTCTACTAATACTAAAAAGTAGTTTAGTATGTGCAGAACAAACGTTTCAATTTAAATCTCCTTCATTTAGTGGTGTTGGGTATTCTTCACACGTTCAAACAATAGAAAATACTGAAACTACTCGTAGACAATCTTTAGAAGCCGCTAGACTACAAGCTATCAAAGATGCGGCAACAGCCGCCAATAATACAAATCTTCAAAAGTTTTTAAATAATTTCGAAAGCCGTGTATATGCTCAGTTGTCTACACAATTAGTTAACAATCTTTTTGGAGAAAATCCACAAAATAGTGGAACTGTTACGATTGAAGGTAACACAATTGTTTATACCAAAACAGCCGACCAAATTTCATTAACTGTTACCGGTGCTGATGGTAATATCACACAAGTTCAAATACCAATTGGGACTTTAAAATTCTAATGAAAAAAATATTGATTATTTTAATGTGTTTTGGATTATTTGGTTGTGCCGCTACAGGCCCACTTTCTCCAATGAAATTTGAAACGAATGATGCTGAAGTATTACAACAACCACAAGAAACTAAAAAGGTTGTTAGAGAAGTACCTCCACCACATGATGGTAAAATTGTTGTTGCAGTATATTCATTTAAAGATGCGACTGGTCAAAGAAAACAACAACCTGGTGTTGCAAGTTTTTCTACAGCAGTAACACAAGGTGGTGAAGGCATATTAATTAAAGCATTACAAGACATTGGTGATGGACAATGGTTTAGAGTGGTAGAAAGAGTTGGACTTGATAATTTATTAAAAGAACGGCAACTGATTAGGTCGGCAAGAGATGAGGCAAAAGATCCATCCAATTTAAGACCAATACTTTATGCTGGTATGATACTTGAAGCAGTCATTGTTTCATATGATACGAACATAAGAACAGGTGGATTTGGTTGGAGATGGTTAGGAATTGGTCCATCAACATCATATAATGAAGATGTTGTAACGATATCATTAAGAGTGGTCAGCACCCAAACGGGTGAGGTGTTATTGACAACTAATGTAAGAAAGACATTATTGAGTTATCAAGTTGGTATAGCAACATTTAAATTTTTTGATGAAGGAACAAAAGCCTTTGAGAATGAAATTGGTATGTCCTCAACAGAAGTTGGTATTTTTGTTCTTAAAGCTGCAACAGAAAAAGCAGTAGAAGAATTAATTTTCGATGGTGAAAAAAAAGGTTTATGGAAATTTAAATCAGGTAAACAAGAAGAAGTTGTAAAACCGGAGCCAGTCGTAGTTAAAGAAGTTGTTAAACCAATTATAGAAGAAAAACCAACAATTTATTATTTAAAAGATTTTGTAAAACTATATTATAACAAATCAAACTTGAATGGACCACTATACGGACCTTTCAAATATTACGTTAAAGATACAGAAGTAAAAGTTGTATCAACAGAATATAATGATGTTGCTGAAGTAACATTAAAGGATGGTTCAAAGATGTATGTTAAAAAAGACAATTTAAAGGAAACAAAATGAAAACCTTAAAGTTTGGCCAAATAGTTATTGCTATCGCCTTAACTTTTATTATGGGCTCATCTGGTGCAGTAGATAGTGGAGGCAACTCTGTTTATATTGACCAGACAAACGCTGATATGTCATCCGTATCTATTACACAAACAGGTTCTGGAAATAATTTTGGTGACCCCAATAATTTAATTTCTCCAGCATTTGTTGTTGATGGAAATAATATGAATTTAACCGTCATTCAAGATGGTATGAATAATAATATTACGGGTAATTTTATTGGTGGAGACTCAACAGCTTACATTAGACAAAATGGTAATACTAATGCGACAGTACTTAATATGGGAAATCTTGGTACCAATAATGGTTTACTTGGTATTGATATTAATGGTGATAACAACTCCACTACTTTAAATATTGGAACAACTGGACAAGCCGATAATTACAGATATCAATTAAATATTGGTAGTACACTTGGTAATGGTGGAGTTTCTACTGATAATCAGAGTACAAGTAATTATAATACAGTAGTTAGTAATATTAATAGTAAAAATGTCGAAACTAAAATTGCAATTGCAGGTAATAGAAATAATATCACAACAACACAATCAGGCGCTAGTGGACATAAAATTGACCTTAATGTAATTGGTGGATACAACTCAGTAAGTATTACACAAGATGGAGCAACAAATGCAAACACAGCGATTGTTAATATCACAGGTAGTGGTATTAGTGGTACTAACAATATTACTTCTATCGTTCAACACTAATGCTGCAATTGGTTCTGTAACAGAACAAAAAGGTGTTGCTTCAATTACTAGAAACAAATCTAGTATAGAAGTTAAAAAGAATGTTGGTGTTGATAGTAATGATTTGGTACAAACCGGTAACGGTGTTGTAGGTATTTCTTTTGAAGATGATACACAAGTTAGAGTAACAGAAAACTCAAAACTTGTTATTGATGATTTTGTATATGACCCAAAGAATAAATCTGCGGGTAAGTTAGGATTAAAAGTAGCAATGGGAACTGTGCGATATGCTTCTGGTAGTATCGCACACAATAACCCTAGTAAAGTTGCAATCAATACTCCGACTGCCACAATTGCTGTTCGTGGCACGGCATTTAGTATGACGGTTGATGAAATAGGTCAATCAATGATTATACTATTACCGAATAAAGATGGTTCTGTTGGTGAAATTGAAGTACAAACTGCTATGGGTTCTGTGGTGCTTAATCAAGCATTTCAAGCCACAATGACTACATCTAATGAAACAAGACCAATGAGACCGGTTTTGTTAATGTTGAATGAGTCGGCAATTAATAATATGTTAATTGTAAAACCTCCAAAAGAGATTACACAAAAAACAATTGAGAATACTAATAAATCTGGTTCAGCTTTAGAATTTAATGGTTTGGACCAAAATGCTTTAGAGGTTAAAGTATTTAAAGATGTATTTGCTGATTATAACGAATTGGCAATTAATGAATTAGATGTTAATTTATTGACTAATGCTTTAGATAATTATATGTTGGCAGCTTTTACTGTTGGTTATAATGCAATAACACAGATTTATATTTTTGATAAAGGTTCATATTGGCAAGTAACGAGAAATGTAAAACAAAATTTTACAGCTTTGATTAATAAAGATAGAGGTTATATGATTAACTTAACACAAGATGCTTACACAATACAATTACAGAATCAAGATTCAACAACAAATAATTTAACCGTTAAACAAATTAACAAATGAAAAAAATATTACTATCTCCTTGGACTGCTTTATTGACACTTTGTTTATTGGTATCGATTCGTGTTATGGATCCAAGTTTCGTAGAATCGGTGAGATTAAGATATTTTGATACTGTTATTACATCAAAACCAATAACTGAAAATAACATCTATACAGTTAATATAGATGAAGAAACTTTAACAAAATTTGGCCAATGGCCATTTCCAAGGAGTGAATATGCTAAGATTATCGAAAGTCTTTATGGAAGGAATGCTGGTCTTGTTGTTTTTAATGTTCTTATGCCTGATGTTGACCGAAGTGGCCAAGACGATAGGCTGGCTAGTACATTACTCAAATATCCGGTAATACTCAGTAATACTCCTTCAAACAAATCAAAAAATGAACCTAAGAGTCCTGGTATTGCTATTATAGGTCCAAGTAATGCACCACTCATTGAATATCCTGGCATTATTGCAAACATTACAAAATTAGAAAAAAATGCCGTTGGTGTAGGTACAACAAATACATTACCAGAAATTGATGGAGTAAATCGTAGAATACCATTAGTTATTAAATCAAATGACCGTTTTTATCCTAGTCTTTCTATGGAAACTCTCCGTGTGATGGCTGGTGATACAACTACACAAATCAAAGTAAATGAGAATGGTGTAGAGAAGATGCGTATTCCTAAATTTGGTCCAATTGTGACCGATAATCTAGGACGAATTTGGATTGATTGGTCACAACAAAACAAATCAGTATCAATGGTAGATTTACCTAAAGATTTTGGTGGTGCAGTTGTTATTGTAGGCACATCGGCTGCAGGCATAAGTAATCCTGTACCTACGGCAAAAGGCGCTGTATGGCCTCAAGATTTACAAGCTGCAGTAATTGCCACGATGGCCAACGGTGTTGTTATACAACGACCTGATTGGATGGATGGTGCAGAAATATTAACTTTAATCGTATTAAGTATTTTACTATTATTTTTAACGAGGTGGACTTATGTTGGGATTGTCTTTGGTGTTATTAGTGTTATTGGTAGTTATGCCTTTAGTCGTATTCTTTTTGAGCAAAACCTTTGGCTCGGAGATTGTACTTATATCTGTTTGTCTCTTATCGTTATCATGTTACATGCTTATGGAGTTAAGTTCGTGGCTGAGTACTTGGCCAAACTTCAGATAAAGAAACAATTTGGAACATATCTATCAAAAGCATTAGTAGAAAAATTACAAAAGAATCCTGAACTATTAGTATTGGGTGGAGAATCAAAAGAATTGTCCATCATGTTTACTGATGTAAGAGGATTCACAGTAATCTCTGAACACTACGGAGATGATGTACAAGGCTTAACTAAAATTATGAATCGGTACATGACAGCAATGACCGAAAAGATTTTAACCAACAGCGGTACATTAGACAAATATATTGGTGATGCTCAAATGGCATTTTGGAATGCACCAGTAGAAGAAATCAATCACGCAAAACTAGCCGTAAAAACTGCTCTTGAAATGATGGACAGTTTGGATGCGTTCAATGAAATTATTACTAAAGAAGGTGTACCTGCTTTTGGTATGGGACTTGGTATCAATACTGGTACTGTTGTTGTGGGTAATATGGGTTCTGACCAAAGATTTGATTATACTTGTTTAGGTGATACAGTCAATCTTGCATCACGTTTAGAAGGCCAAAGTAAACCATATGGTGTAAGAATTGTTTTAGGACCATTAACAGCAGAAAGAGTTAAAGATGAATATTCTGTTGTTGAATTAGATTGTATTGCTGTTAAAGGTAAAAAGATTGGTGTTAGAATTTACACCTTAGGTGAAGAAACCCAAGAACACAAAGAATTCTTAGAAGATTATTATAGTGGTGATTGGTTTACTGCAATAGAAACACTTAAAGAATTAATTAAGAAAAAAAATCCACTCGAGCAATATTATAAAAATATGTTGGAGAGGTTAGAAGAAGGCAAGCCAGAAAATTGGAATGGAACTTATGTGGCCACTTCTAAATAGGTATTATTTTGAACCATATTGTGAGTACCAGGTATGGTTGATGTCTGAAATGATGAAGCATTATTATCCACACATAATGATACAAGGATTTATGGGTGGCGGTCGAATAAACCGCCTTTACTAAAAATAAAGGAATAAAAAATGAAACGCATTTTAGCACTAGTATTAGTGGCTCTAAGCTTGTCCGCATTAGCTCAGACGCCAGATGTAAGTTTTGGAACGGGGGACCTAAATGGTTGGGTTGGAGGTCCTAGTGTAGTTACAAAAAATGGAGATTATGGTTCGACCGGTACCGGAGTTGCAACAGTTAATGGTACACAAACTATATCTTGTTGTGGTCCTAATACATGGACTATTAGTCCGTATACAGGAAGTTATATGGTTGGTTTGCAACCAGCTAGTTCAATAAATTATAGTGGTATGACTACAGCACTAGGTTTAAGTAGTTCAAGTATTTCATCATTAAATAGTCAAGTAGCTTCAATTGGTGGGTCTATTACTAGTACGGCTTGGATTAGTAAAGATTTTACATTTACTGCTGGTACAACATTTAAGATGGCTTGGGTATATACAAGCACAGACTATGTTCCATTCAATGACGGTTCGCTTGCTACATTAGTTAATAAAAATTCAGCCACAACATTTGGTACAATCAATGGTGTAAGTGCTCAATATATTTTATTAGGTGCAACAAATCCAGGAACAGGTAACTATTCTACAGGTAGTTATGGTTCAACAGGTTGGCAACAGATTATCTATAATATTTCCACAGATGGTGATTATAAAGTAGGTTTTGGTATATTCAATCAAGGTGATACATCATTAAGTCCTGTATTATTTGTAAATGATAATCTAGGTACAGTAAATAAAAATGGAACATTATTTAATTCTGTCGCTTCTAATGACCCAACTATGCCAAGTGGCCCAAGTACACCAACACCAAGTTCTCCAACAGTAGTAAGCACCACAACAACTGATTCAGTAACCACAAGTTCTGTCAATGGAACTCCAGTAGTTACATCTTCAGCTGCTTACGGTATAACAACTACAACTGTTGATAGAGCAAATAGTCGTGGCGCTAAAACAGATAAGACATTAGGTGTTACACAAACAACAACTGTAACAAATACGACTCCTGTAACAATCACAACAACCAAAACTACTCCAATAACAACTACTACAACAACTACTCCTGTAACTGTTACAACATATAGTGATAATACATCTACTACAACAAATGGCACTCCTGTAGTTTCTGTAAGTACCACCAATTCTGTTGCAACAAGTAGTGTTAGTGGATTAGAAATTGACCAAACACAAACTAATAAAGATTACTTGGCTCGTATTGACCAATTGAATAAATTTGGGCGTTCTAATCTTGCTAATAATTTATGGTTAGATAGCCGTGTAACAGACCGTCAAAAAGTAAAAGATGGTCGTTTTGCTGGTGATGAAGAAGTTACAAGTTATGTAACAATAGAAGGTAATCGTGGTGGTGTTGCCGATAGTTACAGTTTAACTGGTAATCGATTTGGTGTTGGTGCTGATAAACGTATTCAGTACAACTGGATTGTTGGTGCACAATATAATAGGACTAATTCAACATTAACAGGTACTAATGCTGGCGGTAGTGCAACTAAAGACCATGTTGGTGTGTATAGTTTATATACTGTAAAAGATTGGTTAATTAAAAATGATGTTGGTTATGCTCATAACCGTTATGATACAAACTATAGTATTCCTGAATTAGGATTGTCCAATTCAGCAGTAACAAATGGTGTAGATAATTGGGTTACAGGCAGATTGTATACACCATCAGTATATGGTGTAAGGCCTTTTGCTGGTGTACGTTGGGAGAAAAATAGAGTATCTGGTACAACTAGTGGTGGTTCAGCTTTGACTTCAGTTACTTATGACCCAACTTCTACTACAAAATTTAGTGAAGAAATTGGTGTGAATGTTGATAAACCTATTACAGATAAATTAAGTGTAATTGCTGAAGCAAGTCGTACAACTTTAAGTTATAAAACGATATTGGGTGGTTTGAGTTATAAAGTTAAAGACAAAGCTGATGTTTCAATCAGAGCTGGTCAGCAACAATGGGACGATATTAAAAGTAATATGGTACAAGTATCAGGTAAAGTATTGTTTTAATAACCGGGGTCAATTAAGGGATTATTCTTTAATTGATCCTCTCTATATTTTTTATACTTTTCGATATACTCAAATTCTTCATCTTCATGTTTTTGATCCTGTTCTTTAACAGGATCTTTTTCTTCTTGTATCATAATATCTCCTGAAATTGGTTGCGGATGATTGGAATCGCACCAACGACCTCTGGATTATGAGTCCAGCGCTCTACTCCTGAGCTACACCGCATAGATATTTATTAAAATGATAGAGTATCATAATCTTCTTTACCAACACCACATTCTGGACACTCAAAATCTGCTGGCAAATCTTCCCATTTACCTTCTACTGCTTCATCGTGGACATGGCCACATACTATACAAACGTGTTCCATTATAGACCTCCTAAAACTTTTTGATAGGCTTCAGCATGACGTTTTTCAACTTTTTTCAAAGCATTGAAACGTTTTTCTGCTTTAACTAATACTTGTTTGAATTTCTCAGCATGTTCTTTAGATTCAGCAATCTGTTCAGAAAATTCATTCTTTGCTAAAGGATTTTGTTCTAAAGATGCTTCAGTTTCAAACTTTGGATACATTGTAGTGAATTCATATGTTTCACCTTCAATGGCTTTTTCTAAGCATTCTTTTGTAGATGGTTTGCCAATAAGTAATTCTAGATGTCCCCAAGCGTGTAGAATCTCTTGGTCTGCTGTGTGTTCAAAATGTTTTGCAACATCTTCAAATCCTTCTTCACGAGCAATCTTGGCGAAATAACGATACTTGATATGAGCCATTGATTCGCCAGCCAATGCACTCTCAAGGTTTTTTAATGTATTAGACATAATTACTCCATAGTTAAAATATCTGGAGCGGAAAGACAGAATCGAACTGTCAACTAAACCTTGGCAAGGTTTCGTTTTACCACTAAACTATTCCCGCAAATCTGGAGCGGTGTCTTTGAGTTGCACAAAGATAATTAAGAGGGAATCTCAATCTGTTCTCCAACCCACCGCATATTCTTAAGTGTATTGTTTTGTTATGGATATCGTTCACCCGATATCGTTTGCTTTTATCGTTAACCACTTATACGGACATCCGCCGATGTTTCTCCGTTTTCGCTTTGACAACTCGTTACAGATGCCGGCCGACAGAGCTGTAAGTGAGAGTGCATTAACCTGGTCACAGGTTTTTTCCAAAACAACACAATTAAAAATCCTGCTTACCGGTTACAGGGACTCCAAGAGAGTCGGAAGTTTTTGCTGTTTCCCAACAGTAAGTCCAGTATATCATTATATAGTTGACTTGTCAATCACGTTACTGAACCATTACCATTTTTGAAACCAATCATACCACCTTCTGCTTCAATCTTTTTAATAACATCCTCAAAAAGAATCGGTGTAAAATCTGTTTGTTCTACACATACACAATGATAACGGATATCTATCTGATTGTCAAGCATAACTCGGTTAGAATGGGTATGACCGTGAATATTTGTACCAAAACGGCCAAGACTTTCTGGATGTAATGGTATATGAGAAAGAATCATACCATTCATTACATGATAAGCACGAAGCTCACGGAAATATTTTCTGTAATCTTCATCCTTAAAGATATCATGGTTACCACGAATCAATACTTTATCACCGTTGAGCCTCGACATAATTTCAAGGTTCTTACGCTTCATTACAACATCACCAAGATGATATACTTTATCATTAGGTCTTACTCTATCGTTCCAACGCTTGACCATTTCTTCATCCATATCTTCAGGATTATCCCAAGGTCTAAGCTTTGTTACGCCATCACTCTGCATGAAGTGACATACACCATTATGGCCAAAATGTGTGTCGCTTACTAAAAATACACTAGGCATATGCCCTCCTTTCTTCTATATATCAAACTGGAAGTACGGGTGAGATTTGAACTCACGGTTTTACGGCTTTGCAGGCCGCTGCATTGGACCACTCTGCCACCGTACTATGGGGTGCTGTATGGGATTCGAACCCATACTACGAGATCCACAATCTCGGGTGCTAACCGTTACACTAACGGCACCATTGCTCTGGTTAGGACGGGCTACTTGTGTCATCAAGCCCCCGATTGGAATTCATCGTTAGTTACGTCTGGACATAACCGCCGCCAATTGATTTTTTAGTTAATCTATGGCTTAAACTATAACTTTTCTGGAAAGTTATCTACCCCTCATTTACTCCGAGGCCGAGTTTGACACCTGGCGGTCTGTATGGGACTCGAACCCATGGTCTCCTCCGTGACAGGGAGGCGATTTAACCAACTAATCTAACAAACCATATTGAAGCACACTATTGAGATTCCACTTTTCAAGTCAGGGTCCGGATGACCAAGCGCCGCTTCTCGCAGGTTTTGAATAATGTGCTTCAATATGGCGCTCGGTACCAGATTCGAACTGGTGTGACCGCCGTGAAAGGGCGATATCCTAACCGCTAGATGAACCGAGCATTACTACTTAATATACAACCATTATACATGAACCATAGGATAAGTCAAGTGTTATTTTAAGACTGTTGTTTTTTTACTACAGTTGTGGGAGTGTTTACCCGTAATGTTTCCAACCAATAGGAACTTCTTCTATTGGTGAATCTGGATTGTCTATACCTTCAAATACTTCCCATAATTTTTCATTAACAACAAATTTTCTAAACAAACCAGCTTCGATACCGTAGGCTTCTATTTCCCATGGTTGACGCCAGTAATCATCAAAATTAGATTTCATTGGCATACCTTTCCATCTGGTCAGGTTGTCATTGGTTTCATCATAGGCGTATTGCTTAATGTGAACCATCTCATGTGCTAATGCTTTTAATATTGCACGGCCACCGATTACAGGATTGATTTCTATTAGAAAATCTCTTGCTTTACCCGAATCTGTTCTTTCTTCAACTGAAGCATATCCATAACAATCTGTAATATTTTTATCAAACTTAACTTTAAGGTTGATATTTTCCATCATTTTAGAACTTAATAGTTCGTGCGCATAAAACTCTATAGCTCGTTTGACGTAAGGTCGAAAACGCTCTTTATCGGGACAACCAACTATACTTAATCTCATTAGGTCTCTCCTTTAGTAAATTGACCCAATAATTGGCATATTCCTACTAATACTCACTCACAGCTATTTAGTTTTTTATACCTAAATGTTTTCTTGTAATCTTATCTTTAAGCATATCTGGAATATTTTCCCATGGAACTTCCAAAACAAATGGACAACCCATTGAACCCCATTTATATGTTTCAAAAAAAGATTTAACGGTATCCATATCAACTTTATTTTCAGGATTAAAACGGCGTCTGGCTGTAATACGTTCCATCATCAAATTCATAATTTCACCTTTATCATCATAAAATACCATTATAACATAAAAAAAAGGCTTTGTCAAGCCCCTTGTGGTTACTTACGAGAAGGGTTATTTACCCATTCCACATCATCTTCAGTCATTGGTTGCCAGTTATTCATCTTTGGTTTTTACGGCAATTTTCTTTACCATATCCTGTGCTTTGACCATGTTTTCCAACCAAACTTTTAACATACCATTTGTTAATTCGGCATCTTTAATTTCAATCTTATCAGCCAATGTAAATGTACGTTCAAAATTACGGCCAGCAATGCCTTTGAAAATATATGAACCATCTGTTTCATTATCTTTTGAAGTACCTTTGATAACTAACTTGTCACCTTCCAAAGTAACTTCAATATCAGATTTAGCAAAACCAGCAACTGCCATTTCAATGACATACTTGTTGTCTTTTACTTGTTTGATGTTATATGGAGGATAACCAGGTGTAGCCTTGGCCATTTCGGTGTGCATAGATTGAATTTTATCAATCACTTCATCAAAGCCGATGGTGAAAGGGTCAAAAGATTTGTGGATTTTATCCCATTGTGGGAATAGAGATAGTGTGCTTGTCATGAGTTTCTCCTTATTGATAAGCGAGTTAATAAAAAAGTGTAGACCCCGAAGGCATCTACACTTATATTTATATCATATTTTTACTGAAATGTCAATAGACTGTTTTCTTAGACCCAATATTGTATTTTGGAACTAATTCCCATTCATCTTTTTCTTTATGGGACAGTATCTTAATTTGCGATAGGAAGATAGGTACGGGTTCTTCAATTTGTTTATTGTTTACCACTTTAACTAATTCCCAATCTTGTAAGAGTTTAGCAATGGCATTTCTACGAGATAAATCATTTTCAGAAATGTCTGTAGGTTTACCATCTAATGCAAATAACTCTTTAAAATGTACAATATAATAACGACCTTGCTTATGTAATATATGACAAGACTGGTATAATATTCTATCTTTTTTTGATGCTACGCCAATTCTGGTGAGGGTTTCTCGCACTTTAAGAAAGTCATCCTTTTCTCCAAGCGTAACCTCAACTAAATCCGTAATTGAAATCATGATTTGTTCACTCCGCCTTTATTTGTTTTTGCTTTTATTTCAGCGATTTGTTCATCATTTAGAATATCAAGAGCCTCTTTGGCTTTTTGATTTGAATAACCAAAATACTCCTTAATGCATTCTAAATCCTTATCGGACGATGATTTCTGCCACGGCTGAAATTTCCGTTTCATCGACCTAATGGTATTTAGAAGGTATTGATATTGAAGGTCTTTATCCATTTCTGGATATAAATTCATCTCATTAGCATAGAGAACACAATCAATATGATATGACAAAGCCCTATTAACAACAAAAGGAGTATAATCTTTGATATCCAATTCATCTTGTAAAACATTCTTTTTCGTTTGAAGTATTGAAGGTATAATATCTTTAAATAAATCTGGCATATTAATATCCAGTCGTTAGATATTTTTGTAGTTCCTTACATTCTTCATCAGACATTTTTTTAACTGGTATTAAGGCTTCTTGTTTAATTGGTATACAAATTCTAGGATTACCATATCTATCTTTCCATGAATAAGATTTAAATTGACTAGGAATTGCTCTATAAATCCAACCATCAGAAAAATGTCTATATCTAGGATGTGGTACAGAAACAAAATATAATACATCAACTGATTTACATTTACGAAGTTGTGAAGGATTAAAAGTAAAAGCATTTTCTTTTACAAAAGGAGCTTGTGTTTTAACCTCAACAGTATAACTATCATCAACAAGTAAGTCTTTTTCTGAATCGTATTTGTTAATTGAACTTTTAACTTTACATCCTTCTTCACTTAACATATTGATAATAATTTTTTCACCACTCAAACCCAATTCATTCATTAATTCATCTTTAGTCATTTGAACTCACAATCTACCATAATTTCAGTTAAACAAGCAACCATATTAATTTCATGGTCAGCAACAAAAGCGGCCTGATATTGGTACTTAGCAAGATGCAAAACCAACTGCGGAACTGCGTTTGGTTTTAACTGTTCATATAATGTATCATATAGTTTACGATATATTTTTGTAGGGTCATTGTCTAAGTTGTTTGTAACCCATTTACGAACAGAAGCAAAGTCTTTTTCTTTTAACCCTTGTACCAAAGCATCAAGTTGTACATCAGTAACATTAGAGAGAATACCTTTGTCAATAACACCAGAAACGGAGTAACGCTGAAGTTCATTTAGAATCCTTCTATTATCAGGAAAATGTTTAGTGATGACAGCAGCCACCACTTGTTTATCATATTGAATTTTTTCTTGTTCAAGAATCCACTCAACTCGTTTGAAGAATTGAGAAGCCATCTTTGCCTTGTTACCATTAATTTTAAAGTCAATTACAGAACACCGAGAATGGATTGGGTCTATAATACGATTCTTAAAATTACAAGTGAAGATGAAAGAACAGTTTGAGGAGAACTCCTCGATTGCACCACGCATTGCAGGTTGCGTTGAATTAGGATTTAGATAGTCTGCTTCATCTATGATGACAACTTTTCTGCCACCAGATAATGACATTGAAGAAGCATAATTTTTAATCTTGTTACGAAGTACATCAATACCTGACTCATCAGAACCATTAATTACAATATAATCACATCCTACTTCTTCACATAATGCTTTTGCTATTGTAGTCTTACCAACACCGGCCGAACCTGATAATAACAAGTTAGGTATTTCTTTTTTATTGACATACTCTTGAAAAGTGGATTTGATTGCATCCGGAAGAATACAATCCTCCACTTTGGCTGGTCGATATTTCTCGACCCATAGTAAATGTTCCATTCAAAACTCCCATAATATATTACAACTCAAAAATACTACAATTAATTACTTTGTAAACGTCCAACAGTTTCCAAATAACTTTCGGTAACACCTACATTACCATTAACTAAATTGATTACTGTAGTCTCTACACCAGTCTCAGCATCTTTATTTGTAAATACACAAACAACTTTAGATGGATTGATTGCGACAGACATACCGGTAACAGAATCAGTAAAATGTAACATTGTCATATTAACCTCCTATTTTTGTATACTTAGATTCTGAAGCCATCCAATATTGAATGTTATCTTTCGTGTTCTTGAAATGACTCACTCCTTGGAAAGAAATATTTACTTCATAACTTCCTGGTATCATCTTAAAATTTTCAATATTGAAAACAATCTTATATTTCTTACCTTCAGGATTAAGTCCTGAAATCTTAAAAGAATTAACGTGTGCTGAATCATTAGTCGCATCAAATGTAACTACTTCAACAGAATTACCATCAGATTGAACTGCAATATGTGGTGAAGATAATACTTTAGCAGTGTCCATAATCCAATGATAATCGTCAGCACTTAAAGTAAAATTAACATCAATTGATGATAATGTAATGCTTTTATCTGGTGCTGCAACAATCATACTCTTTGCTGTTTTACGATAATCTACTGTTTTATCGCCAGCTTCATTTGAAAATATAATATTTGGACCATCAAAAATGAGTTTCACATTATCTTTGAATAAAGAATTCACAGATAAAAATTGATTCAAATCATAAACACAGAATGTTTCTGGAAAATCATCAGGTAAGGTGGCTTCTGCCATTAGTGCCTTACTAGAAGATACCGTTTTAATTATTTTACCTTGTCTAAACTCTAGACCTGGATTGATTGTTGAAAAATTCTTCAACACATTGATTGTTTCATTTGATAGTTTCATTCACTTCTCCATTATTTAAAAAATCTATTGTATCATGTTCATACAAAAACATCAAGCAGCACAGAGCATGTGCTAAGTGATTCTTACCTGTTTCTTGGTCATTTTGTTCACCAGACTTCCAAGCCCATAAATGCCGTTGTGCAGCATCAAAATATCTACGCTTAGAATCTGGTACTTTTTTCCAATTATCAGGTTCATACTTCTCTGCACCAAAGGTAAGTATTTCTACTGTTGCCTTTAGTGCATTTGGTGGTACCAAACCATATTGCAATTTACCTCCATCAAATTTACGGCCTCCTTCTTTAGCTGTTTGTGATGATTTAATAATATCTGAGAAACTTTGTTTATCGATAGAGCCTAACATTACATTTCTCCAACAAAATTAGCTACAGCAGCCATATCTCCTTTGAAGTGATATGTACCAATGTGTTCTGTTTTCATCCAAGGACATAACCAGATTTTACCACCCATTTTACGCCACATTTGACAGAACATATAATCTTCTGATAGGTAACGGTCTGAACCACCACCTGTAATAGAATCTTTAGTGTCAATAACTGTATCAAAGAAAGCATGAATATAACGACTACCATCAAAGTGTGCTTGACCTACATGGTCAGGTTTATAACGAATCATTGGATATTCTTGTTCCATTTGAGCAAACACTTCACGTTTGACTAACATAAAACCTGTTCCAATTTCCATAACTTCTAAAGGTTCTGTAACCGAAAACTGTGCTGTACCTTTAACAGGATTAAACACATAATCACCAGTAACTCTCTCTAATAAACCGGATTCAATCTGTGGATTTTTTCTTAGTGCAGTTGCAACTGATTTCCATTTGATTGCTTTCTTTGGATAAGGACCACCAATAACATCTTTGTCTAAAGCTAATAAAGCAAGAACATCTTGTGGACCAAAATTGATATCAGAATCAATAAACAATAAATGCGTACAATCTGAACGGTGAATAAACTCATCAACAAGATAATTTCTTGCTCGTGTAATTAGGGACTCATTAAATAAAAATGAGAATTTAACTGGAATATTATATTGCATACAGAGGCCTTGTAAATCTAAACAGGCTTTCATGTATAAACCATGATTCATACCACCATACATTGGAGTGGCTACAAATAGGCTTTTCTTTTGTAATTCTTCTTTTGAGATTGAGATTTCCATTTTAGTCCATTATAAAAAAAATAAAAAAGGGAGTGTCACCTTTCAGCAACCTCCCCTATAACTTACATATTAAACTTCATTGTGTGGCTGATTAAAATCAAAACCAGCAGCTACAGCAGCACGAACTAAAGCTTTAGTTGGCTTACCCATACGATACAAATGGAAACGTGTTCCATCGGCACGGGTTTTTGTGTTTGTGTAAATTACGTGACCTTCTTTACGTAATTCATCAATACGAGCAGAAACGTTTTTGATGCCAAAGCGAGCACGGGCTTGATTAACTGTTAAACCACGAGTCTGATTAGTTTCCAGATACTTGGCAATTTTTTGTTTTGCTGATAACTTCATATAAAACTCCTTATTCATAATTTAAAAAATTCTCGCATATTGCGAGTAATCACATCATATCATTATATATGTGTGTTTGTCAAGTATATTGATGGTACACTTGATTATCTGCCAACTTGTGTCAGATATTTTGCCTTGGTTTCTTCCCAAGACAAGTATATCAAGTCATCATAGAACAATGTTTCATATGAAACTGTATTCTTCTTTTTTAACATTGATATACGGCCTTTAGCGTATTTGGTTTTCCAAATATTGGTTAAGGCCTCTAAACTAGTATCGAAAGATTTAATTAATTGATTTTCACCAATCTCTTTACGAAGAAATTCATTTGTATTATTATAAAGAGGAGAAAAATAGATTCCTCTTTGATGTTCAGTTCTTGTTAATTCTTTTGGTATTCCAAGTTTAGGATAAGCAAAATGTAATGACCTATTTTTGTGGTCACGTTTTAGTGGCAATCCTTGTTTGTTTTTGGCTTCCCACCACTCAAAATATTTTTTAGTATGATTTTCTTTTAACCAATCAAATATCATTTTTTTGGTTGCTCTTGTTGGTTCAAAAGCAACTGAACCAGAGGAGAAACCCATTTTATTCCAATGTTCTAATCCATCATATTGAGAAAGACCATTAGACTTAGTGTTGCCATAAAGAGAAGTAGTTGTAACTCCGACCAAGACATCTCCATATCTTTCCTTCCAATCTTTTTGAACTGTATCAGCAAGACACAACAATGCCAACAATTTTCCACCCATGTAATTATAACCAAGAGGTTGTAAAGGTACAATAGTGGAACCAATTGCAGTATGATTAATCATGCCTTGAGAAGTCTTAACATCTCTTGACCATCCAATTGCTTTATCTCTTGGAGTTAAATCTAAGAAATCTGAAGATATACAAATTACACCAAGATATTTTTGAGTAACTTCATCTTCAATTGTATAGAATAAGTTACGACCAATATTCGAATTATTCTTCATAGTTGATGAGAATGTTCTTATGGCATTCCATGTCTCAGCCAACTCACCATTATGTAATTTCATAACAGGTTGTAATTTGGCATAATCATCAGGTTCTTTTGGCATCCAAAATTTATTTTTTAATTTATTAATAAGTCTTTCTTGTTCTGGATCAATCAATACATTAGATATTTTTGATGTGCCATCATGAATAATTGATTTTGTTTCGGTTGGATATCTTTCTTTAATTTCACACCATTTTTGATATAGTGTATATTCTTTCACATCCATATTAGAAGCATAAGTTAAATCACTAGTTAAAATTTTAACCAATTTTTCAGTATCAATATGTTCAAAAGATTTTATAGGGTTTTGTTTTTGCCAAACATCCCATTGTTCATCAACAGAAAGAATTTCATTTGTAGTTGCTAAGTATTCTTCATCGCCCCACAGGGTACTTCTAGTTTGAGTTTCTCTTGCCATTATATGAGTTTTATTTTCTTAATAAGTTTGTTACGTTTTTTCAAGCCTGACTGTAACGCCATTGGCTTCACTCTTCGAGTATACACTATTCCATTCATATGGTCAAGCTCATGTTGAAAACACCGAGCAGATATGCCAGAAAAAGTAGATTGCCTAATTACACCATTAAAATCTTGGTATTCAACATCAATGATTGAGGCTCTGGTAATATGTAATCCCAAAAGAGGAAAAGATAAACATCCTTCGGCTAAATGACTTTCTCCTTTTTGAGAAATTATTTTTGGATTATAAAAGGCAACATAATCATCACCAGTACCCATTACAAATACTCTATGTTTAAATCCACATTGATTGGCGGATAAACCATAACCTCGATTTATTTTACAAGTTTCTACCAAAGTAGAAGCAAACTCATTGGGATTAACTGGAGGATTATCAAAGTTAAATTCAGGCATAACTTCTCTTAAGATTGGGTTATCTTCAGCAACCAAATTAAATGTTTTGGCTTGTTGTGGTAATACTATGCCATCTTTGACAGCATCTTCCGTATTGAATTTAATTATATCACTCATTATGCTATCCTACTAAAGTTATTATGTTTCTCAAATTTAATTACACTTCGGAACTTATCAAACAATTGGTCTCCTTTATGTGAAATAACAAATACATTTGTATCTTTGTCCATATCATAAAGTAATTTTAAAAATTCATCTGTACCAACTGTATCTAAACTACTATCAAACACTTCATCTAATATCAATAAATTGGTATTGGTTGAATTCTTCATCTTGGCAATTTGCCGCCAAGTAAATAACAACGCCAAGTCAATACGCATCTTCTCACCTTCAGAAAAATTGGCATAACTAAAATCATCACGATGCCTACTCTTAATTGTTTCTTCAAATGATTCGTTAATATTAAAGTTTACGAAGAAGTCCATTGCTGTCAGGTACTTGTTAATCAACTTGTTCATGATTGGCAAATACTGTTTGATGATTCTTGTTTTGATACCAGTATCTTTTAATAAATTACCGGCATATTCCAAATATTGTTTTTCATCCGACAATTCTTGTTGTTTGGCAACTAAAACTCCAAGTTCTGATTTGAGTTCTTTAAGTTTGGCATTATCATCAACAAGCGAGTTTTTCTGTTCAGACAAAGTTTCAATTTCTCGTTGTAGTTTAGTAACGTAAGTATTGATTGCTGATATGGTTGAATTGTGTTTGACGATTTCATTATTGTGTGATTGAATATGTAAAACTATCTTTTGGATTTCTTCGATGCGGCTGTTTGTCGCTTGGATTTTAGCCTCGATATCTTTAAGTCCAACTCCGATTTCTCCTTTTGTTTTATCGATTCCACTAAGCTGGCTATGTCTGAAGGTGTCAGCGATGCTTTGTTTACAGGTTGGGCAGTCGTGGTTTTCTTCATAGAATTTATGCTCCTTATCTAATTTTTTTAATCGAGATTCTAGTTTGGACTCCAATTGAACCAGTTGGTTCACTTTTTTTTCTATAGATAACTTATCACTAATTCTCTTATTTAATACATCAATATGTTTTTGGATTAATTCAATGTCTTTTTGTAATGTAAAATTTTGATGAATAGAATCATTCACTTCTTTTTTCTTCTTTTCAATTTCGGCTTCATTATGTTTTTTAGATTCTTCAATGGCTTCTTTTTGAAGTTTAATTTTTTCTGCTGTCAAATCTAAATCATATTTTGTTTTTAATGATTCTGATTTATTGGCAGAAATCTTTTCTTTAACAATACCATTCATTGATGAGAAAATACCAATATCTAATAAGTCCTCAATGATTGCTCTTCGGTCACCAGGCGATAACTGCATGAACGGAACAAATGATGCGGAACCCAAGATGACTACTTGCGTAAAAGACTTGAAATTTATTTTGAGAATGAATTTCTCTAAGTGGTCTTGGTAGTCTTTAGCTTTCGCATCTTGGTCCACTAAAACACCATTACAAAATACTTCAAATACATTTGGCTTAATACCACGAATTACTTTGTATTGTTTTTTGCCAATAGAAAACTCAATCTCAACCACACCTTGTTGTTGATTGATAGAGTTTAATAGATTGGGTTTGTTGATTTTACGAAATGGTTTACCAAACAAACCAAAACATAAGGCATCCAACATGGTCGATTTACCCGCACCGTTATTACCAATAACAAGTGTGTTTGGTGATTTGGTTAAATCAAGTTCAGTAAAACTATTACCCGTAGAAAGAATGTTCTTCCAACGGAGTTTTTGAAATATAATCATTTACAATAAGTTTCTTTACATTTAACACAAGAAATATCCAATATTTTAACAACTTCCCAAATGGGAGTATTATCTGGTATTTCTAAATGTTCACAACATTTATCTTTGCAATTAAAGCAGTCTACGTTTCCATTTGCATCATAAACGCATCTGGTAGTTTCACTACAAAACATTCCAGTTTCTCTATTAGGAAAGCTTCGACAACAATTAAATCTAAACTCATATATTGAGCAAAGTTTATTTTCATCTAGATATGGACAAATCATGCCTGCTCTAAGTTCAACGCCTCAACGTAAAGTTCTTTCATTACAGTTTTCAGCTTATCATTATTAATATGTTCTTCTTTGATACCATCCACAAAATGTTCAATAATCGTCATTGTATCTTGTGCTTGGTCTATTGTATCATCTTCTACGCCTTCTGTCAAGTCTGTATGGTCCTCAACAATGGTAACATCAATTGGATTAATATTATAGATATTTTCCATAAATTTATCAAATAGGAAAGGATTAGTCTTATTGATGACCACTACTTTAATATAAGTGTTGGTATATTTTGTTAAGTTTTTGTTGGTAATTTCTGTAATAGATTCTTTCTTATCATCATATACGATACGGTGAAACATTATGTTCGGATTAGGTACAAACTCCAAATCATAAGTGTCAGTATCAAAAAGATGAAAGCCCCTAGTATCACCGTAATCTTGCCAGGTAAGCTCGTAAGGGTTCCCAAGATAATTAATGTTATCTGCGCTAGACCTATGGTGGTAATGGCCAGAAAAGACCATATCAAATTTGCCAAAGATTTCACGATTCAATCCTCCTTCTGCCACCATTCCACGGTGCATAGTAAATCCATCAACTTCTAAATGCCCCATACAAAGTTTAGCATCAGTTTCTTTTATTGTTGCCATCGATTCATCATAATTTTCAGGACAAATCCAAGGCAACATACAAATCTTTGTATCACCAACATAAATGATATCTGGTTTATCAATTACAATAATGTTATTATATTCACGTAATAATAAGTCAACAGAGTTTACATCATTGGTATTTTTAAAATAGGTATCATGGTTACCGGCTAACATAAACACATTCATTTTATAATAAAACAATTTGTCAAAGAACATCTCTCTGGCACGTTTGTATGAATAAAAGTTTATGTATTTTCTACGGTCAAAGGTATCACCAAGAATAAGAACGGTATCAATTTTTTCTTCTAATAGTTTAGGAAAAAAAGTTTCTTTATAAAACTTTTCATAGAAGTCCAAAAAATGGATTGAATCATTCCGAGCACCAAAATGTTGGTCTGTTATAATTGCTATTTTCATAATTAAATAAGTATATCACTCTCCTAAGAAATTTTCAAGCCCTTTTGGTTTTTTTGTTTCTTTTTTCTTTTTATTTGCTATTTCATAATTTTCAATAAACTCTGAAATATTATCATATAGTTCAAACTGTTTTGTGGTACCATCTTCAAATTCTAACATTTCAAATTCATCAAGTATACCCATTTGTTCTGTGGCTTTATACTTAACATATTGTTGTTTCTTTTCTTTACTAATTCTTCTAAGAAAGGCAAAGTAAATTATCTGTGTAAAATAGGCAAATGGATTTTTAGATTTGTCTGGATTAAAATTATCAAAATACATTAAACAATTTTCAATACCATCCGATATCATTTCATCACGATAGGTATAGTTAATGAAATTAGGTTTATGTGATAGACCTTCTGCTATTTTCATAAAACATTCACCTATGTAATTAGGTATTGCTGGTGGTGGTTTCTTATCTGCTTTAGCTATCTTACATTTTTCTTTATAATCAATAAGAGCAGCTAAGAAATCTGCATTGTTTACATATTGTTTTGGTTTAGAAGCCATGTTTACCACCTAAAGTTATTGACAAACGCTTGACAAGAGAGTAAAGTCGAGTATGTCCTGTTTTGAGATTAATATTAATGTAATGTTCCTGTTTCATTGTTTTCCATTTCAAATTCATTTATTATATAATTTATTTCTTCATCTGTCATCTCGGCAATATCTGCTTTAGCTTTCATCAGTCTTTTAATTTTTTCAATAGTATGATAGTAATATTCAACAAAGTCTTCCGTAGGACTCATTATTGTTAATATATTTTTAACGTTAATAGAAATTTTATTTTCTTTAATTAATTGTACCGGTAAATAATGTTGAATAACTAAAGAGTTGTTATTACGATAATCAATCCAAAATTTCATTGGTTCTTCTAAAACATAAGATGTGCCAGTAATACTCAAATCCACATTAGCTATCAATTCTTCCCCATTTTGTAATTTTATTATTTGTGTGCTAAACATTTTTTAGTCCTATTTTGTAGATTTTATATGGGAACTGTTCATCATTATATATCTTAGTTCTTTCCACGAAATGTTTTAAAGTATAATTCATATGTTTTTTATATCTAAGGTCGTCAGAAATATCATATAGAGTTGCTATTTCTTTGCCTTCATTTTGCCTAAGGCCTCTACCAATACTCTGTAATGTTCTAATTGTAGATTTAGTTGGCATTGCAAATATGATATTATGCAAATTACGAATATTGATTCCAGTACTAAAAGTACCATAAGAAGCCACCACGATTGCATCATTTTCTATTTCCATAATTTTTCTAATTTCTTCACGGTCTGTAGTATCAGTTCCACCATGAACAAAAAATACCTTTCTGCTGCCTATCTTTTCTGTGTTTCTTATGATATCATACAGGATTTGACCATGTTTGTCAACCATTTGATATAACACCAAAGTATTTTTACCTAGGCTAACTGCAAGATTTTTAATGAATTTATTTCTGGCTTCATTTGAAATTAGATATTGAATTTCTTCTTGGTAAGTTTTATCTTTTAACTCTAAACATTTTTCATCTGCATGTTTTAATACTAAACATTTAATTTCAAAATCTGAAACTTGTTTTTTATCAATCAATTCTTTTGTACTAATAACTTTATTTACTTTGCCAAATAGACCTTCTAGTACTAACTTGTGTGTTTTCGTTCCATCCAACGTTCCAGTAAGTCCTATACGGTATTTGGCATTAATACAAGAAGTGAGTATTGTTGTTAATGATTGTGCTTTGAATAGATGGGCTTCGTCACCTATTATATAATCAAATTGATGAAAATATTCTTTAGGCATCTTATATAATGATTGCCATGTAGAAATTGTTAAAGGAAGGCTTGACTCTTTTTCTTTTCCTTGATATATTCTATGTACTAAAGATTGCATTGAATCGTTAGCATAATCTTCAAAGTCTGTATATAATTGTTCCACCAAAGAAGTGGTTGGAACAATAATAAGACCTTTTAACTTTTGATATTCTAAGAGTTGTCTGAAAATAAGGTAGATGATGAGCGATTTTCCCGAAGCGGTTGGAGACAGGAGTAAAGCTCTTCGGTTTTGCATTGCGTGAATATAGGCAGAGAGTTGGTGTTCCCTGACTTCAATTCGTTGTCCACGAGAATGTGGATTAATTTGTGATATAAATTTGTTCGCATGGTAAACTGAGTATTCGTCTTGTACAAAATCGTGGTGCCAAGTATAATCTCTTTCTTGGCAAAATTCTTCTAAGTATGGTAATAAACCAATATATATTTGATTACTTCTTAAATCAAAAAGTCTTATCTTTCCATCCCAAATTTTATTCCTATAAGCAGGAACAAAAGTATAACCAGGAACAAAAAATGTAAAAAACTCCGATAACTCTTTAGCTATATGTTTTTCACATTCAACTTTTAAGTATACCTCATTGACTTTAGAAATAACTAAATTATTGTCCACCTATAAATTTTTCCCAAGATATAAAATCACGCAACTGCCATGTTCTTTGTTTTAATTCATTCATAATAGATTCAATCACAGACACTACTTCTTCATGATATACTTTTTTTTCTAACAAATGGATTAAATCTTCATCTGCTTCCAAATAAGCATTTACATCCGATTTAAGAACAAATTGAAATGGTTCCCATCCGTGCATCAATAGTTCTTCTTTACTTAGGCGACCTCCATAATAGTCAATCTTAACTTTACGCATGCGTAGATAATTAAAATGTGCCTTTTTACTGGCCATTTTATGTCTAACTAATATAGTGAGGTATTTGTTGTGAAGTTTAGGAATCTTTAACAGTTCTTTACCAGGTTCTGTCTGGTCCATGTCTGCATCCGATTTCCACAATTCAAGTATTTGTTCTAAAGTTTCCATAATATATTCAAAGTAATAACACTAAATCTACATTATAACACGACCTATGTTATCGTGTCAAGCGTAAGATAGTCATTTCTGTATTGTTCATAATATACATTAAATTTTCCACAATTCTTTTTACAAACTTTTAATGGTGAAGTGGTCCATGTTTCTTCTATTTTATCAAAATACCCACTATCAAATATTTCAGATAATTTTTGTTTTTTTAAATTTGGCCAAACACCTATAAGGTCCATATAATCAACTCTTGATAAATCAGTATGGCAATCATGTTCTATGTTTGTCCAACAACAAGGGTTAACTGTTCCTGTGGCACTTATATAAATTTGATTGGTTTTTTTAACCATACAATTAATAGTTGGTAATTGTTCTTGTTGTTCTTTTTGTTTTATAATTTTACCAATCATACCTTCACTTTTTTTTGTTGGGTATATAATATTGATTGGAGTTCCTTCATCATTTAAAACCTTTAACATACCAGTTGAATCAAATCGATTGGTATGTTTTGATTCAAATCTAACAAATCCCAATTGCCGGCTTAATTTTTCACAATCATCTACTTGATGTTCATTGTGTTTAAAAACAAGCATTTCCCAATGTGCTTGACCACCAGATTTAATAAAAGTTTTGGCGTTTTCAATAACTTTTTCCCAGTTGGTTCCAATTCTGTAAATGGAATGTGTATCACTTAATCCATCAAGGGCAAAATAAACATTAACACCAAGTTTAGCTAAATCTGTCCACCATTGTGAGTTTCTTGCACTACCATTGGTAGACATATTTAATATTAAATTGTTGTTTGTTTCTCTTAAATATTTAAATATTTCTAAAGTATCTTTAGCAATTATAGGATCCCCTAACCTACCACACATAGAAATATTGGTAAGTTGTTTAATAAAATCTGAAGAAAACCATTCTTTAAATTGTTCTAAAGTGATTTCATCCAATTCAATATGCGGCCTAAGTTTACCTCCATGCCAGTTACGAGCACATTGTGGACATTTAGCTTGACATTTGGAAGTAGTTTCTAGATGCAATGATTTTATGTCTGACAATTTATACATAATATATTATTATATTAAGCTGATGCAAATTCAAAGTAATCGTAATTAAAAGATGCGCTAGCGGTAAGAATCTGATTTGCGTCAGATTTGGTATCAAATTGAATGTCAGATAATGTTAAAGGGAAAGCATTATAATAGGTAATTCTTTTTAATGGATTATTTAATGCTGAAAGAATTGTTAAAGTGGCATTAGAATAACTTTTAGAACTGGTTGTTCTTTTACTTTGTATTTCTGATAAACGATTTCTTTCTTCAAATCCTGCTGGAGAACCCATCGCTTTAAACCAATTATAAATTTCTTGCCAACCAATTAAACCTTCATCTATTGTAAACGATACAGTAAGATTATTGTAGGTTAATTTATTGCCAGGTGCATATATGTCCAACATTGGAGTATTAATAGGAGCTTGTCCCATTGAAACACCAGGTAAATTTACTTCTTGGCAAAAATATTGAACAGTAGGCATCCTGTCAAAGCTTAAAAGAAACTTTGACGGTTGTAAATAATTAATATTTTGAGGGGCTCTTGTAAGTACAGTCATACAGGTATTTAGTCCATAAAAAATACTTAATTATTTTTCAACGATTGTAATTTTTCTGGCCAATATTTTTTCCATTTTGCAAAACTTTGATTAGATTGTTCTAGTGTACTATTTGAAAATGTACACCCAGCACTTTCATATAATGACTTTAATGATGAAGATTTTTTTGATGCTTCAGTTAAAATAAGATTCATTTCTTCTATGATATTATCCGGAACATTAGTACGAGTAACCATCATATAATTACCAACCAAATCTTCAAATCCACTAATTCCTTGACTATGAAATGTTTTCATTTCCATTATGTTTTTTGTACCACTAATTCCAATAACATTAATTTTTCCAGAAGATAACCATTTATTTGAATCTTCAGGAACACTAACATTTAAATCTAATCGGCCAGCTATCACTTCTTGTGTACCTTGTACTGTTCCATTAAATCCAACAAAAATTAATTTTGTATTAGGTAATTTTGTTTGTAGTTGTCTTGCTAAAACTTCTGACATGGCACCTAAAATTACACCAACAGTTAATTCTTTTTCTTTATTTAATTCTTCAATTGTTTTATATTTTGAACTAACTATTACATAAGGTTGTCCTGTACACTCAATCATAACTGGTGTAAAATTTGATGTTTGATAACTTTCATTTGGATAAAAAACTGGTCTTGCAAAGAAACTACTTGAACTACTTAAAATAGCAATGCCTTGATAATCTTGTACATATCGAGTTGCAATTGTACCACCGGCTCCAGGTTTACTTTCAAAATTAAAAATATATTTGTTTTGTAATTTATTTGCTTCTTCTACTATTGCTCTAATAAAAACTCCTTCAGTTGCTGCCGGAGCAAAAGGCCAAACAATTGGAACTCTAATTGGATTTGCAAATAAATTAAATGATAATAGTGTTAATATAATAAATATCAATCGTTTCATAAAAGTCTTTCAAAGTTAAAAATTAAAAAATGGGGTATAAAAAAGGATTAGGTCCAATCAACTGATTTGTTTTTTCGGTTCTTAATCCGGTTATTTGTAATGTGATTCGACATTGTTGACTTGCATTGGCTGTGGCATGAGGTATATTAGGCCAATCGAATATATGAAAATCTCCAGATTGCCATTGTTGGTAAATACTATTTCCATAAATTACAAATTGTCCAGGTTGCCAATCTTCTAACATAATAGTAATTCGTACTATATCATTAGGATCATAATTAAAAGGTCCAAGTGGATTAGAACCAGGTTCGGCAAATCTATGGTGATTTGGGTCAATATGTAATGTAAACATTTGACCAGTAAGTTGTACATGAAATCTAGATTCTACAGGACCATCTAGATGAAAATAATCTACAATTTTTTTAAATTCTGGATATTGTGTTGGATTTTCTGTTATGTTTGTTAATTGTATTTCATCAATATTACCACCACCTTTAGCAATATCATTTTTACGTTTTTCATAACTAACTGGTCGTTGTTTGCCACCGCCTGTGGTTGTAATATTGCTCCAAGTACTTGAAAATGATTTTTGTTTGATATCATCAAGTAAGTGAGACCAAGTATTTTCAAATTTACCTAATACTTTGTAAACAGAACCTGGAGCATCCACACGATTGTTGTCGAAATGGTAATTACTACGTGACTTGGTCCAATCCCATAAACTATCATAATCACTAAGTGGTATATTCAAATTTGGTTTTTTCATTATTTAATGTTTTGTATATTTTTTATTTTCAATAATTTCGTTTAATAAACCTGGACTAAAGTAACCGTTTAACGCACTATACAAACCTTTAGTAGCATTAACAAATTTAGATTTTTCTTTGTTGTTCATTTTTACAGTAACAATACCTGCTTTAGCAGCTTGTGCTTCAACAATTAAATTATCCGCCAAACTATCTTCACGTTCAATCTTTGCCGCTCTCATAGCCGCACGAGAAAATACCTGTTGTACTTCTGAACTTAAAGATTGCCATAGTTGTTCATTAATAACTAAGCTTGTTAAAAATAAACTATGTTCGTTATCGTTAATATATTTTGTATACTTATCTTGTTCTAAAATAAAGTAACGTGTATATGTTGTTTCACCACCATCAATTTCACCAATTGATAATTTCTTAGCAATATCTTCAATCATTGCTGGTACAGGATTAGCACCAACTGCTTCAATGGTACCAATAGATACAGCATTATTGGTGCAACTTAAATCTAAACGATAGAAATCTTCTAATGTTTCAATTGCTTTTGTACTTGGAATAATTTTAAAACCACCACTATAAGTAAATGTTAATCCTCGAATATTTTTACGTTTGGCAATTTTAGAAAGTAAATGTTGTCCAATTTGACCATCAATGATGTTGCTTGCTTCTTCATGATTATTGAATAAAAAAGGCATAGCTAAAGCATTAATATCGTTATCAAATTTACCAAGTGTACTTGCATAAACAGTAGCCAAATCAATCGCACCATCATCAATTAAATTGATAATTTTTTCACGGTCTGTTGTGTGATTGGTTAAATTTGTTTGTGATAGTTTGTTCCACTCAGATAAACTAACCACATTAATTTTGTATTCTCCATTGGTTTCTGCATAAACTTCTTCAGCAAAACTTTTGGCAGCTTTGATGAAAACGTGATATGGCTCGTGAGCTAATACCCAATTTAAAGTTTTTTTCATTTTATTCTCCAGTAAGCTAAAGTTTATATATCTATTTATCTTATAAAAAAAGAGACCTCCAAAGAGGTCTCTCTAAAGTATCACTCTGTGGTGATTTGATTACATCAAGTTCTTAACGCCAAACAAACGGTAATAAACGTTAGTACGAGCATCTAATGTACCTGTACCAGCAGTTAAACCTTTTGCAAATGGGTTAGCAACCATACCGTAACGAGTTTTGAAACCAATCTTAGGTTGGAATGTAAACTGGTCAACAGCACGAACCATTTGGAGAGGAACGTATGGACAATAGAAAATACCAGCATCATATGGTGAAGAACCTTTGTAACCGATAGTTACGAGTTCTTGGTTAGCAATGTAACCACCAAAATATGGGTCGATATAAACTTTGATACGGCCATGTAACAAACCAGCAAATGTATTACCAGTATCATCTACTTGCAAGTCAGCTTGGAGAGCAGGAGTATAAGACAATACACCAGCCATTGCCATAGCAGAAGCAACGTCAGAAGAAACGATTAATACGTTACCTTTACCTCTACGAGTTTGTTTTGCAATTACGTTAGCATCACGTTCGATTTGGAAAATCAAACCTTTGAAACGCTCAACTGACCAACGACCGTTAGAGTCTGTGTCTAAGTCAAAGTAACCAGCAGAAGTAGTACCATACTGAGCACCAGCAACAGCACAAGTATAGATTGTACGGATAACTTCACGATTAATTTCAGCTAAAATTTCTGTAGACAGAATGTTAGACAATTCTGTTTCAGCGTCAAGACCATGAATTGCTTTTAAGTCTTGTGCTAATTCTAATGAGTACTCAGCCTTGAGAGCACGTGATTGAGCAGTTACAGTAACTTTGTCAATCGTGAATGCCATCTGTTGGAAAGCAGCACCAGACTCAGAACCTAACAACTCAGCGTTAGCTGTTGGGAATGCAATACCAGAAGTAGTTGCACCAGAAGTTACGTTTTGGAATGTGTTTGCAGTATCAGTTGCTAATGAACCTTGAAAACCGTATGGGTTGTTGATAGATTTAGTACCTGAGAATACTGTGTTTGCTTCATTGTAGAAAGCTTCAGCACCAGATTGATTTTCGTAACGAGCACGCATTGCGAAAATTAAACCTGTAGGACCAGTCATTGGTTGAACACCAGCAACGTCATAAGCGATTAAGTTAGGCAAAGCACGGCGTACTAAAGAAATCAAGATTGGGTCAAAGTTTTGAACACCACCAGCTAAGTTTGTAGGACCAGTATCAGTTAAAGTTTCATTTAACTGTTGACGGTCTTGAGCCATAGCTTGACGTTGATTTTCAAGAATAACAGTTGTAACTGCACGCTTGTACGGGTCTTTAATTGGTTCTAATTCTGGATGATCCAGAACTGGAGACCAAGCTTTTGATAATTCTTCTGTTAAATACATTTAATTCTCCTTGTGAGTTTCTTGTTTTGGTATTTTATTTATTATTTTACCAAAGTCTGTGAAATAGTTTTTGCATAATAATCGATTTCAGAATTTGAAGATTTAATTGTCCTCTTTTCTTCTTCTAGCAAAACTTCGTCATCTAAAGCATCAGTAGTTGCAACTTTCACATCTGCTTTGAAATATGATTCTTTCAAAGTTTCAAGTTTGGTTGTAAACTCTTCCTCAGTAGTAAAGTCAACGCCCTCTGCGAGCGACTTCATTTTTTCTACTTGAGTTTGCGTTAGGCCTTCACACGCTGTGTAGATAGCCTCAATTTTTTTCTGTTCGTTTAGTGCTTTTGTTAATTCAACACCACGAGCAATTTCTTCATTTAGAACGGCTTCAGTAGCTTCTAATTGAGCTGCCAATTCTTCAACAATATCTACCTTATCTTCAGGGATATCAATGTTGTGTTCAATGAATAAATCTCTTAAACCAGTTAAGAATTCTTCTGTAATCTCTGATTTGAGACCAGATTGAATTGCAAGTTCGTTATCTTTCATCCATTCTTCTACCATATAATTTAGGTAGTCATCTACTTTAGCTGCCAAATCTTCTTTGATTGACTCAACGGCAATTTCAAATTCTTCCATTAACTGCTCTTCGGCTTCAGCAATAACTTCTTCAGCACGAGCAATAACAGCAGCTTCAAAAATTGTAGTGGCTTTAGTTACAAATTCTTCTGAAAGATTTTCACCAGAAAGTAAAGCGTCCATATCTTCTTTCATTTTTTCCTTACTAATCATTTTTTTGATTAATTTTTTATCTTGAGCTGCATCTTCATGACCTTTTTCTTCTTTTTCTTCTTCAACTAAATCACCTTCAACTTCAGCTTCTTCACCGTAAGATTGAAATGTAGCGCCTGGATTAGCAGTCATAGTTTGTGCAGCACGTTTACCAGCAATACGGTCACGAATAGCGGCATAGTCAGTAGCAGCTTGTTGTACAGGAGTTGTTGCCGTACCTTCATCGCCTGGTTGACCTTTTGGTTTAGAAGCACCAACGCCATCTTTTTGTGAACCTACAGGAGGTGTAGCGCCTGGAGGAGTGGCAGATGGTGTGCCAGCAGTATAGTTTGGATTTGCATCGCCCATTTTTGTTGGTGAATCACCAATTTTACCTGCGTCTTGTTGACCAGTAACTACTGATGTAGGTAACTTACCACCTTCAGGTCTTTTACCGTAAATGGTAGATGCTTGAATTGATTTCGAATCTTCGCCTAATAAAACACTTTTAGCGGCGTCAGATAAATTAAAATTTGCCATTTTGAAAATCTCCTTGATTTATTTGGATATATTTATATTTAAAGTTTTTTCATGAAGTTCTCAAATATGCGTAGACTTACTGCTTCAATATCTTTTCTTGAAGCTTGTTTGATTTCTCTCTTAGCTTCTTCAATATATTGTTCTGTCCAAACACCATTGACTAACATCCATTCTTTACCTTCCATGATACCTTGTACAAAAGCACCAGGTGCTGAAGGGTCTGCTACAATATCTGCCGCTGTGGCTAGATAAAAATCGGGTTGAACTACGTTAACGCCATTGACGTTCTTCAATGAACCCATGCCTCTTGAAGATACACCTAACTGAGCACCACCTTCAATAAGGCTTTTTGCTATATTACCCATTGGCGTATCTAATATCTTTGCTTTACCTATCCAAATATTACCATCTTCTCTTAACCCTACAATCATATGTGATACACGGTCAAGATTAATAGAAGGTGATTCAGGATGTCCTAATTCACCAAAGGCTCGGCTTTTGTTAATGTACTCATTAGTATAACGAGATACTTCTTTTTTCATAGTATTGTATTCATACAAACGACCATTTTTATTTTTAGTTTCAGCAACCAAAAAAGGTCCTTCAATATGTAAAGATTTTTTACCGTTAGATTCTTCTAAGTAGGTATAATTTACGTTGTCGTTTATTTCTTTAATAAGTTTCATAATTGGCCTATGAAGTATGTGGAGTTATACTATAATCTCCGTAGTTAAATGCAGCTGGGTCACGACCCCAACCAGCATCAAAGAATCTATTGTCTTTATGTAACTCAATAATTAATGTATAAGCAGCATTGGCGGTAGTACCAACTGTTGTAATTGTTACATTACCTGTAGGACCATTTGCGTTGTTTGTGATTGCAGGTAATTGATATTGTGGGTTTGTATCACCAGCACCAACACCTAAAGCAAAGATGGTAGCGTCAGCAGATGTACCTTGCCACTTTAATTGTAAATGACCAACTTCTGCATCAACATTATAGATAACACGGGAAATTGTAAATGCAGAATTAGCAAAACCAGGAGCAACTGTATTACCAGCTTGATATGGTAAATTATTTGCATTTAAAGCACCAGACAAAGTTCGTGGGTCAATAATAACTGTTAAGTTTTCATTTCCTCCAGATGCATCAAAAATACCAATCCGTTTAATGACGGTTCGTTTATTTGAATCAACTAATATTTGTGTGCTATTTGACGTTGCCATTTTTTATCCTGTTAATTTATTTATCTATTCTTCTGATTGTTCTTCAGATTCTTCATAATCTTGTGGCGTAATTAAATTTTTTGCCAAACTTTGTTTAGCTGCTTCGATATGTGCAGTTACTTTATCTTGAATAGAAGCATATAGTGCATTTCTAAATTGAACACCATCTTGGTCCATTGCGTAGTCGATTATACTTTTTTCCATTTTATTCTCCTAATTAATTTATTTATCACTTTTGGATTGTTGTTTTGTTGCCATTGCAATTTCATGTTTTTGGTCCTCTGGATTCTGAGGTTGTGCCGGCACTTGAGACATCATTTGTTGTTGTGATACATCATTCATTACACCAACTGGTAGTCCAAGTCCTTGTTCTTTTTCCATTTCAATTTCTTTATCCATTTCTTCAATCTCATCATCAGATAAACGTAAAACATTTCTTTGAATCCATAATTGAGAAAAGTATCTACCTGTATATGGGTCAATAGTCTGTAACAAACCTAAACGATTAGTCATTAACTCAGCATCTTTTAATTCTGTAAAGTTGTTATCTTTAATGAAATCATAATAAATATTTTCTTTCATCATGTCCCATTCTTCTGCTGTACAAATACCTTTTAATACTACTTGTACACGCATTGCTTGGTCAAATAAATTAGAAAATTTATTACGAAGTCTGTCAACAAATTTAGCAAACTTTAATTCGTCACGGGTAATTTCATTGGTACGACCTAATGAAAAACCAGAAGATTCTGGATTTAAACGTGAGACTGGAACACTAAGTGCTTTATATAATTTCTTTTCAAAATATTTAACATCTTCCAACTCACCTAAGTTTTGGCCGCCAGGTAATGTTGAGATTTCGGTACCTTTACCACCTTCTCTACGAGGTAACCAAAAATCTTCCATCATTGATAAGAATTTACGGTCATCTCTTACTTCACCTGTAACAGCATCATAGACTAATTTATTTTTATACTTAACCATGATGTCACGAAGGTATTGTTCTGCCTTTAATTTCGGTAAATTACCCACATCAATATAAAAAATCCTACGCTCAGGAGCCCTAGAAATTCGATATATGACAGTAGCATCTTCAATCATCCTTAATTGGTTAAGTGGTTTTATCGCTTTGTGTAGGTATGACAATACCACAGCCCTACGAGAGTCCATAAGACCACTAACAACAGAAATAATTGAGTCGGTGGTAATTCTAACACCCACAGGCCCAAAATTACTAGAAGAACCAGAAATAACTTTATCGTTAAAAATGTAGTATTCATTGATTACATTGGCAACTTCTACGCCAGTCCTTTCGTCTTTTGATTTTTTAACTTCTCTAACTTTACGAATTTTTCGTGGGTCAATATATCTTAATTCTTTAATACCTTCTGTAGGCGCTTCTCTATCAATAATCATGTGGTAATATAATCTACCATCAACATAGTATCTACGAAAAATGTCTTGTGCCATTTGATTATAGTTTAACAATCTAAGCACGGTACTAAATTCTGTTTGTAATGATTTTTTAATTTTATCTGGTTGCTTTAATTCGTCCAAAATCATACGAATATTTCTACCATCATCATCTTGGCAAATAGCTTCATTGATAATGTCATCAATAGCAGATTCAATTTCTGGCTGCATTGCCATTTCACGATATCGACCAATGAGTTCTATTTCATTTTTAGCGGAGCCGTCTAAGTCAACGTAAGTGCCATAGTAAGCGGCAGAAGTAATGGTAAGAGCACCATCATCATTAACTGGAGGCGTAAAGGATTGTTGCACGGCTTGGACGTCATCGTCTTTCCGTGAAATTGTAAAACCAAAAAGTGAAAATTTATTAGCGGCCATATTGTCCTATTTCAATTCAAAAAAACATAAAAGAGAGGACCTGAGTCCTCTCTATAAAATAATAAAAATTAAACGTTATCTGTTGAATCTGAAGTCCAGTATTGATAAGCAAATGTTACTGAATATTCTTCAATAGAATCATTTGAACCCCAATCTAAATCAATTGGCGCTACATCAACTGGAAACATTCCAACAAAAGTACATCTCTTTAATACAGAACTATCTTTACCATATTGTACTACGTTTGCGTTAACGGTATAACCTAATGGTGTATTAAAGGCTGCATTTCTTACATTACCTGAGTGACCATTGATTAGATTCATCCATTTTTCTAAAGAATTACGGATTGTAAAATCTTCATCATTGATAATTGTTACTGTCCAATCTGTGAAAGTTCTGTTACCAGCAAATTTCATTTCACGACCAAAATAATATAATGGAACAGTACCAATAGTTGAACCAGGTAACTGAGCAGATTTTGCTTGGAACAAAGCTTTACGAGTGGCATCACCAGCACCAGGTACTGCTGTTGGGAATGTTAAATTCACTTCGAAAAGATTTGGCCGAGCTCCGTCAAACTGAAGTTCTGACCTAAATTGTGATACGTTAAATGCCATTTTTTTCTCCTATATCGTTGTATTATTTATTAAGCTTGTCCAACGATTGTTGTGAAATCGACACCAGTTCTTACAGCAACAAAATTCAATTGAATATAGTTAACTGAACGAGAAGGTTTAACGTAAATATCACCAACAAATTGATTAGCATCAATAACTGCCGGAGTATTATTTGTAGAATCACAAACAACACGGAAGTCATAGATACCACGGCGTGCTTTAATGTCTGCTAAAAATGGAGTTATCAAATTAACAAATTGATTTTGTGTAGAAACATCATTAAATTCAAACAAAGAAAACTTAGCTGCTTGAGCAATTGATTTTTCTAACACAATAAACAATCTACGAACATTGATTCTATCGAATGCAGATGGTTTGGATTGTAATGTTTTATCTCCAAACAATACAGTACCTTGACCAGGGAATGTACCAACTGGATTAACACCAATAGAGTATAAACTATCACGTTGTGTTTTATTTGGATTCCATGCTAACTTAACAACATTCTTTAAGTTACCACGGTTATAACCAGCAGGTGAATACCAAGGATCCCGAACAGCATCAGTATAAACACATAAACCAGCAATGTCTCCGTTTAATGGAATCCATTGATAAGCGTTAGTGTACTTGTCAAACATATATTTCCAACCAGAATCAGCAAAAACATAAGATGAAGAGCGACTTAATGCTGCTATCCAATTTTGAATATTAGTTGTTTCACTACCTGTTTGATTAATAACGTTTACTGAAGGAGGTGAAATGAAAGCTACACAATCTTTTCTAGAGGTTGCAATATTATCAATAACGTGTTGTTGAATTGTAATATTAGAACTTCCAGTTATTGCTAAAGAAATATCAACTGAATCTGGATTTGAAAAATAATTCCAAGCAGTAATTTTTTCTGCATCTGTAGATACAACAGAAGTACCGCCACCTAATGTTAATGTTGGTGTCGTATTCATTGTAGCATAAGCTGTATTAGTTGTATTTGCTAAAGGATATATCCATGTATTTGCTGGAGTAGTTCCTGCTGAACCTGGGGTATTTCTTAAAGGAGGATCAATTGCATAAACATATTTTGAATTTTTATAAAGATAATCAATATAATGATTTGAATTTCCTAAAGAATCTACTGAATCACGAGCTTTTGACAAATACGGATATACTTCTAATACTGTATTTTTTGTACCTGTAAATTCTCCACCACTATCTACAACAACAATATGTATTTCATCATTTGATGCTCCAGCGGCTGTAGCTTGAGCAGAAGTTCCTGGAGCGCCAGGGAAATAAGTAGAAACACCAACACCATTAACATTCCATGTTGAAAAAGCACCACCAGCATCACAAGCAGATACAGTTAATGAATTACCTAAAGTTCCTGGGTATCTTGCTATAAAAGCACCATATGCGTTATTATTATTTGTTGTATTTAAATAAGAATATTCAAAAATATCTTCATTTTTTACTTGTACACCAGGACTAGAAGAATTTGCTGTAGCATTATTAGATAAAGAACTAATTTGTCTAACAACTTTAAGATTATTTCCATAAGCTAAAAAAGAAGCAGCAGTGTGAAAACTTGTAATTACATTAGCAGCTATTGTGGTTCCTGCGGTTGTTACAGGTTTACCAAATTTACTAAGTAATTCTGTTTCATTAGTAATTTGAATTACTTTTTCCGCAGGTCCCCATGTAAAAGACCCTACGAATGCACCGGCTGTAGTTTGTACCGAAGGAACTACTGTCGTTAAATCGACTTCGGAAGTGGCTACACCTGGAGAGATTTGAAATGCCATTTGTGTTCTCCTTAAATTATTATGTTATTGGCAGTTATAATACCATTACTATATTTATCAAACGCTATCTTTATAGATTCCTAATAGAATCTCTGATAAAACTTGAATAAATTTCGCCACCATCAGCGGCTTCCCATACATCACCATCGAAAACTTCAAATTTATGTTCCAGTCCATCTTCAATAATTGGTGCTGGCAATATTTCTTGGTCCAGTTGATTCATATCTTCCAACTGAATCTGTTTTCTTATATCATGATTTACTATTTCTTTAAAATATTTTTGTGTGGTTGCCCACGCAAACATCACTAAACCCATAACCATATCATCATTTGCTTCTGCTTCTGCTGAAAATGATGTTTTATTAGCAACAAAAGTAGTTAACTCTGATATTGTATCAAAATCATTAATAAGTAATTTATTGCCTTCAATTAAAGTCTTAAGATTAGAACAACCCATTCTTTTAACTTGAACTGACATTTTCAAACCTAGTTGTACACCTCTAGCAAACCCAGCTGACAACTGTTGTGGTTGTTTATTACCTGTAAATACTTTAAATAAATTTTCATACTCAAGGTCTTGGTGTAAAATATCAGCAACTTGTGGTGTGTTATTTATCTCTACTAAAACATAAGCATCATTATAATACTTAGCAGCATTATAGATGACTGTTGGAAAAAGTATAGGAGAAATTGAAGAACTTCTATATGTGGCTACTTGCTCATATGGTGTGGTTGATATATCTATTACAGAAAAAGTAGAACAGTCTAAATTTTTACCTTCAGATACATCAACCCAAATACCATATAAGTGGTCTTTGGTAGTTTCATCATTACCTTTTACAGGATGTTTATAGATATTCATCTTGTCGTGGTTGGCAATTGGTGGTTTATAAGCCAACTGTTGTAATTTTTGACCAGAGATAAGTGTATTAGAAGAACCTAAGAATTCAGTTTCAAACTCTTGTCTGAATTGTCTTTCGGAAGTATTCTTAATAGTTTCTTCTTTCCAAGCTTCATCTCTACCTGGTACCATTGACCAATGAACTTCAAATGGAATATAATTATTGTTTTTATTAACTGCATCAGTCCAAATTTTATAAAACAAATTCATGCCGTTAGGTGTAGAAACAATAATAATCTTTGTTTTTGTACCAGCAGTAATAACAGGATAAACTGAGGTAAAGAATTCTGTAGCAATATTAGATGGTACGAAAGCAAACTCATCTAAGAACACAATGTTAAACGAACCAGAACGAGCCGCTGAACTTGATGTTGAAGATGCTACGATAACAGAACCGTTTTCTAATTCTACCCGGCCTTTGTTCCATTCAACAACGCCTTGTTGTAACCACATAGGTAAATTTTCATAAGCTAATTGTAACTTACTTAAAATACCACGAGCGGTTTCACCTCGGTTAGCAAGAACTGCTACAGATTGAGAATCTTGGAATAGAATTGTCCAAAGAAGATATGCGACTGTTGTAGTAGTTTTACCAACCTGACGAGGACATTTCATGATGGTAAAACGGTTATTGTGAAATGTTCGTATCATTTCTTCTTGAAAGTCATACATTTTAAACTCAGTCACACCTTCATCAAGTGTGATAATTTTAATGTATTTGGCAAAATATAATGGGTCTTTTCGACATTTAATATATTCTTCTACTTGTTCTTCGGTAAAACTAACATCTATACCTACTCTTTTTAGTAGAGGATTATCACGATACGACTCTTTCTTTTGTGTTGCCATTAGTCTTTACTTTTTAGTAACTTACTTAATTCAGATGTAGAACCCACAAAAATGGCTTTGTCTATATTGGTGGTATTAGTTTCTTTTTTAACACCAGAGATTTCCCGCATTTCTTTTTGAATCTTTAGAAGTCTATCATTGGCTTCAGTCATGTTCTTTAATAAAGTGGCATATACTTCAAAGGCTCTTGGATGTTGACCTGCTTTGGCAATTTCCAATATTTCATACATGGCTTCTTGACCTTGGTCAATGATACCTTGAAGATTTTCTTTTGATTGTTGATAAGCATCTGTTAAATCAGATTCAATATCAGGTTGTTTATAATGTGTAGATATTGTAGTTTTTTTTGGTTCTGGTTCACCAATAGGAGTTACATCAAAGACTTTGCTTAGATTTTTGTCAAGATTGTTCATAGTTTAAATTTTTGTTTCTGTTATTGTGGTGGTATATGTATAATCAGAATTAGCATTAGCAGTTATTGGATTTGGAGTAATTCTAATAGTGGCCAAATTAGCTGTTGGTACTTGATAAGAATTAAATGTATAATTTGCATTTGTGTTTACACCAATAATTGATTGAGATGAAACAAAATTACCATTAATATTTGTTAAATGCAAAACATTATTACTAGAATTCCAACTAACAACTTTAGCTGTAGCGGTTGAAATTTGTGGAGTATATCCTTGATAAACAATTTCACCTGCCTGATAACTACCAACTCCAGTATTTGCTGTCATTCTAAATCTTACTATATCGGTATCTTTTATATCATTTAATATATTTGTAATAGATGTACGAATTAATTTTGGTGTAGTATAAGAACCAAATATAAATCCTTTAACTGTAAAGTTTAAAGTCCATATAATCATTCTAGTTGGAGAATTTCTATCACCTTCATAATTAACTTCAGAAGTTACATTATTTAAAATAACAGGTACTTCTTTCACAACACCTAAATCTGGTATTAAATTTAATTTAATTGTGTAATCGGGGGTAAAAAAAGGAATAATATGTTCCAATAATTGAGTACCATCTTCTGTATTTCTTACATACAAATATAAAGAAAAATCAAAATCATAAGGTACCGGATTATATTGAGACACTACACCAGAATTTGTATTTGTGTAATTCTTTATGTTTGTATTTTGTTTTCTCGATACATCATACTGCATACCTGTCATTTCAAAAGACATTCTTGGTAAAGTCAATCCTGCTTTTTTATCTAAATCAGGATCAAATGATAGTCTTTGAACATATAATTCTTTTGCTGAATAGGCAATAGGAACAATAAATCTTTCTGCTTCTGTGTTATTTGAATTGTATCGAACCAAAGTAATCTCATCAAATAGATTACCAAAACCTACTACAAGTTTACGAATAACACGATTGTATGTTACATTTGCCATTAGATTGAACCAAAAGGATTAGATTCAGAGAAATCTATAATAGAATTCGCTGTGTTAGCAAGATAAAAATTATCATATACTTCTAAGTGTGCTGGTGATTGTAATGGATCAAATGATGTTAATGTATAACGAGCATTACTTGTTTTACCAATTAACAACCTTCCATCAATAAATTCGCCAGCAATATTTGTAACTGATAATGTATTTGAACTTGGAATCCAAGACTGTACATATGCAACTGTATTTGCATTTGCGTATGTGCCGTCTAAAGATTGATATATAATTTCTTGAATTGTATAAACACCTGTTCCAGTTCCAGTATTTAAATGTAATGTATAAGAAGAATCATTAGAAACTTTATCAATATCTGCCATACCTGTGTTAATAATTTCTTGTGAGTACTTGAATTTCTCAAGGTTTAATTCATAGAAATATGGTGCTTTTCTTCCTAATTGATGAAAATCTTTGGCTTGTTCAACGAAAGTAATCTCATACAATTCACCAGTACCATTTAAGAAAGGTACATATATTAAATCACCTTCTCTAGGTCTTGTTAATATTCCTTGAGGCAATCTTTGTTCAAATGACCTTTTTGATAATATTACTTTAACAACGTCTCGAATTTCTAAACCAAACTTAGAAAAGAAATCTTGTTGACCTTCATAACCAGAAGAATCTGATAGGTACATTTCTAATGGATAAGAAGTTTTAAATTTTTTAACTGGATCTTCTCCATATAAAATGTCTCTATCTTCAGGATTAAAAATTGGCATATAAAATGCATCAAACCCCATGATTTTAATTGATTCAACAATTAAATCTTCTATAAGGTGTTGTTCACCTGTTGAGTTGTAATTATTAAAATATACTGAAGTTGCCATATTAGTTCATCATAATTTCTAAAGGGGCGCCATATTCAGTTTGCATTTGATTTTGTAAATTTTCAATCTCATCTGTTGCTTCTTGATAAATTTTGTCACCATTTAATGTTACACTACCAGGTAATTGTAATCCGGCAAATTTCTTGAGATTGTTTCCCCACATTCTTTTGATTAATGCTGTGGCATATTCTTTCATCCATCGGTCATTCCATACTCTACCATAAACATTTGGATTAATTGAGGCATAACATTCGGCAACTACAACATCACCAACGTTGGCTTGTGAAGTGCCCCATGCCCAATCAATAAACAGTTTTTGCATGTGTCTTTGGAAACGAATAGGAACTTCTCCAGTGAACATAAGTTCAAGAGAACGTAAGTGTTGTTGTGTTAAAGTATAATTGATATACGATGCGGAGGTGAAGTCATATAACTCATTAAGACGTAACTGATATCTCAAGTCAAACATATTAATAGTTGCCTGTGAATCGGTAATTGGAAATACACGGGTAACACCCACAATCTCCATCGTATTGTTGGAAGCATCGACAACATTACTTAAATCAATATATTTTTGGTTAATATCAGCTTGTTGAATTGCTTTGACATAATATATTTTTTGTAATCCGTCAAAGTGATAATCTTGCCAGTATTGTAACGCATCATCAATACGGTCCTCCACTTGGTCATCATCTACGTTAATTTCAATGACAGGGAATCCAAGTCTACGAAGGCAATATTGTTTGAAATCGTTTCTATTTGTTATTGTTGCCATCAGTTTCTCCTATTATTAGTGTATTTATGTAACAGGAGAAACTAGTTTTAAATCTTCAGTAGTCCTGGTAATCTAGGTCCATCTTTAATGGATACTAACCAAGCGGTTGTTACTAAAACATTTAGACTTTTCATCCAATCATTTGGAAAATAAGTTTCTTTCCTATATTGTTGAAATTTAATATTTTTATTGTCTATAAAGTTAGCTAAGTAAGCATCTGTATAATATAAGAAACTGTTTTCATTCCAATAACTTACATGAGTGGGGTCTTGAAATGCTCCACGTCCATCGGTACTAGGGACATCAATAAAAGCCCATCCTCCATGTGCCAATACTCTATGTATTTCAGACATGATTTTGGTTTTATCATGTAAATGTTCTAAAATATGACTGGCATTTAATACTCCAACTGAATTATCAGGTAAAGGAATACCATCATTTAAATCACAGTTAGGATAATCAGCCGTATCTCTAAGGTCTACCGTCACATAACCTGGAAATGGATTTAATCCTCCACCAATATCTACTTTTAATAATCCTTTATTATCAGCATCCTTTTCTGCCAACTGTCTTGCATATTGATTAAATAATTCTACAGTTTTAATTTGTATATCGGCATTTCTACTGTTCATTGATGTATTAACACCAGTAACTCTGTAAATATAGAGAACCTTAGGTATACGAACCATCTTAGTTTTTAAGTAAGTTCGAATACACAATTCATGGTCATCACAAATCTCTAATTCGGGGTTATGGCCACCAATTTCTTTATACACGGATGCTCTCCATGTTCTTACATGGTCTGGCGCAAACCAAATATAACCTAAACTGTGACTAGAAGGTTCAAAACTATGCATCGCATACAAATCTTTACCTTTCCAATTATACATTTTATAGGTCCAGCCATTGTCTGATGAATAAGGAACAAATTCATCTTTCATATGATAAACAGCATTATCTGAATAAACAAATCCAGTTGATTCATCTTGGTATGCTTTATTTAATTCTTCTAAACAATCTGGAGTAAACATATCATCATGGTCGGCTTCAACTAATATATCACCTGTACCCAAATTAAACGCATCTAATTTTAAACGGCCAATACTGGCTGTTTGTCCATTCCAATGAAATATTTTTACTCTTAAATCATTTTGTATTTTTTCTGGTAAATGATGTGGAGTACATTTATTATTTGTTAAAATAATCCATTCCCAATTAGAATATGTTTGATTAATAATTGAATCGTATAATTCAAGTAAATATGGTATATTTTCTGGACTGTGTTCAGGTGTGATAAAACTAAATTTGTATTGTTTCATAATTTAATCAAAGAAAAATAAATGTGTCAGTCTGCCGTCTTGTTTGTTTTGTCCAAAATATGGTCCTGCCGAATGAATACATCTGGCATCCATGATGACTAATCTATTATACAGGTTACCAGCTGAATCGGCAATATCAAATTTGGTAGAATCATAAAATCCACCAGAGAAAGCTCTATCAGCATCAGCATCTGTTGCTCTTCTGGCACCATTAATTTTAGACCTATGTAATCTTGTACCACTTTCTAATGGTGCATCTGGTGTCATGTATATCATGGCAGCCCATTTTTGCATATCATAATGATAAACTTGTGGGTCTTGTGCTATACAAATTTGAAATACACCATTGTAACCTTGTTCAAAATCCACAATAGGTTCACCCATAATAAACTCAAAGGCTTCTTTAATTCCTTTTGGACGATATGGTCTTACAGACCTAAGTCCTTTATACCATCTCAAATCTTCTTTATATTCAACTTGATTTAAAGCAAACTCTCTAATTGTGTCTGGATCATTGTAGAAATTATCCACAACAAACAATTTTTTACCATATGATTTATTAATATAAAATGGTGGATGTTCATTGTGTAAATTATTTTCTTCTTGTAATTTACTACTTGCAAATTGATGCAAGTCATGTATTAAAGGTCCACCGTCATGATACATAGCTGAATTAACAAAATTAGTATAAGTTGGGTAGGCATTTGTTCTTTCGGGTTGCATCATAATACTTGTATACTGATGCATATTTTTCCAATCTCCTAATTCTTGGTACTTATATGCTAAAGATAAAAAGTGGTCATTTCTACCTGGTGCAAAAGAATTTGCCAATTTTAAATAACTTATTTGTTTTTCATTGTCTTTAAAATATCCATAGATTTGTGCAATCATTAACATAGACATATAAGAAACTTCATCAATAAATTGTGCTGATTGTGTTTCATCAAATCTGTGTGTATGATTTAGATATTCACTAAAATAATAGATACATCTACGACCATATTCTTTCTTTTGGCTTTCACCCAATGGAAAATTATTTGATTCCCAAGCATCAAAATAACTTTTACCAATATACCAAAAATGATATAGGTTTGTTTTAAAACTATCTTCGACCATCATCTTTTCTTCTAAGATGAGAGCGTGACTCATAAATTTGGTTGGTACTCCCCAACTTTGACCTTCGTTAAAACCAGTTTGTCTAAATGATTGTGGCAATAAAACTCTTTGAAAATTATCACCAATAGTCTCATCAGCACAATAGACAGTTTCATGGCATGGGTCGTGATTAAATCTCCATTTCATTTTTGCATTCCACATCCAACATCTAGTGTATGTTGATGTGCCTTGAACACAAGGAATTTCCCAAGAATGAACTGATGTATCATCTAGTATTGACCAATCGAAATCATCATCTACTTGTAGAATCTCATCACAATCCATTTTAAGAATCCAATCACAACCATGGTCAATACTTTGGCAAGTTTGTGTTAAGTGGTCACGGTTCCAACCAAATCCAACCCAACCTTCTTCCACATTGTATAAAAAACCAGGTATTTTATGTTCAGTAAAAAACTCTTTGACAATTTCTTCTGTACCATCTGTTGAACCATTATTTTGTATTACCCAAAAATCAATATATTTGTAACAAGACTCCAACATTCTTCTAATTGTTTTAGATTCATTTTGAAACATTGTAGTCATTACAATTTTACATTTTTTTTCAACCATTATTTTGCTCTCTTTTCAATCAATTCTAATATTTCTTTATCATTCTCTTGTTCTTTTGATGGACTATATAATGCTCTTTTTCTTTTTGGTGTAGTTGGAGATAAATCTGTGTGATAGTATGTTGCCACACTTTTTCTATACACACCTTCAGGACAATTAATTGGTTCATTGAAACCATGCCATGAGTTTTGTGATGTATCAAAAATAACAGCACGATTAAAAACACAATCAATTGTTTTAATTTTTTCTTTTGGTTTGTTTAATTTTTCATCGTGTGACCAGAACTCTAAATTACCACCCCATTTTGGATCCCAATCTGGTGTTAGGTATAAAATGAGATTGAGTTTACGTTCTAGGTTCAATTTTGGATGTACAGCGTAATCAAGATGTACATTTAATTTTCCACCACGACCATGAATGTGCCAGCCGCCTCCATATAAACCCATATCAGAATAAAGACTTTCTAAATCCATAAAATCTTTTAATGAATCAGTAAATTCAATGCCATTTAAATCATTGAATAGTTTATACGTTAATGGTGGGAAATGAAACCAATTGTTGATTGTCTTTTTTACTTCCAATGGATTATCATAATCATACCAAATTGATGAATCAAAATCAGGAAATTCTATTGAGAGTTTTTTGGCTGTATTTAATGGTAAAAAATTATCAACTATGAAATATTTAAAAGGCTCAACTTCCATAACAATATCATTCATTCTATCTCCACTTAGGTCCTTCAAACCAGGCTGCTACACTATATCTAGTACCCCTTAGGACAGGGTTTGCACGATGCCTAAACATTGAAGGAAAGTAAATGATTGAACCTTGATTTTTAATTTCTTTATCGAGGGGCGCCACACCTTCTGTAATTTCAAAATCACCACCTTGATAATCATTTGGGTCGCTTAATTGAATAATACAGGAAAGTTTTCTGTGGTATATTGGATCATTGTTTAACCAAAAAACATCATGATGTTCTTTGTATTCACCTTTATCAAGATAATTATATTCAGCAATTTGAATAAATGGTAATCTTGTAATATGCACATTGAAAAAATCTCTGTTTGCTTGTAGAGCTGTTTTCCATAACTCATCAAATAACCAAGTAAATTTTGGATTGTCAGAATTAACAAACCGAATTTTACTTCTTCTAAAAGATAAATCTACCGTAGTATTTTCACCAGTACCTAAAATGCCGTCTTGTACCGGTATATCTGCCGCATCATCAATAATTTTTTGACAATTTTCTGGAGAAAAATATGATTTAAAGTAACACCATTCACCATTCATAATAATTCACTTTCACTTTTTTGATTTAATATATTCTATCTGTTCTTTCTGTTGCTTTAGAGCTTCAATTAAAAGAGGTACTATTTTTGCATATTTTATACTTAAATAGTTATTTCCTGATTTGCTCTGTCCATATTTATCTGTGTCAAAAGCCGCCAATCCTATAACTTCTGGTAAAACTTTCTGAACATTCTGAGCAATTAAACCTATTTGTTTTTCACCATCATTATTATAACCCATCTTTTTAGCTAAATCGTTCTGTTCATAATATACACCATTTAATTCATTTACTTTTTGTAATGCTTCTTGTATGTTTGTTTCAATATCTTTTAATCTCTTATCAGAATAAAAAACGGTTATATCTGATGTAGCATAAACATAACCAGTTGGTGCACCAGAAGTGTTAACATTTAATGCAACAACTTGTGTTACTGAACCTCCTGAAGGTCCTTGAGGACCTGTTGGTCCCGTACCACCTGGACTTCCTGTAGGTCCTGTAGGTCCTGTTGCACCTGTACCACCTGTTGGTCCTTGAGCACCAGATGGTCCTGTAGGTCCTTGTGGTCCTTGAGGACCTTGTGCACCTGAAGCCGCTTGAGGACCTGTGGATCCTGAAGCGCCAAAAGTTCCTTGTGGGCCTGTTGTACCCGGAACGCCACTAGGTCCTGTAGAACCTTGAACACCTGCGGGGCCTTGTGGTCCTTGAGCGCCAGCTGGGCCTTGAGCACCTGTTGGTCCTTGAACACCTTGTCTACCAAGAGAACCAGGAGAACCTACAGGTCCTTGAAAGCCGGCTGGACCAGCAGGTCCTTGAACGCCATTTGGTCCAGGAAAACCTTGTGGTCCTTGTCTGCCTTGAGCTCCTTGAACACCAGGTGAACCTAAGTTTCCTTGAAATCCTTGAGGTCCTGTTGGAGATGCTCCCATAAAACCTTGAGGGCCAAGAGAACCTTGTGTGCCTTGAGCGCCAGGTACACCAGATGCACCTAATGGTCCTTGAACACCAGGTGAACCTAAAGGTCCTTGAAAACCTTGTGGACCTTGAGCACCAGTAGGTCCTTGACTACCTTGAGGACCTAAATTACCTTGAACGCCTGCAACTCCTGCCGGTCCTTGAACGCCATTTGGTCCAGGAAAACCTGAAGAACCTTGAGCGCCTGTTGGTCCTTGTGTACCTTGAGCACCTGTAAAACCTATTGCGCCTTGAAATCCTGAAAGACCAACAGTACCTTGTGCACCTTGAGGACCTTGTGTACCTACAGAACCTTGTGGTCCTTGAACACCTGATGCACCTTGTGGTCCTTGAGGACCTTGATAACCACTATAGGATGATTGTGAAGAAACCCAAACACCGTTAGCAGCAATTACAACAGTATTGGATGTGGTATTAGCAATAGCTAATCCATTTTTAACAATAAAATTATTATTGGTGGCCATTTAACTTTTCCAATTCTTCAATTTCTTTTTGTTGTTCTTTTATAGTTTCTACAATAAGTGGAATTAATCTTTCATATTGAATAGTTAAATAATTTTCACCTGATTTACTATTACCATTTTCATCTACATCAAACGGTGCTGGTTTAATAACTTCTGGCATAATTTTTTGAACTTCTTGTGCAATTAAACCAACTTGCCTTTTATAATCATTATAACCAAACTGTTCAGCAAATTTATTTTGTGTGTAAAAAATTCCATTAAGTGTATATAATTTATCGCCGGCATTTTTAATAGTTTCAATATTATCTTTAAGTCGTATGTCGGAATAATAAGCAACAATATCACCTGTTGCATGTAACCATCCTGTGGTAACTGCGGCAGTATTTACACCTAAAGCACTAACTGATGTTGATAAACTTGAAGGAGATGTTCCTGATGGACCTGTAGGTCCTGTAGGTCCTGTTGGACCTTGAGGTCCGGTACTACCTGTACCGCCTGCTGGTCCTTGAGCACCGGAAGGACCTGGACTTCCTGTAGAACCTTGTCTGCCTGTAAAACCTGTAGGTCCTTGAGCACCGGCTGGGCCTGAAGGTCCTGGAAATCCTGTACTACCTGTAGGTCCAGTTGTTCCTGTTGGTCCTGGAAATCCTGCCGGACCTTGAGCACCAGAAGGTCCTTGTCTACCAGGAGCACCTAAAGAACCTCCAGCACCTTGAAAACCTTGAACACCTTGTGGTCCTGTAGGACCTGCGGGGCCTTGAACACCTTGTGGTCCTGCTGGACCTTGAGCACCTGAAGAACCAGTAGGTCCTTGAAGTCCCGAAACACCTGGAATACCAGGAGCACCTAAAGAACCTGGAGCACCTTGAGCACCTTGTACACCTTGTGCACCTTGAGGACCTGGAAAACCAGCCATACCTGTAGGTCCTTGAGCACCTTGAACACCAGATGGACCTGAAGGTCCAGGAAAACCTGAAGAACCTTGAGCGCCAGCATTACCTTGTGCACCTTGTACACCTGTAGAACCTGTGGCACCTTGAGTTCCTGGAACACCTGAATTTCCTATTGTGCCTTGAGCTCCTAATGAACCCTGCGCACCTTGAGCGCCAGCAGGTCCTTGTGAACCTTGTGGACCGGTAGCACCTTGAGCACCTTGAACACCAGACACACCTTGAGCACCTTGATTACCATTTGGACCTTGAGCACCTTGAACACCAGCTACGCCTTGAAATCCTGTTGCACCTTGTGAACCTTGATAACCTTGAGGTCCTGTGGCACCTTGTACACCTTGTGTACCTTGAGGTCCTTGAGCGCCTTGAATATTTGTTGTTGGTCCTGTCCAAACACCACTAGAATTAATAACAGAAGTATTAGATGATGCACTAGAAACTGTTAAACCATTTTTAATATTAAAATTATTATTGGTAGCCATTATTTACTTTCCTCCAATAATATTTTAATTCTCGTTTGTTGTTCTTTAATTGCTTCAATGAGAATTGGAACTATTTTTTCGTATTGTACAGTTAAATAATTTTGTCCAGATTTACTATCGCCATTTTCATCTATATCAAACGGTGCTGGTTTAATAACTTCAGGTGCAAAAGATTCAATTTGTTGTGCAATTAAACCAACTTGTCTACTATAATCTGTAAAACCATGTTTTTCTGCCACTTTATTAATTGTGTAATATATTCCTGTCATACTCTGTACTTTATATAAACAATCTTTTATGATTTCAATATTCTTTTTTAGTCTCTCATCAGAATAGAAAGCAACGATGTCACCCGAACATTGAATCGTACCTGTAGGTCCAACTGAAGCATTAACTCCTAATGCGGAAACAGAACCAGTAGATGAAGTCGTACCAGAACCTGATGGTCCTGTTGGACCTGTTGGACCTGTGGGTCCTGTTGGTCCTGTGGGTCCTGTTGGACCTTGAGCGCCGGCTGGACCTGAACCACCTGTAGGTCCTTGAGCACCAGGTGTACCTGTAGGACCTGTGGCGCCTGCTGGTCCTTGAGCGCCAGGACTTCCTGCTGAACCTTGAGCACCGGCTGGACCTTGAGCGCCTGCTGGTCCTTGAGCACCCTGTACACCGGATGGACCTTGAACACCTTGAGGACCTGTTGGACCTGTACCACCAGGAATTCCAGTAGCACCAACAGTTCCAGATGAACCTTGAGGACCTTGAACACCTGTAACTCCTGTTGCACCTTGTGGACCTATTAAACCAGGCCCACCTTGAGCACCTTGAGGACCATTACTACCTACTGGACCTTGAGCGCCTTGTGGTCCTTGAGTGCCTTGAGCACCATTTAAACCTTGTGGTCCTTGAAAACCTGCACTGCCTGAAGTACCTTGAGGGCCTTGAACACCAGATGGACCTTGAGCGCCTGTTGGTCCTTGTGAACCTTGTGGACCAGTAGTACCTTGAGCACCTTGCACTCCTGATACACCTTGTGGTCCTTGAACGCCAGATGGACCTGAAGGTCCAGGAAAACCTGTACTGCCTTGAGGTCCTTGAGCACCTTGTACACCTTGTGGTCCAGTAGCGCCTTGTACACCTGAAGCACCTAAAGTTCCTTGTACACCAGGAGTTCCTGTAGGTCCTTGAAATCCTTGGGGGCCTTGAAAACCTTGTGGACCTTGAGCTCCAGCAAGTCCTTGTGGTCCTTGAATACCAGAAACACCTGTATTACCGGTTGGACCTGTAGAACCTTGAACACCATTACGTCCTTGAGCACCAGAAGGACCAGTAATATTAGTACTTGGTCCTATCCATTGTCCTGAAGAATTGATAACATTTGTGTTACCAACGGCTAAACCGTTTTTAACTACAAATAAATTTGATGTGGCCAAGGTTCATTGTCCCCTTTGTTTTTTTAAGATTTAACCAATTCTTTTGTAAATTTAATAAAAGAGTATTGATTGACTGTTGGTGTAAATGTAAGTGTGAATGTTCCTGCCATTACATAGGCATCAAAATAACCAAGAGAATTTGCAGTTACAATTTCACCATACTGAACTAAATTGGCTGTATTACCATCATGTATTGCTAATAATTCTATTGCATGATAACTTGAACCTGCAGTTATTTGACACAAGTATTTTGCAGTACGATATGTCATTGAAGACCATGTATCAACAGTTGAACTCATATTTAAAAATGATGTACAAGCCGAACCTACTGAAGTAAGTGAAATTGAAGTACAAGCATTATCATACATGGTAAATGTATTAGCCACCATGTCTTTAGCAGTAACTTTATTAGCGTTTACGTTGGCTGTAGCAAATGAATAGTGTGAAATATCAACGTTATTATTTGCATCAATATCAGGAGTATATCCTTTAAAGAAGTAATATTCTTTTGTACTTGAATCACGAACAAGTCCTGAGTGAGCATTTGTACCATCATTATAGTGACCAGCAAATCCAATATCTTTAGTATCTGATAAGTAATTACCAACACCTAATAATATTAATGGGTCATTCAATTCAAATGTTGTTGTATTGGAACTAAATGTTGTACCTTGAACGATTAAGTTACCAGTAACAGTTAAACTATTATTGCCTGAAATTGTAACTGCACCAGAAATTGTACCACCAGAAGAATTGAATTTTGTGTTCGCTCTATCAAAAGCACCTTGAGCTACTGTTGAAGTAGTATTTGCTAAAGAAAATGCCGATTGTGCATATACTAAAACTGTATTTGAACTATCATATGCTGATTGAGCAAGAGTATTGGCTAAGTTTGCTTTGGCAAATCCAGCATCAGCAGTAGTATTGGCTACGTTTGCTTTTGAAAAAGCAGATTGAGTAAACACATTAATTGTATTACCCCAAGCATAAGCAGCATCAGCCGTAGTGTTAGCTATATTGGCTTTAGCAAAGGCTGCATTAGCAGTTAAAGAAATATCTGAACTATTTGGTACTGATGTTCCATTTAATACAAGATTTGTTGCATTATCTAACTGTAATGCACCACCAACACTACTTAATTTTATGTCACCAATATATAATGAATTTGGTCCAACATAAACTGATTTCCAAGGATAACTTGCTGAACCTAAAGTATTTGTATTTGCTGATGTTGGTAATATATTACCTGTTACAGTAACATCACCAGAAATTGTACCACCAGACGAATTAAATTTTGTATTTGCTCTATCAAAAGCAGCTTGAGCTAACGTATTGGCTAAATTTGCTTTGGCAAAACCAGCATCTGCTGTTGTATTAGCTACGTTTGCTTTAGCAAATCCTGCTTCTGCTGTAGTATTGGCCACATTGGCTTTACTATATGCTGACTGTGCAAATACATTAATTGTATTAGACCAATCATATGCAGATTGAGATACTGTTGAAGTAGTATTTGCTAAAGAAAATGCTGATTGCGCATAAAGTAAAACTGTATTTACTTTGGCAAATCCAGCATCAGCGGTAATATTGGCTAAGTTTGCTTTATCAAAGGCAGCTTGGCCAGTAATGTTGGCCGTATTTGCCATAGTATATGCTGATTGAGCAAATACATTAATTGTATTAGACCAATTATATGATGATTGAGCAATTGTATTTGCCACATTTGCTTTATCAAAGGCAGATTGACCGGTAACGTTGGCTGTATTCGCTTGATTAAATGCTGATTGAGCAAGTGTGTTGGCTAAATTTGCTTTGGCAAATCCAGCATCAGCAGTAGTATTGGCTGTGTTTGCTTTTATAAATGCGCCATTGGCAGTATCAAAAGCTGCCGTTGCATATGCACCAGATGCTGCGCTATTGGCAGTATTGTATGCCGCTTGAGCAAAACTTTGTGTAGCTAAATATGTACCACCAGGAGTAGCTCCGTCTTGAACAGAAATTTGTTTTGTTGTTGTATCAATTGCAATTTCACCCACAGCTCCTGTAAAAGCTTGGACTTGTGCAGTATTACCTCTTCTAAATTGTACTTGTGATGGCATCTAAAGCTCCGAATATTTTATATATTTATCATAGTTTAATTATGATATAGTTCCTAAATCTGATATTTGTGTACTGCCTATAGGATCCATACAATCAAAAGATGTAGTCAAACTAATTCCAAAAGCATCAACTGTAGGACCTGCTTCACCAACATAGGCTTCATTTTCATCATAACTTTCATTTTTTAAATAATCATACACCGGAAAATAATTTAATGTTGAATGATTATAACCACCAATACCTTGGCTTGTACCGCCACCACCTGTAGAATTAATTGTGATGGTTTTTGTTGAACTATTTGCTGATATGGTAATATTATTACCAGCTTGAATGTTCAATGCATCTGTTGAAGTATCCGCATAAATTGGAGTTCCATTTGCATTAACTGTTGCAAATGAATTCGTTGATGTTCCGGCCGCACCTTGTACACCTTGAGGTCCTGTACTACCTTGAGGGCCTGTTGGACCATAAGGACCTATACTACCTTGATAACCTTGAAAACCTTGTGGTCCAGTAGAACCTTGAGCACCTACAGAACCTTGAGGTCCAGTTGAACCTTGTACACCTTGTGGACCGGTAGCTCCTTGTACACCTTGAGGTCCAGTAGAACCTTGAGCACCTACAGAACCTTGAGGTCCAGTTGAACCTTGTACACCTTGTGGACCGGTAGCTCCTTGTACACCTTGAGGTCCTGTGGCACCTTGTACACCTTGAGGTCCAGTTGAACCTTGAGAACCTTGTGGACCGGTAGCTCCTTGTACACCTTGAGGTCCTGTGGCACCTTGTACACCTTGAGGTCCAGTTGAACCTTGAGAACCTTGTGGACCTGTAGCACCTTGTACACCCTGTGGACCTGTAGCACCTTGACCAATAGTAATTGTTTTTGATGTTGTATTCGTTGTAATACTAATACCATTTGCACCAATAAAAGTGAGTGTATCGCTGGCACTTGTAGCTAATATTAAAGATGAGTTTGAATTAATTGTGGCAAAAGAATTTGCCGAACTTCCGCCTCCGCCTGAACCGGAAATTGTTGAGATTGTTCCATTAGCCGCACGATAAAATAATTTACCGTCAGCGTAGTTAATCGAAAGTTCACCGTTGGCTAGTGTTGATGGTACGTTGCCAGGAACTCCAGATTTTTTTAATACTATTGTTGTATTTGCCATTTAATTAAAAACTTCCGCCATCCTTTATTATGGTATTATTTTCTGGTGTAACAATTTCTAAATTTTCAATAACAACAGTATTTTTTATTTCATCAATTTTTTTACGTTTGGCAGGAGTTAATTGTAAATAGTCAATTTTATCAGTCAATTCTTTAATTTTTTCACTATGTGATTCTTGTAAATTTTTTAATTTACTTTCATAATCATTGCGAGTATTTTGATGTAAATCTCTTTCTTTAGATAGTTCATTTCTAAAAGTATCTAAATGAGAAATTTGATGTTTTACATTATCATATTCAGACCTCATTGAATTTAATTCATTTACTTGTCTGTTCAAATTATCAATATGTTCATTTTTTTGTTTCAATTCTGATTGTAAATTTTCTATACGATTATCATTATCAACAGAATTATTATGTTTAATTATTTCTAATTCATCATTTAAATTATCAATAATACCATTTAAATTATCTAATTGTTTAGATTGTGTTTCAATAACTTCATTAGTAACTTTTGCATTTGCCTGTAAAGAAACATTTCTTACAATTGCGTCCGTTAATGTACTTGTTAAAATTTCTACATAATAATTAACATAATTCTCATTACTCATTTCAAACTCCTATAATAAATTAATAAATTTTAGAACGTGCCACCATCCATTGTTGTTGTCCAAACAGGAACTCCTGCATTTGTTACAGTAAGAATTTGATTCGACCAAGTTTGGTCAGAAGTACCTGCAGCAGCGGTAACACCAATCGCACCTGTTCCATTACCATAAGTGATACCGTTTGTTGTAAATGAAGAAGCCCCAGTACCGCCTTGGCCTACTGTTAATCCAGAGATTACGGAATATGTTAAAGCAGTTGTTCTACCATAAGCGTCAACAGATACAGAAGTGATTGTATTATTTTGTAGACCGGAAGTTCCTGTAACTGTTAATGATGAATTTGCTAATGATTGTAAGGCGCCTGTACCATTACCAACTATCATTTGTCCTGAAGTAAATGTATTACGGCCAGTACCACCAGAAGAAACGGCAAGAGCAGTACCTAAAGTAACAACACCAGACGAATTGATGTTCATGGCATCAGTAGTACCATTAGCTACTACAAAATGAATTGCGTTAGCGCTATGTGTACCAAGAACTAAATCTGCATCTTTAGCATATAGGTAAACTGCATTTGGTAAGTCTAATACACCTGGACCAGAGAATCCAGAACTGTTCATACCAAAATCACCAAAGTAGGTGTCGTTAGTGGACCTATCGTTATTTACAACGAAATCGACAGATGATTGTGTTCCTGTATTAGCATTTTGAATAACAAATTGTGCAAAAGTATTACTGTTAGCAGAGAAAGAACCAAGTAAATTATTTGCAACGAATGTTGTAGAACCAACAGAAATTGATGCAGTGTTGATATTTGTAAAGTTTGCAGTACCAGTAAATGTTGGACTCTGACTTAAAACAACTGAACCTGTACCAGTACTTGTTGTAGTTCCTGTACCGCCATTAGCAACAGGTAATGTACCACTTACACCAGTAGTTAATGAAAGGCCTGTAGATAATGATAAATCAGCAATCAAAGATGCTTTAGATAGCGAAGCATAGTTTACTGTATTACCTGTAGGATCGGTTGCTAAATTTTTAAACAAATAGAAGTTGCCAGCGGATGTACCACCCGAACCTTCACGAATCAAACCGTGATAAGCTACAGAAGAACCTGTATTAGAACCACCATAGAAACCGATATCTACAACATCTGCTGTATTATTATTTGCAGCTAATTTAATTAGAGAATCATTAGTTTGTACAGTAGCAGTACTTACAAATGTTTGTGTACCTGTAACAATTAAATTACCAGCAATTGTTAAGTCAGTAGAAATAGTTTGTAGACCAACCGAAGTTGTATTAGTTCGAGCAATCGTATTATCAGTAGAAATGACTACGTTGGCACCACCTGAACCATTGGCTGTTTCAGTTGCAACAATACCTGTTCCATTACCTACGATTGAAAGTACATTACCAGTTTGTAATGTACTAGAACCTGTGTTACCAGAAATTGTAATACTAGAAGAAATTGTATTGGTTGTTACAGAAAGAATGCGACCATTTGCACCAATTTGTAATGTAGGAATACTTGTCGAACTACCGTAATAACCTGCACTTAAACCAGAAACACTATTTAAAGAAGCATTTAATGAGACATTATTATTGCCTTGAAAGTATTGTGCTGAAGCGGTAATATCACCACCAGAAATCTGGAAAGTATTATTTGATACAGTTGCAATAGCTAAGTTAGCAGTACCAAATAATTGACCAAAAAAAGCACCATCAGACCTACGTTTTACTAAAGTATTTGCTGTATTAGCAGAAGTTGCTGCGTCAATTGTTTGAGTATAAAGTAGACCACCAATATTAACAACGCCAGTTCCAGAAGTATTACCTAAGAAAAGTGTGTTTGAAAGGTACGAATATGCAAATTCACCTGAAGCTAAACTGGTCGGGGAAGAAGTAACACTTGACCGTTTAATTAAAATATTTGTATTAGCCATTTTTGGATCCTGTTATTATTATTCTATTTTTATTATTCTATTTATTAAAAACTACCACCATCTATTAAATCTACAAAAACATTCGCAGAACCATTAGAATCTCTAAAAACTAATGTATTTGCTGTATTATTCCTAGTTGCATTTTCAAGAGTGTTAATATAATACTGTCCGCCAATTTTAATTACACCACTATTGTTATTACCAATAAAAAGTGTATTTGAAACAAAAGAATAGGCTAATTCACCATCACTTAAATCTGTTGGTACGGCAGTTACATACGACCGGAGTATTTGTATTGTTGTATTGGCCAATTTAGAAATACCCTGCGTCAAGCGATGTTAAATTAAACGGTAAAGTTCCTGCATTTGTTAGATAAAAATTATCTGTGTTAGCACTATATGCAATAATAGAACCATCAGCCAAACCATTTAAGTTTAAATCTGGTGCTTGGTGTAATCTATTGCCTAAATTACGGCTTGTAACCGTAGGTGGAGTTGGAGTTCCAACTCTTACATTAATTGAGGCTGGAGGAGTGATTGTTACATTTGGCATTATCTTGTTACCGATGGTAATACTTCAGCAATTCCTTCTAATATTCTCAATACATTATTACTTCGGTCAGTAATTTTGGCGTCATACACATAACGACCTGCTGGAATATTTGCTGTGTTTGCGGCCGATAAATTCAATGTAATTGAACCTGTATTTGAGTTAATTGATGTTTGAAATATCGCTGTTGTATTAGAAGAATAGTGAGATTTACGAATTTGACTATTGGCTGTATAACCTACCAAATTATAAGCATCACCATACACATCATCTAATGTGATGCTTGTTGAAAAAGTCGCACCTTGTTCTATGTAAAGATTGGTATATGCAGCTGGCATTGTTTCCTCTGTGAAATCATTATCCTATTGGATATTTATGCCATTATTTTTTCTTCAATTCGTCAATCTCAACTTTGAGTTCTTTGATAGCTTCAATCAGAACACCAACAATATTACCATAAGCTACAGATAATGTTTTATCATCATCATTATTTTCAAGTACAACCTCTGGTAATATTTTTTGAATTTCTTGAGCAATTACACCAAGACCACGTTTGCCGTCTTTATCAAAACTTACACCACGAAGAGCAGAAACTTTATCTAAAGCACCAGAAATTGTAGTTACATTAGTTTTCAGTCTCATATCAGAGTAGGCAGTGATATTACCTGGTGCTGTAAAATCTCCATCTGAAGTAAAGTAGTAAGTTTTTCCAGTAGCAGTCATTTGAATTGACCAGTTACTACTCGGAGTAATTGGACCTGCAGCACCAAGATAACCCCAATCAGTAAAGCTAGTTGGGCTTATTTGCGCCACAAACCTTATTGCCTTGGCAAGGCCTCCGGTTGTGGTGACACAGACAACATTATTACCACTAGTGGTGCCAACACCAGTCAAATATGTATTAGCTAAAATTTGCCCTTGGCCACTATTTTGAATATATGCAGATATATTTGGAGCACCTTGTGTGCCAACAGTTAAAGGACCGCTAACTACTAAACTTGACCCACTTGATAAACCTTGTGGTCCTGTACCACCTGGACTTCCTGTAGGTCCTTGAGCTCCTGTAGCGCCTTGTGGTCCAGTAGCACCTTGTGTACCATTAAATCCATTAAATCCTTGAGGACCTTGAGCACCAGTAGCACCTTGAGCACCAGTAGCACCTTGGAATCCTTGAGGACCTTGAGCACCAGTAGCACCTTGAGCACCAGTAGCACCTTGGAATCCTTGAGGACCTTGTGGTCCCGTAGCACCTTGAACACCTTGGAATCCTTGGGGACCTTGAAAACCAGCAACACCTTGTACGCCTTGGAATCCTTGAGGACCTTGAAAACCAGGAGCAGTAGGACCTGTCCAATAACCAGCAGCATTTGCAATGGTTGTACTGCCAATTTTTATACCACCATTGGCTGACAATGTTGATGTTACAAATAATGTACTTTGTACATTTGTTGTTCCTGTAATATCTCCACCAGATTTTGCGAAATGTGTAGCATCAGTATATGATTTTAAACCAGTATTAGCTTGGTCTACATATGCCTTCATAGCAGTATTAGAAGCAACTACATATAATGCCATGCCTGTATTAGCTTGGTCCACATATGCTTTCATGGCAGTATTCGAAGCAACTACATATGATGCCATGCCTGTATTAGCTTGGTCTACATATGCCTTCATGGCAGTATTAGATGCAGTATCTAAATTTTGTAAGAATGTATTAGCATTTGCCAAGGCATACGAAGTGGCATATGTCATCGAGTTACTTGATGATGAACTACCATTTGCATATTCATCAGTTACAATACGATAAACAGAACCACTAATGACGTTTGCAACGCCCCATTCTTTATTTGTTTCATTCCAACGAATTGAAGCATTAGTTCCAGGCAATCTATTTACATTAAAATATGCATAATTACCTGCTGTAATTGCTGTGCCACCATACAATGTAAAGCTTGGTGCTTGATAGATTGTTGGTTGTGCAATAGTGAAATTACCTTGAACAGTTAATCCACCATTTCCCGGTGATTGACCAACAGTTAAATTATAAATGTTTGCAGATGATGTTGAATTACCCATGAATAAAGCATTAGGTACATTCAAATTACCTCCAACTCCTAAGTCAGCAGTAGTATTTGCTGTACCAACTAACTGTGTTGTACCTGAAACATATAATTTCGAAGCTACAACATTGGATGCCTGTACATTACTATTAACCCATACATTACCTGTAGCAACCACGTTAGATGTTGTAACATTATTGGTTACATACACACTACCTGTGGCTACTACATTAGATGTAGTTACGTTATTGGTTACAAATACATTAGAACTTATAATGTTACCAGAAGCGGTAACATTGGTTGATACAATATTGGCCGCATTAATATTAGTAGTTACATAGACACTACCTGTGGCTACTACATTAGATGTAGTTACGTTATTGGTTACATACACACTACCTGTAGCAACCACGTTAGATGTAGTTATGTTACTTGTAACAAAAGAATTAGATGAAAATATATTACCTGAAGCAGTTACGTTTGTAGACACAACATTGGCTGCATTAATATTGCTAGTTACATAAACACTACCTGTAACAACCACGTTAGATGTTGTAACATTATTGGTTACATAAACACTACCTGTGGCTACTACATTTGATGTGGTAATATTACTTGTAACAAAAGAATTCGATGAAAATATATTACCAGAAGCCGTAACATTGGTTGATACGATATTAGCTGCATTTATATTAGTAGTTACATAAACACTACCTGTAGCAACCAAATTAGCAGTTGTTACATTATTTGTAACATTTAAATTTGCTGTGTTTATTGATGTATTGGCTTGTAATACATCTACATATGCTCTACCAGTAACAGTTAATAGTGCAGTATTGGCACTTGTATTGGCTTGTAATACATCAGTCCAAGTTTTTCCAACTACATTTAAAGTTCTACCAACATATGAATCAAGTGATGTTATACTGTTACTTGTAGTTGTGTTGTAAACTACATTTAAATTGTTTCCTAAAAAAGTATTACCTGTAACATTTAATCTGCCAGCAAGATTAGAAGTATTAGCAACATAAAGTCCTGTACCAGGACCATTGGCTTGTATAAGACCAGAAGCAACTAAAGTTAATTGTGTATTTTGAAAATATACTTGTCCTGATTGTACTGTTAAATTATTTTGAATAGTTGCTGACGAACCAGTACCGGTTACTTGTAAAGAACCAGCAAAAATTGCTTGATTATTTACTTGTAGTCCTAATGAAGAATCATCTAAGTATAACGTACCTGCATTTTTATGGTAATTATTGGCATGAAAATCATTGTTTTCTTTTACTAAAGCATTAGTTGTAACAATCCAATCACCAAAAGTATTACCAGTACTTAATAAAGAATATGCGTTAGACATTTGAACCTTTGCTTATTAATTGTGTCAATAGATGTTTGATTTCTTGAAGGTCATCTTTGACGATTGCAATTTCTGATTTTACTTTATTTATTTCTTCTTTTTGTGTCTGTAACATACGAACTTTGGATAAGTATTCATTTTTAGAAGCCATATCAGTATCCATAAGAGCCATACTATTTGTGTCTCTTACAAAAGTGGAATTATTTACTTTGACTAACATATTAGATACCTGTTCCTGGTGGTAGTGCCAATGCACGAAGATTTGTTAAATACGGTACAACAGTATTATCATTGGTTGCCAATACAATCTTAATGGCAAATTGACTAAATTCTGTATAAGTTTGGCCAGTTGTACTTGTATAAGAAATATTATTATTGGCTTGAGTACTACCATAAACACCAGGAGCAGCTTCAAATTCAATTAAATTATCTCTTGAGTTTGAGAATGTATTAGGATTACTTAAAGTTGACATCAACTGCCAAGAACCATCTTCAAAATTTTGTGTATCATTTCTATTTAATATTTTGTAATAAACAAAAATGTTTGTACCTGTTGGTCTATAAGCAGTATAGAATACTCTCAAATCACCAGAATCATTACTTGGTGTGAGTACAACTTTCTTAGTAAAATATTTAGTCCAAGAATTACCACCTTTAGGTGAAGTTTCTCCATACACTACAATAGAAGCATTTGATTTTCCAGACCTTGTTGTTGGGTCACTAATAGTAATTGTAGGTGTTTTGATGTAACCAGAACCAGGAGTTATTATATAACAAGATGTAATTGAACCACTAGCATTCGCTGTAACTCCAGCGGTTGCTTGTACGCCAGTAGAAAGATCCGGAGCACTAACTGTAACAGTAGATGTAAGAACATTATAACCATTACCTGAAGCAGTAATACCAATAACTGAATTACTTAACTCCATATTATTAATTAAATATCTTACTGTGTAAAGTGAAACTCCGTCATCTGAAATAATGGGGCTTACATCAGAATCAGTAGTACTTAATGTAGCATATAAAGAGAATGAATTATTTGAAGTTTGTATTAAAGCTCTTTCTCCAAGTCCATCATCCAAATAAACACTCTCTGGAGTTGGCGTACCAAATTTTCCTGGAGTAATAGATTGCGCTGTTGTTTTTGTGTGGTCTGAATTTAAAGTTGTAATATAAGAATAATTAATAGATGCACCAGAAGGAACAAAATCTGTAGTTGAAACATTTAACGCATCAACTAAAGCATCTTGTGAATGGTTACCATATAAATTAGACACACTATCAGGATTTAATTTATGTAAAATATCATCATCACCCATTTTTCTAAATGGTAAATTTTGTGGAACAACAAATGGTATTGTTGCACTACTTGTATTGAATACACACCTATCTATTACAAACATCAAATCTTTAGTTTGGTCTGCTGTCCATGTGATGGCATTTTGTGATTCAAATAATGAACCAACTTGTGGTAAAGCACCAATTTTAGTTGGATTTGATGGTTTATCATCTGTCGGTAAAGCTTTAGCCGTTGAAGGAACAGCCAAAGTATTTTGTTGCGCATAATACAATTGATAATCAGCTGAAGTTGATTTAATCATAAACGCATACATTTCACCTGGTTGTATATAAACCGGTGCATCAAACATAAATTCTGTATATGTACTAGAATCTAAGTAATGTGGATTATTTGATGTCAATACTTGATTTGGATGTAATAATTTAGTTGAGTAAGGCACAACTTGACCGTTAGGATATCCATTTAATGTACCAACAATCGATACAGTAACAGGAATATCTTGTGTTGGTTTTGAATAGAAAAATAATTTTATAGATTTTATAAAAATACCGTTAGGATAATTATCTTTTTCTACAATAAATGTTTGGGCTAAAGGATCATACGGAGAAATTGATGAGATTGTTCCAATTAGTTGATTACTTATTTGATTCACTTGTGTAAAAGAACCTGCTGAAGCATCAACAGAAGGTGAAAAATTTAATTGTTGTGATGAAGTCTGTAATCCGGAAGCAGTAAATGTGGCTTCAGAATATGTTGTTGCTGAATCAGGAGCAGTTGCAACAGTTCTATTATCAATACGAAATACTCTTGTACCAGTTTGAAATGTAGTAGAAGGAACATTAAAGATACCAACAAAATTACCTTTTTCATCAGTTGATAATGTGGCAGTATTGCCTGATTGAATCGCTGTTGCTAAATTTGATAAACGGCCATCAAGACTATACTGTGAAGCTACAACACCATAATCATCATTATATCCTAAAGAAATGTTTACAGGAGTATCTAATGTAGCAATTTTTGTAGTTGCATCATAACTTGTTATAGTTGCGGTATAATTGTAAATGCTTGAAAATGTTTGTGTTGTCATTTATTTTACCACTTTGCCGATAAGAGTTTTTGGAACAAGAACAGAAAATAAAGCTACTAGTCCAATTCCACCAATAAGAATAGCAGGTAAAGAAAGAATAATTTTAATATATCTCATTTGAATGCCTTTTCATATACCTTAGCAATATAATTCATGCTTGGTTCTTTTAATGTTTTCTCTGCTTGTTCAAGTTGTTTTTGTATTTTTTCTTTTACACCAACCATATTTGAATTATTTATGAGAGTACCTAGACCCCAACAATAAGTTTCACCAAAGAATCTTACATACTTACCAATATAATCTGGTTTATCTGTAAGTCCTAATTGATATTTAATCTCATTGGTTCTATGTTGTGCCAAGTATTTTGCAATTGTAGTTACTAATGATTTTGGATGTTTTCTCATATGTTCAACAATGAAAAATGCCCAAGAATGATAACCTTTGATTGTATTCTCATCAATTTGTTTTGTAAATTCTAAGTCAGCAGCAAGGTCATCTAATGACATTTCACCAATCTCAGTCATATGAGTACAAATTACACGACCACCACCACCGCCACCACCTGAAGGTGCTGGTGGAGGAGGTACATATGTAGCAGCAACGGTTACTTCATATACATATTTTGATGTGATATTAATTTTTGAACCAGCATAGAAATTTGTATTTGAAGAAGCATCAGAAGCCAATTTAACTTGAGTTACTCCTGTAAACCATGCACCACCTTTTGGCATAATAATTTCAGTTGATACACCTGTTGGTACACTATATGTTGAATAGTAAACTGGATTAGTAGTATCAAATACAATCGTGCCAGCTGAATTTGTAATTGTTAAAGCAAAAGCAGAAGTTGTTGTTCCACTACTTGATGCAGACCAAGATATTGTTTTTGGATTTGCGCTTGCTGAAATAGAAACAGTTGTCGTTGTTGGGGATACAGAAGATGATGTACCAATTGATGTTCCATTTGAATAAACTGTTGCTGAACCTGAACAAGCGATAGTTAATGTATAAGTATCTGTGCTTGAAAATACTACAGGGAAAGCAGCATTATATGTTGTACTATTAGTTTGGTCACCCCAAATACCATACTGATTTAAGAATGAACTATAGTTGCCTACATCTGGTGCCACATAGTATTGTGTCGTTGCACTTCCGCCTAAGACGTTAGCATAACCACCACCAACACCAGATACCGTTCCTGATTGGTGTAATGTAATGATATTGGTTGATGTTAATGTTCCTTGTGCTGTATTACCAGAACTTAAATAATTTCCATTTGAATCAAAGGTTGCATTTTGTAAAGTTGTTGTACCATAAGTGTTTGCTGTATTAACAACTTTAGCGACATACAATCTTGAAGTATTTGCTGAACCTGATGTGCCAAAGTTTGGATAATTATAAACAGAAATAACACGAGCAACAGGATAGAAATTACCTGTACCAGCAAGATAGAAACCTACGATATCATTCTCTTTAAATCCACCATTTGTAGCATTAACATTAGTTAATTCAATCGTGTTTGGTGCGGTCATATATTGACCAACATTTTTACTATCAAAGAATGTTGAGATAGGAGTATTTACTAATAAACCTTTAGCTTTAACTACAATCTGTTGAGGTCTAATATAAGGCAATATAGAAATGTTTGTTAAAAATCCATTGTTAATTGCTGAACCTGTAGGTATAGATGTATAACCGCTTGATGTAATATTTTGTAGTTGACTTCCGTAAGTATTGGTTAATGTTTGACTATAACCAATATTACCGCCATATGGACCATTAAATCTTCCATGGTTCTCATAATTTGTTGTTGTTGAAGTTGAAGTTGTTGTGCCAGGTATTGTATGCCAATCACCCATATTAGTATAATTAATACCAGCTGACTGCTGATATACTTGTAATGCTGGGTCGGTCACCAATATTGCAGGCGCTTGATTGTTATCAACCCAATTATCCATTGGAGGATTCAACTGTGTAACACCTTCTTGAACAACTACGTTAAATGGATTGACGCTTATCGTACTACTTGCCAAAGGTTGAACAATCACATTAGATGTTGTGTATGGTAGTGTAAATATATTTGTTTGTGTTCCAGATATACTTGATACTGCATATGTATTTGTATTAGATAAAGTACCTAAACTGGCTAATACAGCTGGGTTTTGTAATTGGAAATTATTAACCAACGACAATGGTGATAATTGATTTTTTCTAATGTTAATATTTGAACTATAATCTGGATTAGTTGTATCAGCAGTAGAGAAAGATGAGAAGTCATCAACAAGAATACCATTTTTAAAACGATTTAAACCGTTTGCATCTGGTACTTGTAATGATTGTGCATTTTGTTCTAATAAATTTAATGAGGTATAATACTCTAAATTATTAACACGGTCTTCCAAGTCTGTAATATCTTTTTTAGCCCAACGTTTGTGTAATACTTTGTTAATTGACAAACTAGATGTTTCAGTAGGTGAGTTTTCACCAGGAACGTAAGCTGTGTATGGGTCAAGTGATATATTTGCAATAACCAAAGAGCCATCTGGCTCAGTTGGGTATCTAGGATTTGTAGATGGTGTACCTTCTATAATTAAGAATTGTTTATCCTTAGTTAAAATTAATTTATCTTTTCTTCCCAAATAATAAGAATAATCACCTTGGAAATTTGAAAGGTTATAAGGTATCAATGTACCCACATCATTTGAATTTGTTGGTGTGGCTGTATATTCCCAAGTACGTGTTGTTGAGAAGTTTGCTCTGACTGGTCTAAAGTCAACAGAATCAGCAAGTCTGTATGTTGTACCATGTGTACTTGTATAACTTCCAATCTCTGCATATTTTTCTGGAGAAGTGGCAACACCACCAGAACCGGAACCCAAATAAGAGCGAACACTAAAGTATCCATCGCCACTACTACCTGCAGTATGGTCATAACAATCAAATATAACTAAAATATTACCTTGTGGTTTTGGAGCACCAGGTAATAACTTAATTGAAGCATGGTCATAAAAATTATCTCTTTGACCATTATCAAATGAGAAGAAGTTTGTAACATCATATGTAGAATCTGATAACATGGCATTTGTTACAACTGTTCCTGATGCTTTTGTATCAACAATCTTTTTAATCTTCTTAACATCACTAACATATAATGATATTGAAGATGGTGGATTAGAAATGCCAGCGTTAAGAATGTAAACTTGGCCTGCTGTTGGATACACATATGAGTTTGTGGCAACTACTGTGCCAGAAACCTGAGCAAGAGCAGCAGTTGTATTGCCTTTAACAAGATTTTTACTCTTTAAAACATATGAAGTTGAATCACCACTTGATACTTGAACTTGAGCAATAATATCAACAGTCTTACCAGAATATATTCCTGATGTTGTATTACCTGTAAATGTTGCAGTATTACTACCTGAAATGGATACTGTATTGCCTGATGATGAGAAGTCTAATAAACTGCCCGTTGCTCTGTCAATAACAATAAAATTTTGTTTAACAGCATCAGCACTTAATGTACCCGAACCTTGGAATCTAATTGGGCTACTAGCATTACCTGATTTAGAATCTAATGTTAACACATTACCTGTAAATGTTTTTCCACGATATACTTTTGTTGAATAGTAATCTGTATTAGTTAATGTGGCTGCAAATGGATAACCAAGACTGAATATCATTTCTGGCATGCCAACACTTTGATAGATTGTATCACCAGTATTAATACCACTAACTTTACCACTATTTGAATTAATATTTACGTTAGCTGTTAATCCATATGAACCATTAACTTGTACAATAGATTCAATATCTGTAGTATTAAAGACGATAGAAAAATTAGATGTTGTATCTGGTGTTATTGTAAATGCTTGGTCAACAGTAGCAACTTTTGTAGAACCATCATATGAAACAACTTTTCTAATATCACCAACACTTGTACCACCAGTAATAGATATTGTGGCACCATAGTATGCGTTGGCTTTAGATGAGAATTTGCCTGTCGTATCATAGAAAGCAATACTAGTAGTTGTTGATGAACCAGTCGCATTACTACTTAATGTATTTGTTTTTACATCATTAACATATGCCTTATATACGTATGATTTTGTATTAGAATTTGTTCCAAATGAACTGTATGATAAGTTTCTAATATAACCAGTACCAACTAATGTTGATGTGTATGTAGTTGTATTTGTAGAAACAATATTTGAAGCTGGAACTGAATGTAAATCCACACTAGGCATGCTTGTAACATCAAATACTCCATTGGCATTATCAACATAGAAGTAACTTCCATAATCAATATAAACACCATTATCACTTACTGATTCTGTTGTTTGCGCTCTATTACCTGTCAACAAAACTTTTGATTGATTCTCTACTCTGTAACCATGAACATAAGCAATACCAGGTCCTACACCTAAATTGTATTTGGTTGAATCACCAGAACTCTCTGTGTTTGGAGTTAATTTAAAATCATTAACAATGTAATCACCGTTAGTTTCATAGTCACGTTTAGCAAAATAGTCATCAATAACAGAGTATACTGTGTCATCAGTTTGCTTTAGTATATTACCATTTTCAACTCTAAGTAATTCAATAAATCCATCATCATTACCTAATGTTAAAGGTAAAGTAATTAATTCTAATTGAATTACATAACGGTCGGCACCCGGAGATTGATAGTTTGAAGCACCAATCGCTGGGTCTAATAAAGAAGCATCATTAATATAATCATAAATTGTTTCTGTAATTTGTAAACCAACTCTAGCTGAAGGTGTATTACTATACTTACTTAAAATGGTAGTTTGTGGTTGAACCGAAACAAAATTACCAATAGAATATTTTGTAAAACTACCATCAGAGTTTGGTGTAGATGATTGTGAATAACCATTGACAATATAAAAAACACCATCTGAAATTGAAGCTACAGAAGATAATCCTGTACAAGTTGTACCACCAGAAATACCAGAAGTTGTTGCATTAAAGTTTGAACCGTCAGCACAATAAATGACTTGTGCATCAGAAAATTTAACACCAGATAAGTATGAAATTATAAGTGTTGGTGGATCCCCTGTGACTGTGCCTGATGTAGTTGTTTCAATAGTTTGAATAACTTTGGCTAATACTGTACCAGTAGAATCTTGAATAACTTTATTAAGAAAATTTGAGGCTGTAATATCAACGCCAGCATACTGTGTATTTAATTTTAGATAATAACAATTTAAATTTGTTGTAACTTTACCACCTGTTACTGGAGTATTCTGTGAAAATATGTTATCAGCAAATTTGGAAATTTGACTTTGTAAAATAGTTTGTGCTTGTGTTAATTCACGAGCTTGTACCGCATATCCAGGTTTAAAAAGAATTCGATGAAAGTTTTTTGACGGGTCAAAGTCATCGTAGTATGGGTCAACGTTAAAATTTAATGCCATTTTATTCCTTTAGTATCCTAGTACAAATTTAAATTGTTCTATTCCGTCTGAGCTTCTCTGTACAGCACTTCTATTTTGAATATAAGCTATGTATCCTGAAAATTTCATAAATTTTGGTGGGGCTGTTGCTAATAAAGTTCTTGTGGTTCCCGAATCTCCGCCTTGTATTGAAAAATTTGTTATCGGAGTTCCATTAGTATTTATGAGCTTAATTACATTGGTTGATGTATTAAAACTTAAAACTGTTCCTGAAAAAACAACTTGTCCAAACGTTGTTGAGTTTGGATTAATATCAGTTTGAGTTACAGCTTCATCTGCAGTAAATGTTCCAAAACCTGATGCAACAGTTACGTGCGTACTTAAATCATATATTGAACCATTTGCAAATGCCGTTGAGTTTCCGTCTGACATCGGATTAATTAATAAACCAACTTGCCGATAATCAATATCGGTTGGAATATAATCAACACCATTCAATCTTTCGGTTGAATTGAATTCAACAGTATACATGATATGATTACAACCTAATTCAGATACCGGATCATAACCATGTCCGCCTACAGGAGACACAGGTGCAAATGCTGTAGCGTTTGACGCCATAGTGTTAGCTGATGTAATAGACACGTTGGCGTATGTATAATTTGATCCTGGGTTGAAGATATTAATATCAGTAATAACTCCACTAGAAATTGTTAAATTTGCCGAGGCTCCAGTACCGTCTCCGCTAATTGTTATTGAGGTATTTGAAACTTCATAACCTGTACCGCCATTTGTGAGAATGATGGCATCAATACTACCAGTACCGGCTGTAGTTAAAGCATTTGGAGTATGTGAACCAACAGGGACAGGAATCCAAGTTGAATCCATAAATTTAACTTTACTACCAACATCTACTGTAAAAATATATTTCCATTTATAACCGTCAATATTACTAGCAAATACATTATTTGTGTTGTATGTACCTGGTTGAAAGAAAGGTTCATCAGTTGATGCTGCGTCATTATTATTATCTAAACATTTAAAGACTTGGTCATATCTATTTTTCACATAGAATTTTTTGACCAACAAACCTGAACTGTCTTTTTCAAACATATCAACATCATCACGATAATAATCATATACTTGACCACTAGTCCAATCAATTCTTTGTGCTACAGGAGTAATATTATTTGAAGTGATATGTTTTGCCACAAACATACTATTAAATACATTTTTAAGATATCTTTGTGATTGTAATGGAGTATCTGGACTATTATCATCAGTCCAAGGAAGCACCTGAGAAAGAAAACAATATATTGATTCGGTTGGAGATGTACTTCCGGATAAAACAAGGCTTGGTGAATAATAGTCTTGTTTTATCTGTGAAGCATTGAAACCGTATGTAAGTAGATTTTGATTAGCCATAGTTTATTTATTATGAGAAGGATACTTTAACGTAAGTATTTGCTAAATCAGCACCAAAAGAATAGTATTTCAAAAATGCTGTTGTTGTACCACCCAAACTAAATGTGGTTGCTCCAACAGAAGAATTAAGAGCAGAACATCCATGAGTAATCGTTCTTGCTGCGCCACCACCGGCATTTGGATTTGTTAAAATAACATCCACTTCAGTACCTTGAACAAAATTTGAAACTGTTACTCCAAGTGAAGCACCAACGTTTGCTCTTACCCATGTATCTGTTGACATACTAATTGTAATGGCTGTCTGTGTGCTTGGATATGTTCTTGAAGCATAAATGATACCGTTAGCAGCATAGAGTGTGCTTGAAACATTTAATTGGCCAATTGTTTCATTGATGAATAAAGTATTACTTGCCTGTATTAAATTATTGTTGGCAAATAATATAGCACCGTTTGGTTTACCGTATGCTTGTTGATTAGCGATTGCAACTTGTAATTTACCATTGGCAGAACCATTTGATAGAATCTTAGCAACACCAACAACTGAGTTTGCACCAGTAGGTGCCGTATTACTTGCTTGACCTGGTGTTGTTGATAAGAATAATAATTGTCCGTTAGTGCCAAAAGTAGAAGCATCAAGGTCTGATATAATACCTCTGGTGTATACAAAACCATAAGCGCCGTTAGCAATACTTTGTTTAACAAAACCTTCTACTACTGAGTTAGCGGCAGAACCAGCGTCTGCTAATTGTATATATGGTACAGCATTAGCAGTAACACCGCCTGCTAATCGCACCCATGAACTATTAGGAATAGATGAACCTGTATTGTTATACACTCTTTCAAAAAGAACTTTAGAAATTGCAGGTCTATCACCAGTTACATCTGTATCTTGAATTAAAGAAATAGTATTTGCAGAATACCATACTTGACCAGGTACTTGTGTTGGTGAAATTGATTGTGGAAACCAAAGTATTGAATTTGACTGTGATGTTCCTGTAACAACATTTGAAAAGAATACGTTACCTAATAATGTATTTGCAGTTAATTGTCCAAGAATAACTAAGTCTTTAGAGAATGTTGCATTGTTAGAAGTAATATTATCAAAAGATACTGTTGTACCTAATGTATTTGCAACCATATTACCAGTAATGTTTAAATTTCTTACTGATATAGTTGTTGTATTTTGTACAGCAGTATTAGCAATCGAGTTGGCTAAGTTTGCTTGTGTCCATGCAGATTGAATGTTTGTATTCTGAGTTGAATTAACACCTTGACTAACTACAGTATTGGCAGATGCTGAATTTGCCTGAGCAAACGCAGCAATAGAATAAGCATTCGTGGCGCCTGCTGTAGATTGTTTTGTACCATCAGCAAAAGTAATATATGATTGTGTGTTTAACACCAAACTATTACTAGACATATAAGCAACTATGTTAGCTGCCGTACCACCACCAACAATAAACTTTAATGATGTATTAGATGTTGTAGTACCAACAATTAAGTTACCACCAGGACTTGTGTTTGTATTGCCTTGAGCATACAGATAACCATCTAATGGATGAATGGCTGTGCCAATATTATTAAACTCTGAACCTGGAACATAATTCTTATTAGCAAAACCCATATCAATAAACAATTTAGAATCAGTACCACCTGAACCAGAGTTAGCAGTAATTACATGGTCAGCAGTACCACCATCATTTGAATTGAAGAAGTTTGTTTGTACATATGAATCACCACTCAAAGAAAATGAAGCAACTGTATTTGGTAATTGTTGGTTACTTTGACCAACAACTAAAGTATTATTTGAATATAAACCTTGTGCCAATGTAGTTACAGTCATTTTACCTGTACTTAAATTTGGCAAATCAACACCTAAAAATAAAGTGTTGGCCGTATTGGCATTAATAGTCGATATTAAAGGCAGTTCGGTTATTTTTACGGTTGACATCTTTTTACCTTAATTAATTAAAATTGTATTTCCATTTTCTGTGGTGATAAAATCACCATTTTCTGTTGTTAATTGTGGTACATATTGTTGACCTAATGGACCAAATAATTGTACATATTGAGCTGTCGCACTAAGTACCTTATTTAAACTAACATTTCCTGTTGCTGCATATGTAAAATTATTACTTACTGTAATTATTTTTGTTGTATAATTAATATTAGTTACAAGTTTTACCTGGTTATTAACTTTAATAAAATCACCAGTATGTATCATATCAATTAATGGATTGTTGGCGTTACTATAAACACCATTATTATAAATGTTATATGATGAAGTATAAACGTTGCCTATATTTATCGTATTTCCTCCAGCACTTGCTCTACCGCTGGCAACATTTATAAAAGTTAACCAAACATTATTTTTAAGCTTTACCGTATTGTCTGAATAATTTATTGAATCTACATCAGAAAATACTTGTTCACTATTTGCATTAGTAAATCGAATAGAAGTATTTGAAAATATAAAATTGGCTAAATTGGCACCAAATAAATTATCAAATTTAATAATATTAGAACTTAATACTGAAAAATCTCCATTAGAACTTACTAAAGCATTTGAAGAATTGGATCTTGTATTATAGTATAAACTATGTCCGCCATACAATGCATCAGAAGTTGTTATGTTATAATTATTATTAGATTTCATCGCAAAACGGCCAATAACTTTCATGCCAGTAGGATGTAATAGATTCAGTAATGCTGTTCTATATTTTGCTATCTCTTTTTCTAATGTAATTTGATAAGTGTAGTTATTATAAATCTCATTCTGTAACACATCATAAGAACTAGGTTGACCGGAAGAATCTAGATATTGACCTGCACCTAATGTTAAACCATTTAAGAATGTGGCAAATCCTGTTGCTGTGCCATCACCGTATGTGATAACACCATTAGCATATCTTTGACTATTAATACCGTTATATTGTGATATTATGGTAGATGAATAATCATTTGAGATAGTTAAAGAATAACTCTTATTATTGGCTCCAATTGGCTTAGCTATATTTGGAGTTGCATTATAATTAAAAGCTCTTAAAATATATAAAGATTTTGTTGGGTCTGCATCATTTTGAACTAATGATAAAGAATCTACAGTTGCCAAATATGTTGAATTGGTGGCACTAGTACCTTGATAAATTGTATCTCCTTTTGAAGGAGCATTACCTGGACTAATGTTTGTAACAACAATATCTTGTACTTTAAAAGAAACATTTGGTGTAGTAACATAATCTTCACCATAGTCAGAGATATTGATTGACGTTATAGAACCAACTCGGTCTAATGCTGGAACAAATTTTGCACCTTGACCAACAACACCAGTAATACTCAATGTAGCATCTGTTCCACTAGCAGATGTGATTGTAAGAGTAGGCAGAGCATCTAATCTATAACCCAAACCACCTAAAGGATATTGGCTAGAAGTTGTTTTGGAATATACATAAGCAACATTTAAAATTGCTCCATTGGCTGCAACATTAATTACATTTGCATATGCACCATAACCTGAACCGCCAATAATGTTTATCTTATCATTGGCCGCATAACCTGTACCTTTTGTATCAATTTTAATTGGGCCTAAAATACCTAATGTACCCAAATCACTTTTTGTTAATGTATCTTGACTTTCATATAAAGATTGTGCTGTGATAGTTGGTGTTGATTTTATACCACCGCCTTGGTTTGTAACAATTACAGAAGAAATTGGATAAGTATTAAATGGTGTTACAAATGTTAATGCATTGGCCAATGTAGTCGTTGCATTTGAAGTAACTATGTTCGCAAAATAATAATTTATATCAGAACTTGAACTATAATGTGTCGCATTTGCAAATGATAATCCTAATGACACGCTACCTATAGTTTTGGAACCAATTCTATCATTCGGTACAAAACTTATTGTTGAAGTAGGATTATAAAAAGAATTACCAATAAAAACTGTTTCTGTAGTTAATCCTGCAATTTCAGCAGTAGCACCATTTCCACCAGTAATAGTAATTGCACCAGTATTTTTTGCAGTCGTACTTGATTGAGAATAACCAAATCCACCGAGTAAAATACCAGATGAATTTGCAATAGTTATACTTTTTATTGAACCTTTTGTTGTTTCATTGATAGTTGCTGTTGCACCTATTCCTCCAACACTATTTAATCCACCATAAACAATTACTGGATCACCAATATAACCTGAAGAAGTATTGGTGCCTTCATATAATAAACCTCTCTTTGTAGGAGTTACTTTTATCTGGCTTATTTGACCTACAATTTTAGCTCTTAGTACTTCAGCACCAGAAGTAGTGGAGGTTACAATTTTACCATCTTTAAAATAAACATTTTGATTATTACTATCAACTACACGGACAAATTCACCTGATTGAAATAATCTTTCAATATTAGAAATGAATACTTCAATTTTACCTTTGGATAAAACAGAATTTTCAATCGTTGCAATTGATTTTGTTGTTTCACCAAAAACTCTTAAATTATTTGTTTCTAAGAAATTTAAATCGGATGAACCTAATTTTAAACTTTTCGAAATATACCATTTACCTGAAGAAGCCTTTAGTACAGCGTCTTTTGTGTAAAAGAAATCCACATCAGAGTTATATAATGTTCTAAAGAAAAATTGAAATGATGCTGGTGTGCCTTTGGCTTGATACAGTTGTTTAGCTAACTTAATTACTTTATTTTTATCAGCTAATATTTCATTAGGAAAATAAGAAATAAATTCATTATAAAAATGTGAAGTAAATGTATCAATAGTCTCATCAATGTCTTGGTATTCTAATAAATTTTTAGAACCATATGTTGCACCTTGTTGTGTAGTTGCTGTAGTAATTAATGAATTGGATGTGTTCGGTAATTCCATCCATTCATAATAAGCTTGCAAAAACAATACAAAATTTTCGTAATCAGGGTTATCCCGAATAAATTCAGGTAACTGTGATGGTACTAGTATTGAAGTTTTTTGATTATTGGTTATCATGTACTTGTTTTGGCTGTAACACTAACTTTAATAGCATTTGAATCATAAGGATCAATAGTAATAATTCTATTATATGAAGATGATATAATGTTTGTAGTTGGAGTAACAGAAAGAGTTAATTGACCTAATGGGTCATTAACGCCATGAGGATTAAAGTTATTTAATGTAATAATACCATTGAGGTAATCAACTGTACCAATGTTAGAATTAAATATCGTTTTAACTTTGTTTGTGTTATTATAATATGCTCTTAATGTACCATATCTACCTTGTAGATTGACTACAACCGCACCTAATTGACCTGTTGTATCACCAGATGCCGGAGTTATTGTTGCAATTGCTTGTGTATAATTATTACCAGAATTAACTACTGTAATCTTTGTTATACTTCCATTTACAATAGTTGCTGTAGCAGTAGCGCCAGAACCATCACCTAAAATAGTAATTGTTGGGGCTGACTGATAACCATAACCTGGATTAATTACATCAATAGTATCAACGCCATATGTTGATGATGGAACTTCTTCAATGTAAATACCATCAATAATTGTAGATAGATTAGTTGGGTCTCTATATTGTAAATCAGGATAACTTGTTATACCACTACCAAATTTACCTGGTTGAATAGATGTATTATAATATAACTTATATGTTGTACCAGAATTCAAATTTGGCAAGAACTTTTTCTGTAATTTAACATTAAATTCACTACTAACAATTGATTGGTTATAACTTTGAATTGTTGATAACAAATCATATGAATTAAACGTAGAGTTAAAAGTGTTTAATGAACTATTACCCCAAGTTTGAATTGAAGATTTAATTCCTGTTGATAATTGGGCTGCTGTTAAATTTGTATTTTCTGCTGTGTAATATACTGAAGCATTTATTTGGATATAAGTATAATCAGGGTCAACAATAGTAGGTACAACAGTTAGTACTGAAATTGGTTTAATAACTTCAGCAATTAATCTTTGTTTTTGTGTTGCAGTTAAATTATAACCACCTGTTGGTTTTAAACAAACAAATACTTGACCATATACAACCGGGTCATTTTCTTCTCCACCCCAAACATTAACAGCATCAAATGCATAACCTAAAGTATTTTGTTGAATGGCAGTAATGTAATCATTTTTACTTACTGCACGACTTTGTGCTGAGAAAGCCTTAGGTGCTTGAAATTTAATAGAAGTAATACTTTCTTTATTGCCACCTGTTGTCGCTTCAACAACAGGATATATTTGTAAAGTAGTATAACCTGGTATTGAATCCATCAATACAAAATTATTGGCACCAGCCGCCATCGTTCCTTCAGTAGAAACGTAAGAAATATTTACGATATTACCATCAGACAATAACTTTCCTAAAACGCCATCACCAAAATATATTTCATAATTTCCATTTAAAGCTTCTTGTAAAAAATATACAGTAGACGTTGAATCTAATGTCAAATAATTTGCAGCTGAATTATACACAGTAGTTGATGTGTTTGTTGATGATTCTTGTACAACAACCTCAATAGTCGTTGTGTCAATCGTTGCATCAGGTATTTGGAATGTATATGAAGGATTAGAAGTAGAATTTACTGTATATCTATAAGATGCTGGCACACCTTGTTTAATAGTAACAGTATCGAATGTTGCTGTATTGTCTACTGCATTAACTGTTTTGGCATCTACAGTTACAAAGTTGTAGTTTACTCCGTTAATTGCTTCTGATGTAAAATTAGTAAATTTAGGTAATGTAAATGCCCCATTGGCAGTACCATTAAAAACTAAAGATATTTCGGCTGAAGGAGCAATAGCTGATTTTGGTGTATAATTTAATAATTTGGCATGAGAAACAACTGAACTTCTTTGTAATGCTGAATCCAAAAACATTTCATTGGCAACCATATTCAAATAATAAGCATTGTATTGTGTGTTGTATGCCAAAACATCTAATAAAACAGACATTGATGAACCTTCAAAGTTATAATCTTTGAATGTATCTTGTTTTTGTAAATAGTTGATAAAATTAGATTTAATTGAGCTAAAATCTAATTGTGTTATGTTTATATTTGTATTTGAAGCCATTACCTTGACCTTTGAAGAAGTAAATTGACTGTTGTTGCTCTTGTATTATTACCCACAAAAAAAGTCATACTTAAATTAAATGAATTTTCATCAGGTGATACTGATACATTAATTGTATTAATTGTAATTCTTGGTTCAAAATTTAAAATTACATTTCTGACTTCATTTTCAATTAAATTTGCTGTCAACTGGTCTGCCGGTTCAAATAACAATTTATTTAAATTTGAACCTAAATTTGGTTGAAATGGTCTTTCATAGAAACCAGTTAATAATAAATTTCTAACTGAACGAATTACAGACTGTTCATCATAACTTAAAGCAACATCATTGGTTACGGGTAACCTTTTAAAAGTTAAATCTAAATCGGAGTATATTTTTTGTAGGTTTGCCATTCTTTATTTATACGCAAAAGTAAATTCGCTTTTCTAAGTTTTGAGATGTCGCCGGAGAAATTCTAGGCCGGAACGCAAAATTTCGAAATTTTAGGAATTAATTCTTGTTTTAAGTTTGTCTGTTCCTATGAAATTGTTTGCCAAGTATTTTTCTGTTTCACCCATATTACCAATTCCTTTTACAATATTGTAATTATTGATAAAAGTTTTTAAATTTGAATAATATGTAAAATCTGCTGTTCTTCTACTAGATAACAAAGAATTGGTATTTGATAAATCGTTGTTTATTTGAGTAATTTGTCCAGCCGTCAAATTTGAAGTATTTGATAAAGAATCAATACTATGTGAAATTAAAGTTACATAAGGACTTATAGTATTTGCATTTGCACTTATCTGTGGACCAACCAAAATGCTAGTAAAACTGCCTAATATTGGTGAATTATTGATAATTCCATCAGTTTGATTCGTAATGTATAAGGCATTTATTCCATAAGCTATGGCAGTAGTATAAAAAGGAGCACTAGTATCTACACCATCAGCACCAGTAAAAGGTTCTACATTTGAAATTCTATTTGTATGAATCATAAAAGCATTTGAAGTTACAGCCAAAGCCGTTGCAGTAACATAAATGGTTGTATTTAATGTTTCATTGTTTTGAGTTAGAGTTATAATTGAATTTGCTGTATCCCATATAGTTTGAACATCATTTGCCACAGGATTTTTAAAATAACCAGTAACACTATTATTTGTAATATCTGCTGCTTGCCAACTATTAATTATAGCTGGCATAGAATTCATATGAGATAATGTATCTGCTGATAAATTTGATATATCACCATTTGGGTCACTAAAATTGTAACCTAGTGCTGTATATACACCTGCTGTATTACTAACAAACATAATTTAAACTCCAATAAAAGGTACGGCTGGTATTCCTGTAGGTCCTTTAAATGAAGGATGTACATGAGTATCATATATTTTTGAATTTAATGTATCAGACATTAAAATTGACTTCATAACACCAAAAGTGGCCAATGGACATTCAATTGATGATATAGAAGTAATAACACCAGGAGGAACTACAGGTCCTGGTGTTACAAAACCAGCATTAATTCCACCTAATGTTTCTATACCACCTACACCAAAAATTTTATAATTGGCGGTAACATTAGTTTTTGATGATAAAGCCGCACAAGTAATTTCACCATCAACTCTCAGGTCTCCACTAACAATGACATCACTAGGAGAATTCAGATAAACCACACTTCCTGAAATATTAACATCTCCATCAGAAGATACATCAATATCTCCATCTGAATGTATATTGGTATCTCCAGACACTACGGCCTGCATATTACCATCTATTTGAGTAATTGTATTACCATAAACATGAAGTTTTGAATCTCCATGAATTTCTATGTTACAAATACCTTGAATTATAACATTATTATCTCTAACTACAACTGTAAAATTATTACCTTTGACAACTGTATCGACATCACCATTACGAGCCCAATGTTCGTAAGTTCCTGAGATTCCGTGTTGCCTTCTCATCGCTTCAGCGCCACGGGTATCATCTTTTAAATCTAGATGACCAGATTCAGTTTGAGTTGCGTTGATATATGGATATGTACCAACTTGTGTGTTGGCGGCTGATGTCCAAGTGCTTTTGTAAATATTATCTGCCATATTTAAGGCCTTGAATTGCTAATTTGTACAAAAGCCGTGCCATTACCTTGGTTTATATTGGCACTTATGTTACTCACATTATCAGCAAAATTAGTTACACTTGTTGATAATGATGTAGATGCAGATTTTATTCCAGCTGATAAAGCAGTAGGCACAGACGCTAAATTTGTTGCCAAACCATTTAAATCATTACCAAGACCTTTTACACCACTTACTGCTTGGTTTGTCTGAGAAATCGCCAAATTTGTTTGTTGTATAATAGTACCTAAATCACCTAAACCAATTGTTAATGCTTTAGCTAATGTTTGTTGCAGTAAAACTAAACATTGTTGTAATGCTTGAGCAATTCTTTGTGGTAAAGTATTAATAATATTAATAAAAGCATTAATATCTGCAATAACTTCTTTTGCTGTTTGAATTGCTTTGTTAATTGCTTTTAAAATTTTGTTGATTCTTTTTAATAAAGCAATTGCATCTTTAATCAAAGCTTTAATTGCAGTAAGAGCAGGACTTGTGGTATCTCCAAATAAAGCCGTAATTAAAGCATTTCTAGCTTTTTGTATTGCTTCTGCAATTTCAGAAGATTTTGTGGCAAGATAAAGAGCAACTTCAGATTTTGGGTCGCAAATATGCCATATTTCAGCATTTGATATTGCTATTGAAGTGTTTGAAATATAACCTCTGGATATTTGTGAAACTGTCGCTGAACCTTTGTTGATAGCATCAGCGGTAGCCACAGGTGTTGGAGGATCCGTTTCTACTAATCTATCATAATTTCCAGGAGCTACTGTTGTTCCTGCTAATTTTACTGTAATTGCCATTTTATCCTCTATTGTTTAATACCGGGTATAACACCCATCATTATTGGAACTTGTGCTGATTCACTATCCATAAAAAACCCAACAACCCATTCACCTAATGAAGGCGCTTCAAAATGTCTTGTATTGTTTATTGGATTCATTGGAAAAGCCCAAGGTAAATCTTCAGTTGCAATTTCATCACCATACCAACCAAAAATACGAACTTGACACCGGCCTAATCCTAAAGGATCCATACGATTTTCAATTTCGCCTAGCCACCATACAAAACCATTAAGACCAGCAAAATTATGATTGTTTGCACCTTTACCCATTATATAATTCCTTTTACTGTATTATTCCATAGTGTAGATTTATTATCATTTCCTGGATATGAAGTTGGTACACTTTCTTTTGTTATTTCTAATATAGTTCTAAATGTAGTTAAATCAATAATGTGTCGAACTCCAGTAATGAAGTAATTTCCAGAGTAATATTTATCGAGAGCTCCGTTATTTCCTACATTTCTAGACATTAAATTAAACGTAAGGACACGACCTACAGTTAAATTACAATCACCAGGCACAGATATTCTTAATCTTGTATAATTTGCTAATTGTAATTGTGCTGTTCTATAAGGAATATATGTTTCGGCATATACATCGTTTCCTGCTGCACCTGGAACTCCAGCAACATAAGAAGAACTAGCACTATCAAAATTAGAAAATATCATTTTTAACATAGATTGTGGAGTTTGATTTAACTTATCACCTTTTCTATTTGTTGAGTCATCAATAATTGGATATGGGTTTAAATTTTTAGCACTTTGTTGATAAGTAACATAATTAAAATTAGTTATTTTTCTTTGCCTTGTTAATGGATTTGCCGATATTAATTGATTGGCAAATGCGCCTGAAGTAATACCATTCAATGTATCAAAAGAATCTAAAAATTCGTAAGTTAAAACATTGTGTACATCACTATCTAAATTTCTAGCATCAATATTTTTTGGTTTATATGTGTATGTATAGTATGATGGTTGTTTCATCAAACTTTGTAATGACCTAAACTGAAAACCATTCTTATCCTCATAAAACAACATATCAGCACCAGGATTTTGTGGATTAGGTCTTGCATAGTTTGTCAACCAATTAATTGCATCAAATGGTTTTAATGTTGGTATAATAAAATTATATTTACCGTAAGTTGTTTCAATAGTACCTTTTTTATTTGCTGGTATTTTTAAATAATTATTCAATATATCATTAATATTGTCAGAAACTAATTGATTCTTATATGCTTTACTAATCTTGTATTGTTCAGATAATAATAATTCTTCTGAACAAAAATAAAGAACATAAGATTCTTTATACATTGTACCTTCAAGTTTTCTATTACCTACTTTATATACACGAAATATTTTATCAATTTGATTACTACTGTCGCCAGATTTACTAAAAGTTAATCTAAGAAATTCTGTACCATTTATTGCTAAAGTTTCAATAAAGCCAGAAGCTTCAACTAACATTACATAACCACTTAATGTGTTGCTGAATATATCTTCATTGTAAGATATTTCTTGCATAGTATTCTTTAAATCAAACGTAGTAACTGAGGTTAATAACGTAAGATTCGTTAACGAATAATCTAGTTGATTCTTTATACCTGCCATATTATTGAGCCATCAAATTTTTTAAATCTTTTTCAAGTTGATTACTATATGAAGAATTAATTAATTTAATATTTTGTTTTGCTTCATTTAATTCTATTTCATAATCGTAAATGCTAACAGCGGTTTTTGATATTGTTCTGGTTACAGAAGCACCACTACTAAATGTTTGTGTTGTTGAACTTTCTATGGTACTATTATATGTAGTCAAATCAACCACAACAGTTTTTGATGTTGTAGTTAATGACGTACTATCATAAGATGTAATTGTTTTTCTATATTCTTGAATTGTGTTTGAAATATAAGTAAAAACTTGATTATCTCCACCAGCAGCTTCACTATATTTGTTTATTAAATATGCATCAAATTGTTTAGATGTTAAAGGCCAATCCCATTGAGGATCCATAATTTCATTTGCATAAAGGATCATCCAAAACTTATTT